AAACTGACGATAGTTGATACTATAGTAACAGACCATACACAAGAGGAGGAGGAAGAGGAGGAAGAGGAGGAAGAGGAGGAAGAGGAGGAAGAGGAGGAAGAGGAAGAAGAGGAAGAAGAGGAAGAGGAGGAAGAGGAAGAGGAGGAAGAGGAGGAAGAAGAGGAAGAGGAAGAGGAAGAGGAAGAGGAAGAGGAAGAGGGAGAGGAAGAGGAAGAGGAAGAGGAAGAGTCCATCCCAACCGGAGCTAGGGTCGCCCCTGTACCATCTGACGAAGAGGAAGAGGAGTACTTCCTTATCGAGGTAGAGGATGAAGACGGTAACGATATCTCCTATTACACCCAAAACGAAGAGAATGGCGATCTATATGCAGTGCTGTCCGATGAGGATATCGGCGCTAAGGTAGGAAAGATTGTGAACGGAGAACTAGAACTATTCTAGATCTCGAGTTAAATTATCAAGTAATATTATATAGCATGATTGAAAAGCTTTGTGCGCCAGCTCTATTATACGTAGCATTTTCTATTACCCAGATCATTATTGACATATTCAAGGGGATGTACAATACTGCGTTTTTTAAGTTCATAGTAATGAGCATTTTCACAGTTGTGTTGAACATTCTATGCAAGAGGGGGCTGGGTGTAGTGTCTTGGATGATCGTATTCGTACCGTTCATCATGATGACAGTAATAACAACTCTACTGTTGTTCGTATTCGGTCTTTCGCCTGCAAAAGGCGGTCTTGATTATACGGTGGATTATCCCGACAGTCAACAGAACGTAGTTGTAGTAACGGACTCGGGGGTCAATCAGCCGTACGAGTATGGTAAAGAGACTAGTACTGGTCAGTATAGCATTCCACCGACAGCTGACGAGGTGAATAACTATAACTAATTACATAAGTTAAGAAGGTTAAACCGATAATGTTGAACTTATGTAATATGTACGACTATGATGATGAGGAGGCGATGCATCCAGCTTTGCATGACCTGTTTTGTAGCATCGGAATGATCAGTTCTTTTGCTGTGACGTACTACATCTTTGGGTACGTGTATCCGATCCCACAGGTTATTGCAGACGCTGCATGGCAGGCGCATATCGCTGAGGCGAGATTAGCACCCTACTTGCGAAGAGCATATGGTGTTTTTGAGACTATGCGATGGCATATCTTTCCCGAGCCAGAGAGAAAAGAGGTTTGCTTGTACAAGGAAGGCAAAATGGTGGGAGAGTATACTATGCTTGATTCACGAAGAGCAGACTTGCCGGACCATGACGTTGCGATAAGGATATTAGTTGCAGAGGATGGTACGTCGGCAACCGAGGTGCAGCGACGCTTTTGTGACCTGTCGGACAACATCGGTATCAACTCTACGTATATACTGTCTGCTACGCTAGACGACGGTTCGTCAAAGACAGAGCTAGAGAGCATTTTTGGTAAAGTTGGGCTTGCGAAGGGCAGTAGGATACTGACACCTGGTCATTTAAAGCAGATGGGTCACAGATTACCTAGTGGTGAGAAGTATACCATTACTTTAATTGACAGTAACGTCAATATGACGGATCTTACAACAAATACAGATGTTGGCCGACATTACATCATGGGTGAGAAGGGGGTTACGCTTTCTGAAGTAGAACAAGAATGTGACGAGGGTAATAACGAGAAGAAGAATATAACTTCATGTATGAAAGTAAAAGACGACTAAACATTAAATTGAAAAGCATATAAAGAGAAAATTGCAACCCGAATACATAATGGGAGACCTTGTAGCAACACCCCAAATGGATTCTCAAGATAGTTCATCCGCTACACACAAATTGGCCCAGAAGTGGACTCTCTGGGCTCATTTACCACATGATGTTGATTGGTCTATTAAGAGCTATAAACGCATTCTCGAGTTCGATAACGTAGAGACTGCCATATCACTCACTGAGACGCTACCTGCTACTCTCGTCAAAAATTGTATGCTGTTCCTTATGAGGGATGGAGTTATGCCGACATGGGAACATAGCAGAAATTGCGAAGGAGGAAGCTTCTCTTATAAGGTGTCTAACAAACTAGTACCTAGTACATGGAGAAACCTCACTTACACTCTTGTTGGCGAAACACTAGCACTGAGTGAGTCGGTAATGACAAGTATTAACGGCATCACTATATCACCGAAGAAGAACTTCTGTGTTGTCAAGATCTGGACAGCGCACTCCCGAAACCAAGACCCTTCCACAATCGCATCCGTAGAACCTAGTATAAGTCCAGTCGGCTGCCTATTCAGGCGTCACAACCCCAAATAAATCACCACGGTCTCCCATTATCTCAATTCATTCATAGTAATAATTTAAAAACTTATCTCACACCAATTTTGTGTGAAATAAGTTTCTTTTTCGGCCTCCTATACTCTTGTATATGTCTCTGTCATTGTGAGATGAGGCATGAAAGGAATAGGTCCATCATTGAAATACTTGATAGTCATTCCGTCTCCGGTGGATGTTATAACACTAGTGATCTCATGTTCACGATCTGAGATGTGCCATGATCCGGTCGACAGAACAGACAATGAGTTCGGAGTGGCGTTCACCACACGTCCATGTGAGCTGCTTACCATCTGATCTGCGATGAAGCTCCTTGAGTTCCTGAAGACATTATCCCCGTGATTGGGCTTGTAGCTATATGTTTCATATCTCACACCTTGGTACATCAAATCGTTGGTTTTCTTATCGTAAGCCGAAGTATGTATCTCCAACTTGAGGGTATCATTTTCGTCAATGATGCGTGCACGCAACTTACAAGATAATCCGTTTGGATAAACACTGGTTGCGGAATATTCTCCTTTACCCATGTATTGACCAGGGACCAAGACGGCTTGTAGCTGAGAGGGTGCGACTGAAACGCCTTGGCGGGAGAAATGAGAGTACATCTTCATCGCGAAGACAACGACTACTACACTAGATAGCACAATTATCGTTTTCTGAAGATCGAACATGATGGATTTCTTCATTATGCTTAATAGTGACATTTAATTAGAGCTTGGTAAAGGAGCTAGACCTAGTTTTATCTCACCTAAAGACGCTACATTGTACTTGACGACGAGCGGGAGGTTGTTCTCCAGGTAAATCTCAATCTGGCTACATAGATTAGTACACTTAATGAAGTAGCCAAGGTTTTTCAGAGAAAACTCGCCCTGGATGATTTTGTTGGCTTCTTGTTTCTCAACATACTGCATGCTGCCATCAGACTCCGCACGCCTGATTTCGGCCTCTGCGAATCCTCCTCTGCACTTAAAAACAAGTTCGGCACCCTCTGCTGCGGCGATAGAACGGATTTCGATTTTGTCAGAGATACAAGATAAATCACGAATAATCTTTTGGAAATCAGCAGATGGTAGGTTTAATACCGACGAGAACTTCACGTCAGGAACAGCAAGTTCATCCATCTCTGGCTCGATTAAGCGCAGTTTCTGGACCTTCTCTTGTTTAATGTCTCCGTTTTCGAACTTCAAGCCGAGGAACTGGACAACGCCGTCAGTGTAGTCTGCCTCATCGATGTAGATTGTAAGAGTATCGTCAGTATCAATTGTGTTAATTAGCTTGTGCAGATGGAGCATATTGACACCAATAACAACCTTGTCCTGCTTACATTCGTAGAACTCGAAACGATCTGCATGAAGAGACAAGTGTGCCAAGATAGTGTGTGATTTGTCCATGTTAATGATCTTAATACCATCAGGGGTGAATACGATGTTTGTCTCGAGCAAGATATCTTTCAAGGCGGTCATAAGCGTTCTCATAGGAGCGATCTGTACGGTCTGAACAGTCAAAACATTGTTTGTATTGGCCATAACTATACATTCAAACGCACATCTACCTTTAAATGCTAACATTCATCAATTGATCACTACGCTTTTCCTATATTAGTCCGCACATCGTTTCGGAAGGCAACAACTGTTTTTATAGTCCTACCTAAAAAGGTCTAGAAAGATGGTTACTCCTAATTTTACTATGGAGAGTTTGCACGAAAAGATAGATGAACTTGCCGTTTTGTACAAAGATGATAGATATGTCTCGTCACGAATGGAACACTTCATAACTGTTCTGCTACCTGGTTTTCTAGAGCAGGCTAAACGGACCAACGAAGAGAGAGTCGAACGGAAAGGTAGGTTGTTGGAACACGAAGACAATTTCGTTACCAGTTTTCTCTCTAGAAACCAATACTACTACCTACCCAAACCAGAACAATTTGTTGTATATGATGGGTGTTCCTGGCAGGCATGTAGTGAAGATGATATTCAATACGGCATCCTTACTAGCATAACATCCTCAAGGAACCTGATACCGTGGAAACATAAGGTCAAGGTGAGTCTTGTCAAACAAATAAAGCAAAGATCTCCTTTAACACATCTTCCAGAATCTGACACTATACAGAGCGTACTTGGCGCACTATGCCCTCTGTTTTTCCCGACAAGAGGTTCAGCCAAACATTTTCTAACACTTGTTGGAGACTCTATCAAAGGGAGCAAATCATGCACTTACATCGCTCCTAGTTGCCTAAAAGAGTTAATTAGGGAGGTAGATCAAGCCTACTTCACCTATTTGGGATCGTCTACACTTCTCACCAATATGAAACTCAAGTTCCATGGACATGAATACAGCTCATGTCGCCTTGTCAGGGCTACATCCACAACAGATACGATAAGAGTTGACAACGAGCTATCCAAGATGATGCTTGATTTGTTATGCGTGGCAAATCACTACTCGAACAGGTACGAATCAGCAGACCACTTTGTCGAGAAGTGTAATGAACCTGCTCTCTCAGGACACGTATTATTCTTACGCGACAGAACTCCTGAAGTCCTAGTAAGCCAATTTATCGAAGAGGCGATACACTCTGCACAAGGAACTGCTATGAATAGCAAGAATATGATGTTTGTTTGGAAGAAGTACTTGGACGAGAAGGGTGTGCCGAACACTGTGTTTTATGATACTCTCTCTACGATATTGAAAGAGAAGTTAACCTTCAATGAGGAGGCTGACATGTATGAAGGCGTCACTAGTACATACCTTCCATTTGTGTCTGCATTCGTACAGTTTTGGGACCAGAACATGAAGGAGGATAGTGAAGCTCCGGAAATTGAAATAAGTGAAGTTATATCTCTCTTCGGTACCACTCAAAGTAAGATTGCCGGGAGACTAACAGATGATCTGGTGTTAGAGTTAATAGGACATACGTACCCCAATGTTTCGATAGAAGAAGGGCGTTTTATCTGCAACCACTCTTGTTTTTTATGGAACAAAAGACAGGATGTCCAGCATTTTCTAGCAGAGGTCGGCGTAGGAGGTGTTGATCTACCGCCGAACCTATATGAAGCATACAAGCTATATACCGAACGGGACACGAACATTCTGAATATGAGTAAAAATTGTTTTGATAGGATTTGCCGTGAAGAAATTGGGGCTTTGGTTAACGAGCATGGAGAGATAGATAATTGCTATTGGACTCCTTGCTAATAGATCATATGTATTGAATGTCTAATACAAATGATGAAGTGTTGGTAACCTACGCCTATCTAACGTTTACCCTTTCCCTTTCCCTTCTTGGCGGTCTTTCCCTTCTTGGACTTCTTAACTTTCTTTCCCTTCGTACTGCGCATGCTCTTACGCATAAGCACGAATATACCCTTCTTTGGCTTGTAACCGGCCTTCTCAAGTCTGTTCTCGCGTTTGGCTGTTGCGTGCTTCTTCTTAGAGACAATTCTGCCATGCTTGTTCATGATAAGGTCTCCCTTCTTAAGTTCACCCTTGGTCTTGTACGCAGTTCCGTGATGAACCTGTGCACGGGATCCAATGAGCATCTGGTATGTCTTTCCACCAATGTGGTAGAGTCCGTCTGAGTGCTTCTGATGGCGCTTCATTATAACGATTAGAGAGAAAAAAAATGTGCTAAACTAGAACTTGTTTCTTGGAGGCCCACCAGATCCTAACGGAGCCCCATGTCGACTACCAAATGCGTTCAAATCGACCGTCTCAACTACACGATTAGTTCCTGTCCATCTTGCAATACGCACTGAAGTAGATAATTGACCCCACGATGTTAACATGAATGTAGGCTGGTTCATGTTCCCTCCGAACCCCCCACCAAGGCCTCCAGGATAAACAGGACACGGGCAATTCGAGGTTTTGGGGATCAAGTCTACCTCCATATGGGTATATAGGATTTTACCGCTCTCATACGTGTAAGCCAAATCGATGTCGTAGTTATCAACTACATTCGCTAACAACAATGGCTTCACTGACCTTATGAACAGGGAACCACTCACATTACTCTGCGTCGCGATGGACCCGATCGATAATTTGTTCGATGACCTTGGAACTGGGACAGCTAGCTCGAAATATTTCGAGTCTGCATTTGTTAGTATACTAATTGATGTGAGTGGTCCCTCTCCCACTGGTACCAGTATATCAGTCTTTGCAGTTCCGATGCTCTTAACAATCGGCTCTCCATCCCCAATGGTGAATGTCACAGAGTTATCAGGATAGAAGAACTCAACCGATGGCGTATTCCCACTCATCCAACCCAAAGTCCCACGATAGTTCTTGATCATTGAATCCGCATTACGGAACATATCGTTGAACGACGGAACAGTCGGTTCTTCAGGTGGCGACCAAAGCCGAACATTCGAGTTAATCGTAGTACACTCAGCGAACATCTCGGAAAAGTCGATTACCCCTTCGACTTTCCAGTTGGATATATCAGAAACGAAGCCGTCTGCGTTCATAAACATGCGCCTGAGTGTATTAGCGCTACTTGTATCTAGCTTTGAGAGATCACTCCTGAATCCGACTGCATTCTGGAACATCTCAGAGAAGTCTTCCACGTTTTGAGTCTGCCAGCATGGAAGTAGGTAAGCACCCTGGGCCGAACCGAGAGTGATGACAATGCTTTTATCGACGTCCAAAGAAACTGGACCAGAAGTGTCCGCAAACATCCTTCTCATCGTATTCACACTATATGTAGGTAGATTGACTTTCGTTACAGCTGATCCTTCAAACATGGAAGTCATTGTTACGGCTTCTGAAGTGTCTAAGTAGGTAGTCATCGTAGTCAATATCAGTTCAAAAGGAGAATCAGCATCGTTGGAATCCTCTGCCTGGAACGTCTCGACATCCTGACTAAATGACAATGTGCCTTTGAACATGCTAGTGAAGTTTCGTCCATCCGATGTGGATATGTAGAGTGGCCCTGGCCAGTTGAAGCTGCTGGCGTTCTCAAACAATGATGTAAAATCCGTGACTAGACTTGTGTCACCTATGGAGAAGGGCGCATACTCGCTAATGAATGAGTATGGATTGATACCGTTGTTAAATGAAGAAGCGTTTTTGAACATTCGTGTAACATGAGACCTTGGCCCGGATGACCATCCTTCACCTAGATAAGCATTGAACAATGTAGCGTCTTCGAACATCGACCTTAGATCAGTGCACATTCCCATATCCCAACTGCCGATACCCGAGTCAACCACACTTCTTGCGTTCTTGAAGCATCTTTGTGCATTAGTAACGCTGGACATGTCAAGACTAGACAATTCTACATCTAACGAAATGCAATCTTCAAACATACCGGATATGTTGTTAACGCTCCCGGTATTCCATCCATACGGGGGGACACCTCCGTTATTAAAGGCTTCCAGACCACGGAAAAGCTTCTCTGTCGTTTTCACATTGCTGAAGTCCCAGGACGACAAATCTTCGTTGAACTTATCATGACCCTTCTTCGCTGTATCAGACAATATGTTTCCGACGTCGAAACCTTGCTTCATTGATTTTAGCTCACTCGTGTTCCATCTCTTAATAGCTCTGCGGCGCCTTGTATCCGAGAAACTACCGACCGAGCTGGTGGTAGGGTTTACTCCATTAGGGAGTGTATTTACATCTCCAAAGTAATATCTTACAGCGTGTCTAAGATCCGAGTCTGATAGTGGTTTGTATACGTCTTCTTGTCGCGTAAATGGAGACCAGACTGCTATAAGTCTGTAATCACTATCTGATGAATCAGAGTTAGCAACAGTCGGGCCAAGGTATAGTTCATGATATCTCTCCGAATCATAGACATCGTTTCCAGGAGCTGTGATTCCAATCTGTATCTCCTTGAAAAATGTAGAATCTGTAGTATCATGATCAAATAGATACACTGATTCTGAAAGGATTGCCGAATTATCTGTCAAAAATGAGTCGAACGTGGCGAGCATCGTGTCCATAAGATAATTTGGGTGAAGTGCACCCAGAGTAATAGATGCATGCGCGTGGTTGTAACCAATTGCCATTGGTTGACTGTATGGGGTATTAGAGGTGTTTGAATCTTGGATAACGGCACGGCGACTGTTCTCTTCATCTTGATATTGCAATAGGGTAATGTCTGCAAAATACGGTTTCTCGCCGACTACATGTGCTTCCGTCATGACATCACCTATGTCAAAAGCAACTTGTCCGCTACCGTGTACAGTCTGCTCGAGTATTATCTTCCTATTAGATCCAGACCCCGTGACACCACTAGCAACGTTAACAATCTCTCCCACAGCAGGGTAACTAGCTATGCGAAGCAAATAGTTGAAGTACTTGAAATCAGGTGAAGTGTTGTTGAAATAACTACTCAATGACGTGAACGATGAACAGTCTTTAAACATGTCATTGACACTGGCATTCTGGTCTACTTTCCAGTGCCTGATGCCAGATTCTGTTTCTCTCAGCGCCAATGCACCATCAAAACACGAGTCAAACGTGACACCTGACTTTGTATTCCATCCCCATAGCGACTCGGCGTAAGATGCTGCCCCTTTGAATGTCCTTTCAAAAGAGACTACTGAGCTCGTATTCCACGAGTTAACTGATATGTTAAATGTTGCGGTGTTTGGTCTAGAGGCCACATTGAATGCGTCTGCCATGGATGTCACCATCTCGGTATTCCAATAACTGATGTTCGTTCGGCGCCCATAGTAAGACAGTTGGGAAGAATCGATTTGCTCAATATTCCAATTACCAATATTCTCTAATGAAGCTGTTCTATTATCGGTGAACAAGTTTACAGGATTGTTCGGGTTAACATCGAAGTAATTGTCGAGTCCGTCGTTGAGGTTGCTTGTAGATGTTGGTTTGAAATAAGCAGTTGGAACCATCAAAGCGGAAACCGTGCTTGAGAGTCCAATCTTTGAAAACAGAAACAGACCATAGTTAGTGTCCCCGAATTGCTCTCCCCCGATCAACGGAGCAGGAGGACTAGGTAGGGAGGAGAGACCTAGAGTAGACAGTGTCGGTAACACAAGAACGTTTGTGTTCATACCAAGAGGACTCCCGATGTCCTGTGGTTCATAACCTTTGTTTTCGATCTCGGTCTTGTACTGTGACGGAGTCGATTTATCTTGTTTAGTGCCATTATAGCACTGTAAGACCATAGTTGGGGTTAATTGCAAAAAATCTGCTGACACCAATGGTGGGTGTGTAATACTCGTGATGCTTGTACTGCCAGTAGATTCTGTCCTAAACGGCCATGGAAGCGGACTGTTTTTATATGCGGTTCCATAGATGCTGACCGTTAGATAGTGTGCTATGTCTGAATGAACCTTTTGTGCAGGAGAGATAGCTGCCCTTACAGTAAGGAAGAGGGGGTTGTTTGGTTTTCCAACCGGGATGAGCTGCGCAGTGAACGTATCCTGTACCCCGGTCGGAGGCGGGGCTGAGGCTGACTCTTTGGTAGACCGAAAATACCATTGGGGGCCGTGCTCAGGATTATTTTCATAGTAACAATTCCATTTGTTATACTTGTCTTGCTCCATAAATAACTTGCGAAGTGTCTCAACGCTTTGAGAGAAAGCCAAACCAGTACCATTCCCGCTCTCAATAGGTTTGCTAGTGATTAATGAGTCGGGTATACTTGTACCATTGTCTTGTGGTATAGGAACGATAGAATCACCTGAAGCATATACGGCGTAATGTTCATTGAGAGGCACTAAATCCCTTATAAGTATCATGTCAGGGTAATCTGTTGGACCTGTATTGAACAGCGGTGTGGCATTAGTATACGGTTCAAAAAGCGTGCTTCCTAGATCGATGTCTGACCCTCCGTCGTGATCAAATATCAGAGTAATTTCACTTTCGTTGTTCAATTGTTCGTGAGATACAGGTGAACCATTATTTCCAGCCGGGGCGGTTAACAAGTATGGATACGATGTACCAACATTAGAAGGTTCCGTAAGGAGAGTTTCTCCAGATGAGTTCAAACTATAATTGAAATCGATATCTCTCACACTTGATTCTGTGTCTGTCCCAGTGAACTCCCAATAAGGGCTGCCAGCGTTTGTGATACCTGGCTGGGTGTAGTGAGGGATTACGTATGGCCCCCATGCGGCTATTCCATTGCTAGCGACCCGGCTCATGCCCTTATTGGATATTATCAAGTTATATGAATCTGTGTTTGCACTTTGCATTAACTGCAAAATGTTACTGACACTAGATTTTTGAGAATTGGGCTCTACATGTTCGGGATCTGATCCGATGCCCTGGAACGAAGAAGGAGGCAAAACTTCCTGTGCGCTTTTGATAGCGATGAAGTATTCTCCACTTGCTTGATCCAACATACAACCCAGTAGGCAGTATTGCCAGTGAATGTGAGAATGGCTGTCCACACTCTCGCTGGTCGGTTTCAGAGCGAAGTTCCAATTGTTTCCGTAATATCCATCTTCACTTGATGAAGTTATATTAAATTGCGAGTCAGGCCCCCATGTTCCGAAACCACTGAACGTATTAAGAACTGGCACACCCATAACGTTTTCCAGATCATAGACGGGACTGTCGTCTGATTGATTTACATGTGACCACACACCCAATATGTCTTGAATCAGTCTTGCCATAGTGGGGTTGTATGACTCGAGCAGCCCAGTGCCGAAATTGACTTGAGAATCGGTTATACCTGCTTCGAAACCATTTATCGGATACCAACGCTTACCTTTGCTAATCGCATCTTTGACATATAAGATGTTCGTCATTACAGATTCGTTAGAAGTTTTCCTATGAGTAATAACGTTACGAGGTATTAACAGATATTGATTTGTTAATAACAATTGGTTACTAGTTACAGGTTAGTTTTAGGAGGCGCGACGTACCCGATATTTCTTACACGTGTGAGTGCGGCGTTGACAAATGTAGGGTCTGCTCCACCTTGTTCAGGAATAAGTTTTGCTCCGCCAGGAAGCGTAGCTACAGCATCCCCTTTAGCTGCTTTTTGTTTCAAAGCTAACATTCGTCCACCAGCACAGGTGTTTCTGTTCTGTGTTTTGTATGGCTTGTATGGAGTTTCATCAAGGTTAGTGGCACGAGAAGCCTGTGCTCTACCCATAGAGAATGTGCTGTTTCCTGTATTAGGGCTTTTCCAACCCATATATCCAAATGTGTATGTACTCATATCTATACATTCGGTTGAGACAAAAGTTCTGAGCAAAATTGAAACGATTTAGAGCTAAACCTTCCGTTGACATACACGAAAGAGATGGCAGAAAAGAAAACACTCGCAGCCAAATACCAGAAGAAATCTGATAGGGAGCATGTTCTTGACAACCCGGACACATATACAGGTGCAATGGAACACACTGAGTATGCAACCTATATCTACGACGACAAAACCGACACGATTGTAGCGAAGGAATTGGAGATTATCCCGGGACTTTACAAATTATTCGATGAAGGTGCTGTTAATTGTAGAGATCATCAGGTAAGGCAGTCGCAGGCGGCGGCCGCAGCGAAGCCAAACATCATGCCTGTTACTCGCATAGAGTTCAGCATTGAAGACGATGGGACCATCACGATGTTCAATGACGGCAATGGGATCGACATAGCTAAACATCCCGAACACGACATTTGGATTCCCGAGATGATTTTCGGACACCTGCGTACGTCTACTAACTATGACAAGACGCAGAAAAAAATTGTTGGAGGGAAAAACGGTTTTGGGTTTAAACTGGTCCTCATCTGGTCTACTTGGGGGAAAGTAGAGACAGTGGATCATGTGCGTGGTCTGAAATACATCCAAGAGTTCTCGGATAACCTTTCAGTCATCAATTCCCCTACTGTTACCAAATGTAGAGGAAAACCCTACACAAAAGTGACATTCAAGCCGGACTTTGCCAGACTGAAATTAGACGGTTTGTCCAAAGACATGTTGGCCCTCTTCAAACGCCGAGTCTACGACATCGCGGCCGTTACTGACAAGAAGGTTAAGGTCAAATACAACGACGAACTCCTCAACGTGAAGACCTTCCAGCAATACATCGACTTATACATAGGCAGTAAGGCTGATACGAAGAGGATACACGAGGAGGCAAACGAACGTTGGGAATATGCAGTGTGTATGGCGCCATCCGAAGAGTTCACACAGGTGTCGTTTGTCAATGGTATATTCACGTCCAAAGGCGGCAAGCATGTCGAATATCTTCTAGGCCAGATCGTACGCAAGTTGCAAGCTTATATATCAAAGAAGAAGAAGGTCGACGTGAAACCTAGTACTATCAAAGAGCAAATAATGCTGTTTGTTCGGTGTGATGTGGAGAATCCAACATTTGACAGTCAGACGAAAGACCATATGACCACACCTAGCAGCAAGTTTGGTTCTTCATGTGACGTTTCAGACAAGTTTATCGAGAAGGTCGCTAAGCTAGGCATCATGGATGCTGCCTGTGCTCTAACTGAGGTGAAAGAGAACAAGGAGGCAAAGAAGACTGACGGGTCTAAGACTAAGTCGGTAAGAGGCATTCACAAGCTAGTCGATGCAAACGATGCGGGAACAAAGAACAGTTCTAATTGCACGCTGTTGCTAGTGGAGGGAGATTCAGCTAAAGCCGGTGTGGTATCTGGGCTATCCAAGGACGATAGAAACACTATCGGCGTATACCCTCTTAGGGGTAAGCTTATGAACGTAAGGGGAGAATCACAGAAAAAGATCGGAACGAACAAAGAGATCAGCGAGCTCAAACAGATTCTTGGACTCGAAACTAGTAAGAAATACACACCAGAAACAGCCAGTGAGAAGCTAAGATATGGACGTGTGCTATTCCTCACCGACCAAGACTTGGACGGCACGCACATCAAGGGGTTGTGTATTAATCTGTTTGACGCGGAGTGGGAGACACTTCTTAGCATCCCAGGATTCATCGGATTCATGAATACGCCTATCTTGAAAGCTCGAAAAGGTACGTCCGAGATAGTCTTCTATAACGATGGTGAATACGACCAATGGAAGGATGAGAATGATACAAGAGGGTGGAAGATAAAGTACTACAAGGGTCTTGGTACGAGCACTGCCAAAGAGTTCAAAGAGTACTTTGCTCGCAAGAAAGTAGTTACATTCAACTGTTCGGGTCCCGACTGCAGAGACACTATTGACATGGTGTTCAACAAAAAGAGATCTTCAGACAGAAAGACATGGCTAGAAGGCTATAACCGTGACCTCTTCATGGACACCAGCAAGAAAGAGGTAACGTATCAGGAGTTTGTCGGAAGGGAGATGATTCATTTCTCGAAGTACGATTGTGACCGCTCTATCCCAAATCTGATGGATGGTTTAAAAACCAGTCAGAGGAAGATCCTCTATTCGGCGTTCAAAAGAAAGCTTACGTCTGAGATCAAGGTAGCCCAGTTCTCTGGCTATGTATCAGAACACAGCGGTTATCATCATGGCGAGCAAAGTCTAAATGGGGCAATCGTAAACATGGCCCAAGACTATGTCGGTTCTAACAATATCAATCTCTTCCAGCCAAATGGTCAGTTTGGAACCCGTCTACAAGGAGGTAGCGACTCGGCTAGCGAAAGATACATCTATACACAGCTAAATCAGCTCACACGCAAGCTCTTTCCGGAACAGGACGATACAGTATTGCGCTATCTTGATGACGATGGTACACCAGTAGAGCCGGTCTGGTACGCACCTGTTATCCCAATGATATTGATCAATGGAAGCAAGGGTATCGGCACGGGGTTCAGCACTGACATTCCATGCTTCAACCCCAAACAAGTCATGTCATACATGACTGCCAAGATAAAGGGTGAGTCAGTCAGCGGAATGGAGATCGAACCGTACTATGAAGGGTTCCGTGGCGAGATCACGAAGGTAGAAGATCAAAGGTACCTCATCAAGGGTGTACACGAGATACTTGATGACAAACATGTGAGAGTCACAGAACTGCCAGTCGGGACATGGACGGACGACTACAAAGCCTACCTAGAAAAGCTGATAGAAGGCGATGGAAAGAAAAAGAAGGGTGGTGGTGTAGTAAGAGATTACACAGACATGAGCACTGATCGAGTGATCGACATTATAGTGACTTTCGGTCCTAACCAGATCAAGAAATTGACCGCGTCTTCAGGAGATTACGGCTGCAATAGTCTCGAGAAACTATTGAAACTCTACACCACACAAACCACAACAAATATGCATATGTTTGATGAGGCAGAACAGTTGCGCAAATATGAGACACCAGAGAGCATCATTGACAATTTCGTGGCAGTGAGAAACAGTGTATATGTTTCCAGAAAAGCTGCTGTGTTAAAGGGTCTTGAACAAGAGGCCAAGAAGCTAAGTAATAAAGCCAGGTTCATAACCGAGAATCTCGATGGAACTATCGATCTCCGCCGGAAGAAAAATGCCCAGGTAGTTGCTCTTCTAGGGGAACGAGGATTCGACACAATCAATGATGACGAGTCTTATGGCTATCTGGTCAAAATGCCGATGAACTCAGTTACGGAAGAGAATGTCAGTCGATTGCTCGCAGAGAAGGCTCATGCGGTGAGTGCTGCTGATGTGTTGAGAGCAACATCCGAGATCGACTTATGGTTAGGAGAAATCAACGATGTTGAGAAGTCGTACGGTGAATATACGGAGATGCGTGCGAGACTAGACGCGGACGCTGCTCCGAAGAAAAGCTCCAAGAAGATCGGTAAGAAAAAGTTATCAGCAAAATAACTATGTTGTCTAAATAAACCCGCAAGTCAGGGTTAAAATAACCCATAATGGTCTTAATTAAAGCCAAAATTGAAACCATTTTTCTATACTGGATAGACTGCACATTTGCAAGGGATTATGAGATCTGTATCTCCAAAAACACACAACCACGAAAGACGACCATCGATGTTAATCGCTCAGGCGGAGCTCGATGCCACAGAAGCGGTCAGGGCGACTGAAAGAGACCCAATATACCGGTTCTGTCCGACTGATTGCTACGACTGTCTAGCAGTATCCGGGTTGTTGCTAACGATATTGGGCGTAGTAGGTTGTATCATGGCTTGGATCATAATGAGTATTATAGCCCTTGCGGATGTGACCAACTCCTCACTAAAAGACGAGTGTCACGATACAAATATATGGGTGGCATTGTGTGTATGCGTAGTCCTCACTGGGATAGGCTTGGTAACAAGTGGACGCTCTATAAACAAGGATGAGAGTTCCCAGATTATGGTAACTGGTGTTTGCACGTTAGCCATAAACATGGGATTATCAATATGGAAAGGAGTCGAACTGTTCTCACCCTGTCCAGAAGACAAACTGTCGGAGAATCCAGTCTACCACCTTCTGTTGGTATCTTTCATAGCCGACATGGTATGTTATTGTATTGTGTTCATCGCATTGGCTGCATTCTGCATATCTGCATCGAGCCATGTAAAAACAGAGCTAACAGCGGTGAACCTCGAGCGAAACGAGGTGGATCAGCGAGAAGAAGAATCAAAGATATCGTCAACATTTGACGAAGTATAAGTTGTAATGAAAAAGCATTTGCATTCCAGGTAGAAAATTGAAACAATACATGTTTTTTTTTGAAGTTCAAAGACGTCATGAACTATAGAAAGCAACTAAGGGAACAAGGATACGTCGTAGTGCCTGATGTACTGACAACAGCTGAAGTGTCAGAAGCAAAACGTGCGTTCTACGAATGGAAGTCATGTATAGCGGGGATGGACAAGATTCATAAGAAGTGCGATCCACATGGTATTTACAAACACCACGAAGTAGGGCACCAGCGACATGCTTGGTATGTCCGGACCCGACCTGGAGTGAGAGGCGTTTTTGAGCGTATATGGGGTACACGGAATCTAGCTGTATCGTTTGATGGATGCTGCTGGATTCCGAGTACCACCAAATCCATGAAGGATAACTTCTGGTGCCATAGCGATCAAGCTCCAACCCAAGATGGTACAATCTGTTATCAGGGTTTGGTGGGATTGACTTCAAACAAGTCCAAGACACTAGTTGTATGGCGAAAGACTCACCGGATTCATAAAGCATTCTTCAATGCGATTGGTAGAGGGAGGTCGTCAATCAAATGGCAGCGTATACCGAATGAATATGAAGAAAGACTTAAGCCGCTGAGAGTAGAAGTCGAAGTGCCTGAGGGGGCGATGGCCGTATGGGATTCTCGCACATTCCACCAGAATCAGTACGGGGATGACAGTAGTGAAGAGAGACTAGTGCAGTATGTTTGTATGATGCCAAAGACATGCAAGTCATATCTAAGCTCGCGAACAAAGCGCCTGAAGTACTTTAGAGAGAAAAGGACCACTTCACATTGGCCTTATCCCGTCAAGGTGAACGGTCTTCAGCCAAGAAATTATGGCGATCAATCGCTAGCGATCGATTATTCCGCCCTGCCGCAGCCACACCTATCTGATATGATGGATCTAATCAGACCAATGCTATAATTGTACACTATATCATTGGAGCGTACAATTCAATATTTTTTTAGAACCATTTTTTTAGAACCAACTGTTTGTCGTTGGTCTTAGACATCACAGGAGGCGCAATAGGAGTATACATTGTGCTTGCGTCTTGCTTGAACTTCATATATCCCTCCGCTTCTCCATATACTTGTCCCACTGCGTAACTGAGAACGAGATCGTTAAGTTTTGCGATCTGAGACCGTAGATCACTAGGCAGGTTCTGAGAGTATTGAAGGAAAATACTCCTCATTATAATGATCAGCTCGTCCTGGGACTGAGGAGCGATGATGTACTGTCCGTTTGACCTATTGTATACACCAGCGCGTATTCCGTTCTGGATAATGGATTGATTCTCTCCGCTAAAGAATGCATTTGAGAGAGTTGTATCGTACCAGTTGCCTGTCATAGCCCCACGGAAGTCAGTGGAACTATTAGCGGGGATCTTATCTTGCATAGCAAAAACAGTACTGATGTCAGGTGTCATTATTTGAACTCTTCCGTTTTCTTGCATGCTCATTATAATAAGAAGGTAGAAAATATTCTTTATCTAACATATAGCATGGGACCTTTCCAATCGATAACAGTAACCATAGCGGCCGTTATTTTGATTCTATGCCTCGTCTTGATCGGAGTAACACTCTATAACAATAAATACAACACTGAGTTCCCACCGGTGGTAGCGAACTGTCCCGACTGGTGGTTGGATAGATCGCAAGGCGATGGAAGCAACTGCAAGAACGTTAAGAAACTAGGATCTTGCAATCAGGACACAATGGACTTTTCCTCCTCGTTCTGGACAGGCAATGATGGGATGTGTCGAAAGTTCAGATGGGCGCGTGAGTGTAACCTTACTTGGGATGGTGTAACCAACGCAAGCGATCCATGCCCAGATAACTAAATACTATATGTAATTACTTTCTCTCTTACACATAGTGACTAATGACCGAAGACTTCTGGAAACACCTCAAAAGAATGCCGCACGACATAGTAGCATACTGCATATTTCCATTCCTTGGTCCTGAGACGCTAGTATGGACATCAAAAACGAACTATAATACCCACAACAATGTTATACGGTCTTTGATTTCCAACTCAGATTTCGAATCTTATATACGGATGTTGGTAAGGAAAGATTACAGCTTCGTATTCGAGCATGTTATAAGAGAGAACATCCAAAGATGGCTAAAAATGACTAGATATCGATACAACAACCAGCTGGCAGTCGATTACCTTCATTTCATATACTACTACGCTGGTGAACAGAGATCTAAGAAATGTGAGAAGCTAATCAACCATCTTGCGTGTGAGATGCTCGGGTCAAAATGGCATAAAAGAAATGGAGTTAGATCTATAAGAACCAAATGGAATGCTTAGACGCGTATTCTTCGACTCTCGAGAGACACATTCCTTTTGAGAAAATAAGAAAGGCATTGCAGGATTTCAAAGACAACAAACATGATCTTACACAGATGAGGGGGATATACGTGTATGGGGCTCCGGGAAGCGGGAAATCCAAGTTCGTGAAAGATACACTAGTATCGCTTGGGTATGACATCGTGAGGTACGATGCTGGTGATATAAGGAACAAAAGTATCATTGATACCATTACCCGTCACAATATGTCGGATAGGAACGTTCTCAGTCTACTCAAGCGTGAGTCTAAGCCGATTGCGATAGTTATGGACGAGATCGACGGGATGAATAATGGTGATAAAGGGGGGATAAACTCGCTTATTAAACTCATACGACCGAAAAAGACGAAGAAGCAGAAAACGGAAGAGTCGACAGGTACTCCAATCGTGTGCATAGGCAATTATCATGTTGATAAGAAGATCAAGGAATTAATGCGTGTCTGCGTACCTGTAGAGATAAGAACACCGACCAATAAGCAGACAAAGGAACTAGTTAGTCGACTTATGACGGATCTAGACGACGAAACATCCGATGCAGTTGTTAAACATGTTCAAGGAGACCTGAGGAAGTTGAGCTCTATGAAAGAAATGTATGACTCGCCTACGACGATTGTAAAGAAAGAGACTATGCGTCGGTTCTTGTTGCCTAAGTCGTATAATGAGGATACAAAGGATATAACTAGGAGACTGCTAAACAATGACGTATCTATAGACGAGCATCTGACATCGCTCAATGATACCGACAGAACAATTGTAGGCCTTCTATGGCACGAGAATGTCGTTGATTGCCTTACCAAGCTTCCTAAGTCAGATGCGTTCCCTGTGTATCTCGAAGCGCTCGACAATATCTGTTACGCCGACTACATAGACAGAGTCACTTTCCAGAAGCAGATATGGCAGTTCAACGAGATGAGTTCACTCATGAAGACGTTCAATAACAATAGACTATATCATGGATCGTTTAAGAAAAGACCCAAATACAATCCAAGTGAAGTGCGATTCACTAAGGTTTTAACCAAGTATAGCACCGAATACAATAACTCTGTCTTTGTACAAGGTGTCTGTCAGAAGCTGAATATGGACAGGAAAGACGCTTTTTCATTCTTCCTTGACATGCGCAATAAGCATTCGGATGAGAGCATATACAAGATGTTCGAGACATATGACATCAACAAGTTAGACATTAATAGAATATACAGGTATTTGGACAAGTACACCAGAAAAGACTGTGACATTGACGATTGATTAATGTTTTGATACACACTAATCAATTGATGATTTATAATTTATGATTGGCTCACCACTCTTCCTGGAAGTCCTCCTCCGTTGTCTGATGCTGGACCGGCGGGGTGCGTGGATTGTTCTTCATGAACTCGCGATATGCGTCAATACTGAAGACGCCGTCGGGGAAACTGGCAGCTTTACGCGCTCGCCACCAACTAGCCAAATGAGGGTTCAATGTTGCTTTGTGATGACGGGACCACTCTTCGGGTGTATCATAGAAGAGCATCAACGGCTCTTTGTTCACAGGATCCCTCGTCTCTCTGATGCACCCGTTCGCATCATGAAAACCAGTGCAGTCCATAGTCTTGTATAACTGCATCTCGTAGTACGATCCTTGGTTGCAAGGGTAAGATTGGCCTGTCTGTGCGTTTACACAACGGCCACCGATGCGGGTAGGATAGTATCGTTTCCGTCTCATTCTGGTTTTCTTCTCATTATGATCATCGTCGTAGTTCTGGGCATAAGTGTCGTCTTCTTTCTTTCTGCTAGGCATGGTGGTCGATTACTGTATACATACATGCAGGGGTACGCTTTAAACTGTTCTCTTTATTTGTTTTGGCCATTATTAGAGGATACCATTACGTTCTCGTTACTCACATCTCGGCCCGTTATCGCTCTAAGTATCGTTAATTCGTTATTTGCTTCATGCAAGCGTCTCGTAATTTCTCCAATAATATCGTGTTGTCTCTGCAATAAGCCGACGATCTGTTGTGGTGTCATTAGTTGGGGAGGACCAGGTCCCTGCTGTATCATTATACTACCTTGTGCCCTGTAATAATTGGCCATAGCTTCTGCGTCTTTTCTTCGCTTTTCTTCGATCTGAATTATCTGCTTCAGGACGTCCGGTTTCATGTCGGGTCTTCCTGGTTCATATACGTCAAGTAATCCTTCGATGTCTTCCATATAAAACTTCCTCATATCAGCTTCCTTCACGAACTCCTCGACAGTTTTTTCGGACTCCTTCACAAATGCAGTATTTGGGTTTTCAAGGAGTTTCCGTTTGTCAAATGTGTTATGCTCGTGCGAAAACACGAGGATGCACTTGAGCGGGTCTAGTTGCACGAACGGGACAGTGTAGCCTTTTAAGAAAGCTCTCTCCTCTGCGAGAGCTGCTGTGTCTTCATACTGGGTCTGGTTAAGAAGCTCTCTACGAAAGGCGAATGTTCCAGCAGTTGCATGATTAGGACCATACGGACCAAATTGGTATAGTTTCTTTATATGCTTGAAATAAATGTAAATCTCACTTGAGCCTGCACACATCGCTTCTGGATTTGATTTCAACTTATCTACGGCATGAGACACACGCTCTGGTGGATAGTAATCATCGTCGTCCATATAAACAATTATATCTCCCTTGGACTTCTTGTGCATGAGGTTTCTTTTCTCCCCGAGCGGCATCTTTTCTGGGTAATAAAAGTACTTTACAGAGGGATGTCCTCTAACTAGATCTTCGATCCTATCAGTACCGTCGTCCACAATGATCCACTCCATTCTCTCTTTGGGATAATCTTGATGGTCGAAACACTTAATCATCCTATCGATGAAAGGACGCCTGTTGAACGTAGGCGTGCATACGCTAACAAACGGATAATTGGAATCCGGAGACTCGCATTTAGGCTTTTTCTTCGAGTTCTTCTTTTTTGTCATATAAGCAAAAAAAGAGATACACCTTTACACCCTTTGATCTAAATTAGCTTTTTCGAGACATCTCATAAAGTGCTTTGAGCACGAGGACTACCCAGGCGATGGTCATTCCTGTAGATATGGTTGAGTCCAAGTGGGCTGCCGCTGCTGAAACAACGAAGGACGCAAATACGAACCCTAGGAAGCCACCGTTGCACTTAATGATCTGTCCTATTTTTTGTCGGTCCATCACAAGTGGCGCTATTAGGAAAATGACGAGCAACTGAATCATCATTGATATAGAGTTACCGAGTGGCATAAGCCACGTTGCCCAGAATGGAAGGAATGCATTCAACGCGCTCCATATCAAACCATCCCCTTCATCATCAAATACTCCAAAGAAAAACGAACTGAAGTACACCAAAACTCCCATTAGCTGAATAAGAGGGTAGAAGAACATTCCGATTATCATCATCACTGCCTCGGGGACTACGTCGGCTACGCCTTCCAGAACTCCCAACAGCTTAAGTATCTGCTCTCGGTTCCACTTAAAAGTGTGTGCGGTCGAATCAGCGATCCAATTCTTATAACCAGCCCACGATAGTCCTTTGTGATCCCCTTTCTTCATAGAGTACGGCCATCCGCATGCCCGCCCATCGAAACCTAGCAGTGCCGCAAGGTTTATCTCCGGTGCCTTTATTTCACCCCCAAATATATCGCCGCCGCAAGTGCCTGCCGCTACGGCACCACCTCTTTGTCCTCTTCTGCCGCCTCCACCCATTTTTTTCTCACACCAATAATCTTCTAGTGCGGTCGGAAACAAGACGTGTTTTCTTTTGTTTCGCACAATGTAAATGAAGTTGGCTCCGAGTATGGCTAAAACCATAGTCAGCACCGCGCCGCCAATGACGCTGCTTAGGAAGCCAGAAACGTTATTATTCGAGCCACTACTATCAGTCGTATTAGTTTGCTTCTCTTCGTTCTTGCTGTCTAGCGCTTGTGTATCGGGATCAGACATGTCTATATAATAACCAGATTAAATAGTCTGTGCACTTTGTATAGCGTTACATGAAAGCGATCGAACTAGTACTATATATGCTCGCTGGCCTACTGTTAGTTCTTTCATTATATTCTCAGATATCCGATTCTTCGAAACAATGTCAAGAGAGAAATGTCTACTACCCAGGCTCTTTGTTCCGTGTCCGGGAAGGCATGAAATCGTCAATGCCCACTACAGTGACATATCCTGGTGCGTATCCACAAATACATCCTCCGACGAATTACGCCGTTATAGAACAGCAGGACATTGAACTCAAAAATGAGGAAGTCTCAGCTTATATTCAAAGCGAGGCGAGTGGGTTAAATACACACGAATGCCGTTCTACACTGTCAGGTCTGTTCCAAGACTGTGGACCAAATCCACATAACGCCTGCTCTATAAGTCCATCGCTAAATGCTTAGTTAATCATTCAATTGATCATAAGAAAACGAGGCAAATAGACACTTTCTTCTTCTCTCATACAACATATTACAAGAGATACCTCGTGGTACAAACTATACATCATAATACAACTTGTATGAATGATATGCCACCCAACATCCAAATGTCAACAATATTAACGCTGTTTCAACAAGTACGCTCATTTTCTTACAATACTGGAAACAGACCCGCAAATATTTGTTTCAATTTTTTTGACACATTTAAATGATTACATAGAATACTTTCGATCCAATCATTTACCTTGCGAACTCTAATGCGGCCATACCCGACTCGAACTTCAATACATTGAATCGCTCTTCCATAACAATCAGATTAAATGTGTACTCGTAGATACCCCATGCAGGCTTTATGGTACCGATAACTACCCCATCTGGGCCACAGATCGTCGAGAACTCAGCTTGTGTATCGAGGATCGGAGTAGTAGTCGATACCTCAAACTCAACCGTGGTGAATGGACTCATGTTCATGGCTCCACTAGGCTGAAAATCTGTAGGCGTCGTATTTAATGAGAAGTTGTAGCAGTAGAGTCCGTCTTGTCCATTACCGCTTGTTCTGACATACTTCTCCACGTATCCAAGGACACCTGCGTCCTGTTGATTCTCCCGGTATTTACCATCCAAAAGGAGGGCCCATGATGTCATTATCGACTCTACATTCAACGGGCTCGCGGTTCCAGTGTACATTATTCCGGTATGGGAGTTGTCGACATTGTACATCGGGTAGAATGTCCGGGCGACTCCTTGAGAATCAGAACATGTATATGGTTCTACCGTGTCTAACATGGGGACACGAACCCCTGCAGGTTTAACCCCCGCATATGCCCAATTGGTGTAGTTGGACCATTCATTCCTTTCAAACGCATCCGATCTCTGGAAGAACCACATGTAGGACGAGACCATCCCAATACTCTTGAGATCGACTCTTTGGGACCCAACCACATTCTGATATTCGGTTGTATAGACCTCTTTAATCAAATACTGCTGAGGCTGGGATGCGAATACGCGTATTTCGTCATCGCTGAGAAAGCAATACGTAGATAAGAGATGGATATCCGAGTCCCAGTTCGTTCTCCGATCCTCGTATGCAGTATTTGTACGTACGTCAACAACTGGAGGTGATTGAAGGAACTTATAGAATGCGTATGTACTACTTGTGGGGTCAGTGGATTCATAGTAGCCATACGGCTCAAACTCCTCTGTACCACCTGCAATATGTCTAACTCTATATAGTTCCTGTACAGGACGAATGACAACTTCTATAGTAAGCTCAGCATATTGAAGAGAGATCAATGGGAAAGCCATCTTAGCGGCTAGCGTGAACCAAATGTTAAGCGGTATGTATAGTGTTCTTCCACGAATAGACGGTTCAGCACCTGCCGTGTTGAAGTCGGGATTTGAGCCGACCAGGGCATTTGGATAAACGTTTGTTCTGCCTTGAGCATTGGCTGGGTCATTGAGGTCTGCGACATTGCCAGTCATCTTGTAATAGAGTTGTTTCTTGGCTTCATCGAAATCCCTCTCGACCATATTCATCAAGTATTGGCCCGACAATGTCTGAATCAGCTGACCTCCTACCCTGAAATTGACATGTTCTATCATCTGGGAGCCAATGTTGTCAATCCAGCGAAACTCGAATGGCTGCCATGTTTTGGATGGGCTGTTTTCAACAGCATCGCATAGGGGTGGCACGACTGGGCTCCAAATGTTAGGCAAATTGACAACTAAGTATGTATCCATTAGCAGATCAGCATAACGCGGAACCTTGAAATCGAATACAGACCTCTCCGTCATACGTAAAGTTCTCTGTCCATTGAAATCTATACGAAACTTTTGCATGCCGAAATTACTGTACTTCGCATATGTAGTCTTGAAGAACGTCTTTTGCGGGTTACCATTTAATATCACGTTTTGAGCGCCGTACGCAACTAAATTGAGCAGTCCTCCTGGCATCTATATAGAGATGCCAAGATTATTTAACCTATTTGGTCACCAAATATAATAGCTCCGTATAATAATGGAGATAACTCCCGATATGGCAATTGAAGCACTCGAACAATCAAAGATAACAGGTTACATTGTCCTAGGTTTAGCTGCTATCCTTCTGATAGGTGGCGCTTTCTGGGTATGGAACAAGACCACACTTGATAATCAGAACTGTAAAAACATGAATGAGCTATATGCTGACTTCCCAAGCCTAAGCAGTATTAACCCTGATAATGCAGACTACCAACACAGTCTTCGCGACTATTATATCAAAACAGCATACAACGCTTGTTCTGCAGGTCAGTTCAAGAATGACTTCGTCAATGTCTGTGCTCTTAAAAACAATATCCGACAAGGCGCAAGATGTCTTGATTTCGAAGTCTACTCTGTCGACAATAAACCTGTTATTGCTACGAGCTCAGTTAATGACTTCACAGTGAAGGAAACATTCAACTCAGTCAACTTCCCTGACGCACTAACAGTAATCAGAGATTATGCTTTTGCAGGCGGCACATGTCCTAACCCTAATGATCCCCTTATTATTCACCTAAGGATAATGAGCAATAATACTCCTATCTATAAGGACATTGCCGACCAACTAGAAAGCGAGTTGGGAACAAGACTCCTTGGTCCGGCGTACAGCTATGAAAATCAGGGCAAGAACTTGGGAAAAGAGCAAATCCGCAATCTTATGGGTAAAGTGATCATATCAGTTGATAAATCTAACCCCATATTCGAAAATACGAAGCTAGACGAATATGTCAACATCGCAAGTAACTCTATCTTCATGAGAGCACTTCGGTACTCCGACGGTGTAAGATATACACCAGATATAAATGAACTGATTGAGTACAATAAGAAAAATATGTCTATCTGTTTACCAGATATCTCTCCTACTGACTTCAATTATCAACCATCAACGGCAATGCAGTGTGGAGTACAGATGGTGGCGATGAGCATGCAAAACTTCGATGCTAATCTAGAGTATTACGACGTATTCTTTGACAAAGTTGGATCTGCATTTGTTCTGAAGCCGGCCGCGCTAAGATATATTCCAGTTACGATACCGGCACCAACTCCCGCACCAGAGTCCAACTCGTACAAGGAACGAAAAACTGCTACAGACTTCTATAGCTTCTCAATGTAAGCGCGTATATAATGTCATGCATATATATACGCACAATGTCTTGTATAACAAAGGCTATGACACTCGAGGAAAAAGAACTCGCGATTCTTCGCGCTGCTGTCGATAAAGCAGAAGCGAAAGCCGGCAGAAAGATTACACACGCAGAAGAAACCAAGAAAATGATCGCAATAGTCGAGAACTTCCTCATTAGAAGAAAGCTTGTCTGTTATGGTGGAACTGCCATAAACAATATATTACCTGTCCAGGATCAGTTCTACAACAAAGATATTGAGATCCCCGACTATGATTTCTTCAGTCCTGACGCTCTCAAAGACGCCAAGGACTTAGCAGACATTTACGCCGATCAAGGCTATAGCGATGTGGAAGCTAAAGCAGGCGTTCATATTGGTACGTTCAAGGTGTTCGTCAATTTCATCCCGGTCGCAGACATCACCGAGATGCCGAAGGAGCTATTCAAGTCCGTCCAAGCTGAAGCTCACAAAAGAGCTGGCATATTATACGCTCCTCCTGATTACCTGCGAATGGCTATGTATCTCGAACTATCTAGACCTGATGGAGATGTAAGCAGATGGGAGAAAGTCTTGAAACGACTTACGCTTCTGAATAAACACTTTCCAATGAAGAATCCACGCTGCGACCATGTAGACTTCGTTCGCAGCTTTCAAGGCACAGAGCAGGACGCAAGAGACATATATAACGTGACGAAGGACTCTATTATCGATCAAGGTCTTGTTTTCTTTGGCGGATACGCGGGTCATCTATATAGCAGGTATATGAAAGGCAAGGAGAGTAAGCGTCTCAATCGTTCGGTTCCGGACTTCGATGTATTAGCTGAAGACCCTGAACGTGCTGCGGTTATTATCAAAGAAAGACTGCTTGACGAAGGTTTCCAGACAGTCAAGGTATACAAGCATAAGGGTTTTGGTGAAATAATCGCACCACATTATGAAGTCGCTGTTGGAAAAGACACTGTCGCATTCATCTACGAGCCGCTCGCATGTCACAGCTATAACGTGATCCGAGCTGGTGGTAAGAAAGTCAAGGTTGCTACAATTGATACCATGCTGAGCTTCTACCTTGCATTCACGTTCGCAGACAAACCGTATTACGATAAGGAACGCATCCTATGTATGTCACAATATTTGTTCTCTGTTCAGGCTCGCAATCGGTTAGAGCAAAAAGGAGTACTGAGAAGGTTCAGTGTTACATGCTATGGCAAACAGGATACACTCGAGGACATTCGAGGAGAAAAAGCTGAGCTGTTTAAAAAGCTATCGAAGAATCGTGGTAGCCTGGAATGGGACAAAGTGTTCTTGAGATACAGTCCTTCTCAAGACAGAGAGAAAAAGGAGAAAGAAAAAGAAAAGAAGAAGAAAGCAAGAAGACAAAATCGCACAAAGAACGAAAAGAAAAAGAAGAAGCGACAGACAAAGAAGAAGGGTCTCTTCGGGTTTTAACTTAGGTGATAATTCCAATACTGTATCAACTAAGCTGGATCATGATATCTATTTATTGACTTATATATATATACAAATGGACTCTGTTATGTGTTTGTTTTTAGCCTCTCTGCTATTGCTAGTAATTCTTTTTCCAAGAAGGGAAGCCTTCTCGTCAGCGAAAGAACAGTGTATAGATCAGGGAAACGGCAAATCATGGTGTTCAGACGTCGGAGAGACACAAGCAAGCGGCTGTAGCTGCTCAGGAGGGATGGTAGCATATAATAGATATGGAAGATGCTACTGTACGAGCAATTTAAACCAATCAGATAATGCCTTCACTGCACAAGGTGCGTCTGGGGCGGAGCAGAGTGAAGCGCCCGCGTCACCTACGGCACCATATGCTGATAACTTGCAGCAGGCTATCAGTGACAGGTCCGGAGAAGGTCCCGTCCCAAGCTCATCAAACATGTCTTCAATGCTTTCACGAGGTTCGATGCCATCAAGGCGTTAACTACGCTAGACTTCTTTGCGAGATTAACAATGACGAACGCTGTCATGAACACTACATAGACGAAGCGGAACCATATGTGTTCTCTTACGCCCCAGTCGTCCCTCCATGAGCATATTCCTGGTTGCCGCTTCATTAACAGGTTGCTTATAGACGACACGCCTTCAAGGATCCGGGAGTGTGGATTCTCCTCACCACATGTTGAAAATACCGTGCTCAACTGGTTAATGCCGAGAATATCAACGACAATAGTTGGTCTAAGATTATCTTCAAACATGTAAGGAACTATGCCATCAACATATTTGTTATCTAGGCAGCCACTGCCGTCTGTCAGCAATGGGATGTATGTAGATCTATTTAAAGTCTCTAATACTTGTTCGGCGCTTTCAAACGAACTCTGTACGGTAAACTCGTAACTATCGATGTCGTTGTAACTGATGAAGACTCTATCATTCATTTCTGCCACATCTGTCGCAGCGAACGTGTCTTGTAAGGCATTGACGTACAACAATGAATATCCACTCAAGTCACCTGTGTTTCTGAAAGCAGCTCTCATATCACCAAATAACTTTTCGACGCACGCAAAACGTCTTGCGAACATGCAGATAGCCACTAATGCCCCTGCACTAACACCGCTTATCCTGACGACTTTCGTCTTCCCTTGCCTTTCAAGTTCAACGAGAAACATCCCTACACCTATGGTGATGTATCCATTGAATGCACCTCCTCCAAGGATCACATCGATCTCGTCCGGAATAGACTCATTGGGAATGTTTTTTGCCAATGATTCTATGTACTGAGCTAAAATATCAATTGCGGGCATCTCTACTGCCATCTGTAGAGAGAATATGATGAAGTATATAACATAATTTCTCTCTAAAAGACACAACTATGTCCAGAATTAGCTGGGACGAATACTTCAAAGAGTTGTGTTTGGTGACAGCAAAGCGGTCTCCATGTAAAAGACTTCACGTAGGGTGTATACTGGTCAATGATAATCGCATTATCTCCCAGGGGTATAATGGATATCTACCGGGATTTCCTCATGAGCAGATCATGAGGGAAGGTCATGAAGTCGCAACTGTTCACGCAGAACAGAATGCAATAACAGACTGTGCGAAGAGAGGTGTGTCTTGTAACGGCTCAACTGCCTACATATCACATTTTCCGTGTCTGAACTGTATGAAACTGCTATGCGCTAGCGGTGTAGCCGAGGTGAAATACATAGAAGACTACAATAACGACGAGATTGTGCACCAAATGAGCCGTCTAGGAGGTGTAGCGTTGTCCAAGTTAGACACTCAACTGTTGGACAATCTTGTGTGAACCAAATATGATCGCACCGAATATAACACTATTCACCACATAACCGGATAGATTCAAGTTTCCGTTTGTACCATAACACATAGGAAATGTCTTTAGAAACGTACGTCTTACAACAGGTAACTGATACATGAAATATAGTGCAGCGATCATAACAGGTATTCCTAGTTCTGCTGCTAGACGATCGATCGTTGACTCGGCTTCTTGTTTCTTAGCATTCTGCCTTATTATCTCTTCACTTGTCTGATGTTCCGTGATGTAATCAGATGTGGTACTTGTAGGTACAAAATTAGGTTTGACAGACTCGTCTCTGGTGACAGATGTTTGGTCTAACGGAACATCCCTGTGCTGCAACGATAGAGCACCACTAGCGCTAGCTTTTTGTATGCCACTAACGAACTCATTCATATCCATTCCTTCATTCTCCTGTGGTTTGGCGGCTGCGAGATCGGCGTCTCTTTGCCTTTTTACATCTTCAACTTTGCTTTCAACAACTACATTCTCAGTCGTTTGGAGCACGACGTTTTCATCGCCCATCCCTACAGGTAAGTCGTCTATACTAGTTGCTCCTCCAGACATAGTTTATTATAAAGGATCAAACAATAATAAACGATGTTACGCATACCCTACTGTTTTCTCTGGACAGGCGAGGGTCTTAGCCTTAAACTTGACACAGGTATCTCCATGAGCATAAACATTCTCCTCTACATCCTGCAAACCAGGACTAACGAAATTAAAACATCCTAACTCAGAACAGGTCTTTCGGAAGAGACTAGCCAGTCCGAGCCCAAGGATTATAGATACGACTACTCTCCCAAAGTCTGTCTTTATCATGTTCTGCAAGTTTCGGATCATTGGTCTTATAGTATATCCTCAAATTATTATTGTATCGGTATTCGCTTACCACCTTCTTTTGGGCACTCTACTGGCTTCGGTTCGTATGCGTAGCACAGGCCTGCCTTATCCGCGTACACCACCTGCCCTGCGTTCTCTGGTGTGGGGTATACAGGAACTGTCTCTCGCGGTGGATTTGATATCCATACAAACAACAATCCTACCACGAATGCTGCCGCCATAATTCTAAAATCAATCATAGAAACTAGACCTGCCATGTTGTATTACAGTGATATTATTCCTGATTTGCTATGACAACTGGATCTTCTGTTAGTTGGTACGCCAGATCTTTGTATGTGAAAGGTGCCTGAATGAGATAGCTTATGCCGTCCTCGCAAGGGACAGGATTCCCGTCGAAGCATTCCACGCCAGTATATGCATATGTGTTTTCCATCAACTGTTTGGCTAGAGGCTTCAAGTCACCGTTATAAACCTCAATCATGTCGTTAATTTTGTCTTGTTGATTCGTATCACTGAACTCCTTAGCAAACGCTTTAAGACGCTGTTTTTCTACAAACATACTTATCTTGTTCTCTGAGATGGTTTTATCGAACTCGCTCCTAGTTATGATTTTGAGAGCGTCGGCCTCGACCGATTCTCTAAGGGACAGATCGTCCTTGAGTTTCTCACGCAGCTTATGAAACTTTGTTAATGCTTCGTCCTCCCCTATGTATCCAAAAAGTAGATTCAGTTTGGTGCGTATGATGTCGCTTTTGGTTGTTTCTTCATCTCCTTTCAAGTAGGAAAGTGTTGTCAACACGTTCTCATAACCTCCTTTGTTGATCTCGATATTCAGATTACATGGTTCACTCGCATTACCACATTGTGCTTTGAGGTTGTCAGCTGTGACCGAGAATACCATGCCCCCTTGCTTACCACAGTTAAGACACTTCGAACGAAGCTGGGCCATCTTTTGTCTCTTCTGAATAGCCGTGAGTGTACGGTCTCTGCGGATAGCTCGCTTCTTATCTGCGATATCCTTCTCATACGATGATTTAAGTTTGTAGAACTTATCCATAGCGTCGACTACTGAGTCATCCATAACGTATAGATTATCTACATATTATTCCTCAAAGCAGATAGCTCAGAATGGTTCGACCACACCGGTAGATCGGTGATCATACTTGACTTTTTATCCTTAGTGACAGCAATTTGTTGTAGTTTAGAAACGATGTATTCCTGCTTTTCCTTCGCTCGTCTAGCAAGCTCGGCAGGAGTTGGTTTTCCTTTATACTTCGTGACTAAAAACCCGCCTATAACCAGAATAAGTAATACGGTCATGCTAAAATTGAACAGCAAGCTCGTGTGACTGTCTTTGAAACGCCTGCACTCCTTGAGTGTTTGGCCGAGGAAGTAGGAGACTCCTGGTTCGGTTAGAGTTGGCTTCTCCATTGCTTGTTACTAATGCAAAGGATTATTACGAAATAAATTGTACCCATTAAGTATATAGCAATGGGAGGCACATCAAGCGTAGGTAACTCATACGGTCTGTTCATGCTGATCACCGTAATCTACATAATTCTCGATTACACTACTATGTCCAAGCGAACCGAAGATCCTAAGTCTAAGATGAAACAAGGTCTAACGTACGCATTGATATATTGTAGCACATTGATCGTAATGGAACTATTCGTCAATCTTAGCCTAACTTCGGAAGTATGTGGAAGTGCACAATGGGGATCGGCTGTATTTGCCACAATATTTCCATGGGGTCTAATATTCGGCTCAGTAATGTTACTTCTCAATATGTTTCCTGGATGGCTAGCACCATTTTCTAACACATTCGGCTACTTAGTTGCCGTGTTAGGAGGAGTGGACAGTGTTGTAGCGGATATTCTGTTACCGAGACCTCATGATAGTTCCAAAGGTGCAAACTCTGCTACCCAGGCGGCACTGGCTCACATATATGGCAACAAGAGCCTGATGATAAACGAGATAACATCTAGTTCATTCAACTCGTTCTGGATCGGGATGAAATCATTAATGAAGCAAGACGCATTCGAGAGCGTAAGATTAAAGGACGAACTTTACAGATTGGTCGTTATGAAAGAATCAGCAGCGAAGTTCCTTTGGTATGTTTTAGCAGGAGGACTCGTGACATCGGTATCATTCAACTATGTCGTAAACTCTGCATGTTCGATGTCTATCGACGAGATGGAAGAGAGACATAAAGAATATGAAGAAACGATTGCTAAACAGCATAGCGATGCGGGAGAGGAGCAACCGAGAGTCTACTCCACAACAGAGTAATATGTTTAATCATACAGTCATTAATGCCTATATGATTTTGGAAGTGTCTTAGGTGGCAATCAGAATTGCATTCGCGGGATAGAGACGTAGTAAAGGACCGAGAAATAAGACATTATGGCTACAACGATTGCAACAAGCCATGCTGGTAGGACGGTTTTCTTTTGATACCCAACCCCGAAATGTCGTAATGACCCGTCGTCTTCATACATGAACTTGGGTTGAGCGATTACAATCAAGCTGTACGCTATTGCGAAAATTAGAATTGCCGCACTGGTTATGTGCCTACGAATGAAGTTTCGATCCATTGCTAACTATAGACTCGTGCGATAAAATATTTAAGTTTCCTTCTCAACGCTCTTAACTATCGATCTTGTCAATAACATCCTTTGTTAGTACGGTCTCTCTTGCCAGTCCATCTAGAACCTTCTTCCTTTCTTTATTACCGAGATCAGAGTTTGTCTTAGCAGCAAGGGTGACATACTTGTCTTGCAGTGTTTCAGACTTTGACCAATCCGGGTGCGCATCAGAGAACTCGGATGGCCACTGACGGCGGATGCCGTGTTGTGCTGACTCGAGGACCTTAGCACCGGAGTCTGGTTCCCATCCATTATCTTTATCGTTGATATACCATTCCGACTTCTCGGCATCGGTGCAGTGGAATGGACGGTCAGTGATGGTAAGAGGTTGAAGGTTCTTAAGAACAACATTTCTTATGGCCTCAGGCCTGGATTCATCTAAATCTGCCAATGTAAGTTGCAGGTTTCTGGCGAAATCCTGAATGCACATCGCCTCACCACACTTCTCGTTAAGAAACAGATTGACGTTGTATATTTTCTGATTGTTAATGGTGTTATGCGAACCACTTCCTGATATATGGCTTGTGTTACTTCCCAGAGCGTTCGCAGTAGCTATACTAAGCTGACTAAGTGCTTTGACTGCATCTGCGATGCCTTTCAGTGTTTCAGCAGTTGAAGACTGCTCTGGTTGGTGTTCTACCACCACATTGGTTTCATGTTTCCAGTCACATTTATGTTTATGACGATAATAGCCACTATGATACTTGTAGGTTCTACCACATTCACAAGTATATACATTCGTTGCTAGAGGTGTAGTGGTCGTGCAACTTTTTGCAACTAAGTCTGTATCATTATGTACCATTTGTGTACCATTGTGTTTTCTCGTCTCAAGATGTTTCTTCCACGAAGATTTTCGTGACGTAGAATAGTCACAATTCTCACAGTAAAATGATTGTGCAACTTTTTTGCAACTTTTTGCAACTAAATCTGTATCATTATGTACCATTAAATGATACATAGAAAAGTTGCTAAAGCCAATGACGCGTAATTTGTAGTACCCTTTTTTCAGTCCTACATAACCTCCCTACATAAAATATTGGTGTAACTAGAGGTAATCTACTACAAGCGTCATGATAAACATGGTTTTTTTTTCGTGTTTTCATTCTCGATTTATAAAGAGGAAAATAGACCATCAAAAACTGTCTCAGAGAAACAAAGATGGAAATGTCTTCAAAAAGATAAGTTTATCATGACGCTGTAGAGAGAAGTAGAAAATACAGGCAATATATGTCACTACACCATGGTATAGGTACGTTTTTTAAAGTTGAAGAAGAAGATATTTAGCATTAGATCTGCTTTACATCATCGAGTGTTAATCTATTCCCATTAAGAATGCGCCTGATCCAGCCAGCGCTAATCCTACACACTGTCTATACGAAAGTCGTTCACCATGGAAGTGCCATGACAGAGCCAGAACTGGTACAATGGCTAGACCATACATTACTTGCTGGCCGACTGATCCACCCTTATTAATCGCCATCGCATGAATAGGATTTGTCATGATCGCGAAAACTAATGTCGCAGCAATCACCTTATAATTGAGCGAGCTCTCGAGAGTTTTGGCAGATTTGATGTTATTAGCCCGCCACAAATAGATAGTATATTGATCATCACAACAAACTGTCTGTATAACACCTAATATTCGTCTTCTTCCATTTCACCATATCCATCATTGTCTTCGCCTATGTGCGTCATGTCGAACTCTTCGCGTTCTATGTCTTGGGCGTTTCGCTGGTTGGCTTCCATATCCATGACGAATACGTCCATTAGCGCATCCGTGACACCGTCACCTGTCCCAAGACGCATCTCGTTAGCAGTCCTCTCTTCGATTGCTTCGCGTTCAGCATCATATGTATCTCCTTCATAGACGCGGAATCCTTTCTGTTGACCTACGGCCCAGACGCCAAGTTTGTGATTGCGAAACTCCTTGTCGATATCACGCTGATCGTCTGTCATTGCCGTCAGTCTGGCTACAATGCCGTCTTTTTCTTTCTCTTTGGCACGAGTGACACGTTCTTTCAATGACTCGTAGTCGTGATCAATGTTAGATCTTTCGCCACAAACGATGCTCATATACGCTGTTATGATGTTTGCGATCTTACCGGCAGTTTCCTTTTTGTCGCCGGTCATCACCTCTTGCAGAGCCATGTCTCCTAATACCGCTACGTCGACCTGCTCCAAAGGTCTTAGCATTGGGTTGGATGGGCGCTCAGGAACCTCGGCGTAGAGTTCATCTCTATCGACTAGCTTGGCGAGCTCTACTAGAACCGATAGGATGTAGAAACGCATCAATAGTCCGATTAGTCGCTTATCGAATATCGATTCAACCATCTCACCATCTTCCTGACGTGGTGCAAGATACATCGTATCCCATGCTAGCCGCTCGAGGTCAAGAGACTCCGCCTGGAACAACTTCATCGCCTCAGTTATTCTCGCGTCACCGTAGAACGTAGAGAGAGGAGAGTAGTGTTTTTTGACAAACTCCTGGATATCGTATGCATGCCTTTCACTTAGCTTCCAGTGACGAGGGATAGGTATCTCGTTGTAATTGACGGAGTCTATTATGATGTTAGGGAACACTCTGGTCATTTGTTGAATAGCATTATGTGCGTAATCTACTGTGCGGAATACGGAAGTCTCTGTATTCTTTCTATCTTCGCGGATGGTGGGAATGCTCTCCAGACAGGTAATAAAGTCATTAAGATTAGATGAAGATGAGTTTCGACGGACGAAATCGGTTAAAACTGCTTCCATCTGTGGGATAGATGTACCAAGGTAGTTCTTGAAGTCTCTTACGGTATCGCTGTCTGATTCAGCGGGACCATCCCTAGCACCGTATCGATCAAGCACTGCGATCATCTTCTCTCTGAAGACGAGAGGCACTACCTGACTGTCTGTGTCTTCTAGATGCGAAAGATGACTCCGTAGTCTTTGGATGTTACTGTAGACTGCAACACCTAAGTCGATATTGACAATATTGTTACGGTTCACAATTGACATGAGTCTGGCTAGGGCTTCATTATTATAGTTTCTTCCATCCCTCTTCAACTTCGCGATGTGCTCTGCGATAGAGGCTTTCACGTCGAAGTCATCCGGTTTGTCCATACAAACTGCCCTTAGTTCTTCACTCAAGGGTATGTCACTGTTGTATTTGCAGTATACGATAAACGCTCTGTAGATCGTTTCTTCGTCGAACTCAGGAGAAAGTGCAGGATAGCGAGTACTTGTGTTGTCTGGATCAAACAAAATCGGTGCCCTAGAAAGACTAGCTAGACCATCAAGTGTCTTTCTGATGTCGAGGACAGTATTGTTGTCAGAGATGATCGATGGGTCCTTAGATGCAAAGAAATCGAACGTATTATCCGATTGGCTATTACAGCAGGCGTTCTCTAGGAAAGGGTCCTTAGCTGCGTTACTAAGTACAGCCTGATTGTCGATAATGTCCTTATGTAGTACCTTTTGGATACCTTCCTGTATAGCGAGAGACGTGTAAATGATCTTAGATCTGAGTGCATCTATCTTGAGGAACTGATCAGAAGACCCCTTACTGACATCCTGTTTGAGTTGTTCTCTGAACTCTTGTGGGATTTTCTCTACTGCTCCTACCTTGACAGGCCTTAGGGGTGGAAGGAAATTAATCCAGCTAGCGATAGACAGTTCCTCTGGGATCTCTACATTGCCTACTGTATCGTCATACTCTGTTCTTTCTCGGACTCTTTCTCTCATCATGTCGCCAGTTAGAATGAGTTTATCGATGTACGTCTCTATCTTAGACATCATTTTCTGTGGTGTTAGTTTCTTGACAGAGTCCCATGGTTCAATGGAGCTTTTGATTCCGTTTGCGACACAAACGATGTACTCAAGTCCCGACTTATCGGCTGTTCCCTTGCTGGGATAACCGGCGAATGATCTTACACATCCGGGGAATGTTTTCCTCGTTCTGAGAGGAGGAACACTCGTTTGGATGCCAATCAGAAGGAATGCGATGGTCATTAGAATTAACGTTTGGTTATATACTGTCTCATATGGATCAGGCTTTTTCTTTTTCCGGCTTGCGGCAGCAGCGGCTTCATAGTCTGCTTTGGCGGGCATGCTTTTTGCGAGCAATTTACTTGTCTCCGACATAACAAACTCCTGGAGTGATTCAGTATCTAAACCCATGTACTTCGAGATAGCGTTCATCACTCTGAATATTCTCTCTGCTTCCATTGTTCCAAACGAAGTAGGGGCAGATCCTTTTTGTTGAGCCGCAGCTACAGATACATCTGCAGCCAGAACGTCACGGGTTCTCATTGCGAAGCCTTCTTCTGTGAAACCTTCCTCTGTGCTGAAATCGATTGTCGTTATCACCCAGCTGGAGTACCTATCAATGATGGCCTCACCGTCTCCACTCTCGTCACCCTGATCACTGATGATTCTCGCCATAGTCGCCATGTAGTTCTCACCACGAACAAACGCGTCTGCAAGTTTGGCAACGAACGTTGGTAAAATCTTGACTCCACTGGAGATGCAATATAGCCACCATATATCTTCTCCTTGGTCATTAGCAGGCCTTGTGAACATAGCTACGAACTTTGTTATATCATTCTGCCTCTTTACAAAATCACCTTGAGAGAGAATAGTACTTATCAATGGGCCATTAGGGGATTCCTCAACAAGAACCTCTTTTGCTGACTGTCCAATTGAATACTTCAGTATGTCATACTTCATGAAGGCCTGCTTCTGAAGAGCTAGGAGAGCAGGTAATCTATCACGAGCATTCTCGGCCTCGGATTTGATCTTCTTGAAAATGGCATCTGCGTTTTTCTGGAGACGTTTGTCGAACTCATCGGCCATGTCTTTGATCGTATCTTTCTGCATCTCCATCATTGCAACAGGTAATGACTCACATTTGTCATCTACGGTTATGCACTCGGGCTCTAGATCACAATACATCTTTGATGTGTCACCCGACTTGTCTGCAGCTGACTCGTCTTGAAGCCATTCATTGTCTTTTCGTTGAAAGTACGAGTACACACTCGAACCATCGTCCTCCTTTTTAACAAGTACCGCGATGTCGCCATCTCTCACTGGACGTTTGCCTAATAGTAGGGCTTCTGCTTCCCTGTCTGCGGCTTCCGGTGTCATACCAGTATTCTCTATCAGCTTTACCTTGAGGATATCTCTCTTGGAAGCGTCGGTTTCTTGAATATCTACATCTACTTGATAGTCGCGAATGACATCATAAAACGTCTTGTCGAACTCAAGGTCAAAGTAGATTGTTTTTCCATTATCCTCAATAAGAAGTTCAGGAGATGTGTACTTCTTGGCAAGGGTTTTAGATTCGCACTTGGTGTTTGTTAGCTTAGATTCGACTACTTTTGTCTCGCGTTCTAGCCACCCTTCTGTGTCGGCAAGCGCAGCCATGCCATCCTGAATCATTAGCTCGCTTCCAAGCAACCCGATCATGGAGTTATAAAACCTACTGTAATCCACAGAGCCCATAACTTTCAACAACTCTCCGTTAGACATTTCATCTAGTGGCAGGCTTGTCAGATCATATGCCTCTATTATGTCCTCTTGTGCTTTACTGCTGTAGCCACCCATAGTGTTGTCTAACAATGTTGGGTGTCGGCGCTTCTTTTCATTGCTCGAGATGAGTATGTCGTACTCCTTCTTGGAGGTAGCATAGTCTCTCCTGAAGTCACTGATCTTCTCAGTAACGAACTCTACCATATCGTAATATTGCATGAACGACAGATCCCTGTGATAAACCATAAATGGTTCGAGATAAGAGACGATTTCGTAGAGGGACAGTCTACCCTTGATGTTGCTCTTCACGAGATCGAATAAAACTCTTGTCTTCGGGATAGATGCCTTGAGGTATTCATCGTACGATATGTCTTTGTCTGGTAACCTCGAGTATTCAGTTATCGCAGCGAGGTAGGTTGCTGCCTCGAAACCAATATCACCTTTCGCGCTCTCGACGACTTTTCGTCGGACAGACGTGCCTTTATTAAGAAGACGCCAATAAGGCATGAAATTAGAAGCCAAGTTCGATCTGGTCATAATGTCAGTTGCCGGAAGGTTTACTCGTGAGAATGTAACGGCTGATTTCGGGAGTGTAAGAAACGACTTTATTACTACAGAATCTGGTCGTGTAACTTCTTTCACATTTACGATCATGTCTCCGCCTTTCACTCTGTGGGCTTCAAGTGTGTTTTCACCAAGGTTATATCGTTGAATCAAGAATCGCTTGCGTTTGATCTGTTCGTTTTTGGCCACAGATGAGTAGAAGTCTTCTAGCATGTCAACAACACCGTTCAAGTTTGTACCAACATCCTGCCTTGTAAGATCTGAAGAGAGAGGTGAAGGGTTTTCAAACGGTGTCCAATACTCTTTCAATGACCTCAATAGGTAGTTATACCCATTTTCTCCATCAGGGACTCTTCCCGAGTTAAAAGCATTGATACTTTCGTCTTCTCCTACTCTTTCAGTGGCTAGAGAGGTAGTGACAATGTCATCGAACATTTCAGCCTCATCAGTGTTCACGTCGAAGAGTTTCTTTTTGTTACGGACAACAGGGACGATCCAATACAACTTTTGTTTTAACTCTTTGAGAGCACCAACCAAAGGCTTGTAGTCTGCGCCTTGTGATTCAGGCATAGAAGCGTTGCCGTTTTCGTCGAACGTGGAGAAGTCAGTTCGTAACTGTTTGAATCTTTCAATCATTCTGTGGATATTATTGAGAACGCTGGTGGTTCTTTGGTTGTTGGGTATGTCAGATAGCATTTCGGCTAGAAGATCATTTGTCTGTTTATCGATGCCATATCTTCTCTCCTCAGCAGGAACCTCAACTAGCCGTTCAAGAGTTTTTTCTTCAGTACCAAACTGGATCTGATCAGCGGCGAACATGATGTTTTTGACTCTCTCTTTGAAGTCAGGTTCAATCTCGTCCTCTGGAGACTGAAGTTCGTTTTGTTCAATATCGTCTGGCAGACTGTCATCACCCGTAACCTCGACAGGTTCTTTCTCTACAAGTGATTCCGGTGTATCCCTGAGGACAAACTTATCGATAGGTATATCCTTAGGAATACCCTTATATGCGAAGTCGATGTATATGACGTTTCCATCTGTCAATGTCACCTCTATCTGGTCTTCATCTAGAGATGTTACTTTGCCAGTGAAAGTTGTAGGCAGATCTCCGCCGAAATGAATATCAATCCATTGATCAGGTACAAGGCTGTTCTGCTTTGCATAACCTTTCTCATCTGCTCTGCTCAGAATAGAGATGCCTGTAATGGATTCGTTGAGTAGAGAACCATCTTCGTTGATGTCCAACGTTAAAGGAACACCGTCTGCACCGAGAAGATCAATACCGTTCGAGTCAATATACTGGATTAGATATTGCTTACCGTTCGTGTTCTCGTCGGACGGTGATACTAGTTCGACTATATCACCTAGCTGAAGTTTAACTGTATCTGCTGGGGCACTAGCCATTGTTTTATAATTAAGGCAGATATTTATCTGCATTATGTGTGGGATTAAATGTTACGAAAAGAGTTAAAGGATTCAGTTGTAGTCATAATACGCTAACATGTCAGAGACTCAGCAAGCACGCAGATACGACCTTAACACATTGGGCGGCCAGTCCATCGAAACCATCTTATCCGGATGTGTCGATGCGATGCCAGCTGCCCTTAGCCACAAGAGGTGGCGATGGAAGGACAAAAGTTATGATGTTTTCCGCTACAAGAAGGACTCTCTGACAGCCCAGGATAGTCCTCCTGATCTAGGGAAGTTTCGTTCCGCTATTTTTAAAGACGGCAAATTAGTATGTTTTGCACCACCTAAATCTGAACCGTATGATGCGTTGTGCAGCAATTCCATGGTATACGAAGACTTCATCGATGGTACCATGGTGAACCTATTCTGGTCTGGCGATTGCTGGGAGATGGCTACCAGGAGTACTGTGGGCGCCAATGTAGGCTTTTTCACCAAGACAGGCAAGGCTAAGGCAGCAGGCACAACTTTTAGAGACATGTTTCTCGATGCGGTGCAGTATGGAGAAAAGCAAGATAGTATAGGCTCAGGAAGTGACTTTTTTGGAAGTCTGGAAAGCGTAGATAAGAACACCGTGCTGTCGTTTGTAGTTCAACATCCATCGCATCGGATTGTTGCGCCAGTAGAATCGCCATCGATCTACCTGGTAGATGCATACCACATTGAAGCAAACAAGGCTCATGTGATCGATAGGGTAGACGTTTTATCAAAACTACCATCGTTCGTTAAAGCTCCGTTTGTCCACGAGAATATGGATCTTGAACGTTGGAAGGCGTTGAACCGGGTCAACTATCATGTGATGGGGTTGATTGTCAGAGACTCCACTGGTGCAAGATCTAAGATTAGGAACTCAGAGTACGAAAGGGTCCGTCGACTGCGTGGTAATCAACCAAAGCTGCAATATCGCTATCTAGTGCTTAGGAAAGAGCGTCAAGTGAGCGAGTACTTGAGGTTCTTTCCTGAGGATAAAGAACTGTTTAAGGGTTATCGCGATATGGTGCACGATTTCACTAGTAGTCTTTTCGCTAGTTATAAAGAATGTTATGTTCTCAAGAAAGCTGCTCTCGGTACGTTCCCCGACGAGTTCAGAACGAACATGTTCAAGCTCCACCAGAACTACATAGATGTATTGCGGCCTAACCAGAAGTATGTTACGTATGGCGAAGTAATTAGATACGTGAACGAGATGCCTCCTCAGATCCTGATGCATGCTATTAACTTACCGTATCATCGCGCGCGGCATATGACTAGCAAGAAGAGTGAAGATGCTGATGGTACATCATCAGAACAATCAGGCGACGCATCGTGTGACTAGAGAGTTTATAGATAAAGAAAAATGATTAAGATTCTTTATCTAAATACACGGTTTATTCGGTCTTGAAGTCTTGAGCGATCACTTCGAATACCTTGTTCATGTCGTTGAGTGCCCCGTTGATCATGTCGATTACATCGGCCTTTTCTGTTGGTTTGATGAATCCTAGTCTTAGAATGCTTTCGTCGATATGCGGGTGTGCCTTTCGGAATCCACAGAACTCAAGTAATTTGCTTCCACCTTTGCCTTCGAAGTATTTTGTATACATGAAGTACTCCAGAGCTTTGCCAATTGTATAACCTCCTTCCATGGTAATGTCAAACCCATTGCTAAGTGCCGACGCGCTTTTTTCTACCATAGAGTGATTGCTTCGGATCTGGGTCTTAAGAAGGGCGATCTTTTGAGTCATTATGTCGCACGCCCTAAACATAAGCTCCATGTTGCTGAACTGACCGATCGTCTCTATCAAGAAGTCGAATGAGTCTGGAAGAGTGAACGTCTGTCCTTTAAGCAAAAGCCAATCTTTCTTCTTGAACTCGATTTCGGCTTCTTCTAGGCCCTCGCTCTTTAGGCCGGCTTCAATCTTGCGCAGTTCTTCAGCGACCTGAATAGGGTCAGGAGTGTTGCCATATGTGCAAGCGGATGCGACGTTAAATCCACCATCTTCTGCCGCCGTCCCAATATCAAGTCGTGCAGTGAACTTAAGAGACTCGCCAGGCAGTTCACTTGATAGTTGGGGTCTAAGGCGAACGACATCAATATAGTCTTGCGTTATAGGGTCCGGAGGGAATATTTTTTTAGTTTCGGAGTCCGACAAGAACTTTCCAGTTGACAGATCTCTGATGCGGAAGTCCGCCGTGGTGACATAGTCAATTACGGCGCCGTCATTAGTTTTATCGAGGACGACCTCGTAATTTTCGATGGGTGTAGCAACATCCGAGATGTGTATCGGTATACAACTAAGCCTTTGCTTGATGAGTTCATTGTTCATACGTGTGGTGTTAACCCCAATATCGACTTTATTCTCTTCGTATGGAGTCGTGCGAAAGACGACACACGGGATATCTGACACGATAATTCTTCGCAAGGCGTTAGCCAGACTAACATTTACACCTGATAGGCGGAACTTGAGCTGGCCATCTTCTTCGGATAATTCGGAGATACGGGGGTCCATCGTGATATGTACTAGACAAAGAAAAACAATCTCTATTTCGATTTTCTGCCCAATTAGTTTAAAGTCTGCAGTCATTTTCCTTGTATAGGGCAAATGAGTACGATACTGTATTACAGCAACTTCTGTGAGAACTGCAAGTCTATCCTTGCTGATATAGCCAAGAGTCCTATCAAGGATGATATGCACTTTATCTGTATTGACAAAAGAACTAGAGGAGAGAATGGTGCGACGTATGTAGTACTTGAGACAGGTCAGAAAGTGCTACTACCACCCACAGTGACCAAAGTTCCGGCCTTGTTACTTTTGAACCGTGGTCATCAAGTAATATTTGGTGATGAGATTAAGAACCATGTAATGCCTAAGATTGACGCACAGAGGGCTCATGCGGTCCATGATAGTGGTGAGCCATCAGCGTTTGCTTTAGGAGGAGGTGGTGGATTCGGAGTAGCATCGGATAACTATAGTTTTCTAGATCAGAGTGCAGACGAATTAGCAGCGAAGGGTGAAGGAGGAATGAGACAGCAGCACCATTACGCCGGCGTGTCATACAATGACAATATTGAGACACCACCTGACAATTATTCAGCAGATACGATAGGTTCTGTTTCGATGGATCAACTTCAGCAACAGCGATCCGCTGATATTTCTAGCCAAAAAAGATAACACCTGAAAACGTTTAAAAGATAAGGGACAGTTCCATTAATAACGTATGTCAGCCACAGTTGTATCAGCATTTAATACTCACTTTAAGGAGTTTGTACAAGCAATCCAACATGTGTTTCCGGATGATGTTGAAATAGAGGCGGCCAAGAACGCTTTGGAGAGGTTGAGGAAAGCGAATCCTAGCATGATTGTCAAGGGATTCAAGACCTATGTAACGAATCCTTACGGTGCACAAATTGAAAATGGTGACATTGATTTCTTCATTAACAAGGATTATGGCAAAGATGTCCCGTCCTCTGTTATTCTCGAGAAGATCAACTCCCTTCGCGTCCCCATCTCGCAGATGGAACCCAATGAGCTAGAGAACGTAGCTAAGTATTTGAAGCAGTTGAAGACTATATGTGACTTATACGATTGATAATCTCATGGCTTAAAAAAATATCATTAGTCTCCCTATTATGGAATCAGAGAAAGAGACTCATGATACTAGTTCTAGTCCTCCTTCTGGGGAGAGCGAACAAAAGATGCAGAGCCTAACAAAGGTCTTGAAAGATCTAGTGCGTGACTTATTGACGACGTATCCAGAGCTTGGTGATTCACTACACGATGACCTAAGAAGTCTTCACGGCGATGAGTCAGAATGTCAGGAGGCAGTAAATCGCCTTACTATTCACTTCAAGACAGTGTTTCCAGAGAGATTCTTCGATATCCTCTACGAGAATGAAGAAATATTTTTGGAGGAGTCTGATGTGAACACTGAGTTCCTACCAGGTGTTGATTATAAGACTCTCTGGGCGGCAAACATCTCTGATGCGACAAGAAAAACTTTGTGGAAATATTTGCAATTGATCTTGTTCGCGACAGTGTCTGACGTATCTTCGGGTGAGTCTTTCGGTGACACGGCTAAATTGTTCGAAGCTATTAATGAGAAAGAGTTCAAGAGCAAACTGGAGGAGACGATGAGCAGCATGCAGGATGTGTTTTCATCTCAAGCAGATGGCGAGGAAGCGAGTAGCAGCATGGGTGGCATGGGTGGCATACCAAACGCAGAGGCCATTCACGAGCACGTCGCGGGTATGATGGGAGGCAAACTGGGGACCCTAGCCCAAGAGATCGCGGAGGAAACCGCGAATGATCTCCAACTAGATATGGAAGACGCATCTAGCGTTGGTGATGTTTTCAAGAATCTTTTGAAGAATCCAACAAAGTTAATGGGTATGGTCAAGAACGTTGGTTCTAAACTGGATGAGAAAATCAAGTCTGGCGATATTAATGAGAGTGAGATCTTAGCAGAAGCAAGTGAGTTGATGAAAAAGATGAAAGACATGCCTGGGATGGGTGACTTGCAGTCGATGATGGGCTCTTTGGGTCTAGGAGGGAAAGGTGCCCGACTAAACACAGGGGCGATGCAAGCCCAGATGGATAAAGCTATGAGACTCGCGCAAATGAAGGACAAAATGCGTGCAAGGTCGAGTGCACGAGCGAGTGTTCCTCAAGAGCCTCAGCTATCTCCAGAAGAGATAGCAGCAAGGGAAGCGTCAGCTAGAAAGGCAATGGAAGAACTGCTGGCAGAAGAGGAGGTATTTCGTTCTGGGGAACGAGCAGAGCGTAGCTCAAAGAAGGAGAAAGGGAAGAAGAAAAAGAAAAAAGGTAAAGGTAAATAAGCTCAAATAAAACCTTAAGACTATATATACGAGATGCAATCACCTTTCTGGTTAAAAGATCCCACTATTCTCTTCAATCGTGACCAAATTGGCGAACTATGGCCTACTTTATCAATGGACATGGAAAGGAAGCTAAATGCAGTTACAAGACTAGTGGTTGTGTTGTCACTACTCGGCTATTTGATTACTCAGAACGTACGTATCTTGTCAACAGGGCTGGCGACAATAGTAGCCATGGTTGTCTTGTACTACGCAAAGATGTCGGGGGCAGCAAAATCATCTTCAGTCAACAAGAAAGAGGGGTTTGAGAACATGTCTATCTCCGAGATAGAAAGCAATGGGTTTACAATGCCCACCCGAAGCAACCCAGTAATGAATGTATTGTTACCTGAGATCCAGGACGACCCGAAGAGACAGGAGGCTGCTCCTGCGTTCGCACCAGCAGTTGAGAAAGAGATAAATGATAAAGTGGCAGACGCAGTTGTATCGAACTTTGATGACCAGCAAGGCATAAAAGATCGCCTTTTTAGGGATATTGGAGACCAATTCGATCTAGATATGTCTATGCGACAGTGGTATGCTACTCCTAACACAACAGTGCCTAACGATCAAAAGTCCTTTGCGGATTTTTGTTACGGTGACATGATATCATGCAAAGAAGGCAACGCTTTAGCTTGTACACAAAGCATGCCTCCCCACTGGATTAACGGTTGAGTTAAGAGCGAAAAAATAATGTTGATGGATTATATAATGGCTTACGTATCTGATTATACATTCCACAATACCACCAGGATTGGGGGAGACACATGCGATCAGAGTCAGCAGAACATTCAGAACGCTGCATCCGCAAACTATCTTTTAACTAACTTCCGACCTGAGTGTCCTATGGGCGACGCAGTTCAGTTTGCTACTAGTCAGCCAAGTATTAACTTCACTGGAAGTCATTCAGTAGGTATCGGTGGATGCAATATCGATGAAAGTTCCAAACTCCAGATTGCCGACATCAGCAAACCCAAGTGCAGAATCAGTCTTTTCGAAAGGCCTTTTGCTACAGTACCTTACCTTGGTCGTGGGTCTTCTAACCCTGAACTGGAGTCGAAGCTCCAGCAAGGCGAACTTTCTAACAATAAAAAGAGCATTAACCCTAGTTCGGAGGTATGCTACTCGAAATATAGTCAGACTCCGATGCTGCCTTCATTGAAGTCAACGGTAACTAACCCAGCAAATCTTGTTGAGGGTGTAGCCGCTGAAGGATGGGTGAGAGGAGGTTTGCCTTCGAGAGAGTTAGTGAGAGATCAAGACTACGCACAAACACATACGAAGAAGCAATACATCTAAACAGCTTAGAGTCAATGTCAAGAGAATAAGTATTGACATGGATTCATACTGTAGTGACTTCATCTGCACATATCAGGTAATGGATAATGAAGATCTTTATAGAAGTCAGTTTTTGCAGGCGTTTGGGTTATCGCAATGGGACGACCAAGCAATAACTCTTGCGACTGATAAAATATTTGCACTCGTTGAATCAGAACTGATTCCCGCGTTTGATATTCTAAGAGGCGGGAATAGCAGATTCGGTCATATGCTCCTCTTCATGGGAGACGACTTATCTAATTCGAATCTATTTCGGGTGTTCTTCGTTTACGATCTTTTTTACATAACACACAGATGTATTTCAGACGTACTAACGTCTGGACGAGTTGATAAAGAACGGTTGACTAATCTTTGTAAAGCGATGAAAGCATAGAAACTTTTTATGGACATATTATAGATGGCTTCCACACGTAATAACAATATGCCAGGCAATTATTGTCTTCAGCAACGTCAGTTTAGCTTGTCAAGGCAGTATACTGATTTCAAGAACTCGCAATATGGCGCTGCATACGACCCCGCTATTCCCTGCATCGGAATAACTCCTAGTCATATGCCAATGGATACTCTTTCAAGCAACCCAGTCGAGATCGAATCCGCTCTCTGGGGCATTAACTCCACAAATCTTGTCGACCCTCAGAAACCTGTCAAGCCTGAGCTTAAGACTGTTCCTATGAAAGCTTTCTTCGAGACTACTCCTATGATTATGCCAAAACCTCTTGTGGTGGCAAAAAACCAAAGACCATTCCCTGTACCCGAATAAACTGTGTTGCTCAGAGATAGATTTGCATTTCTCTGACTAACAATTTTCTGCCTAGTGTATATAAATGTCTGGATACACATGTCGAGAAACGTATTTCAACTATGGAAGTTATCTCAGAAGCAGAGGCTATGACAAGGAAATCTGTAATCTAGTTACCGCAATAGAGGACGGAGATATCCGCCTTGGTTCTGTCGTTCCTAACGGCACCATGAACGGGGCAACCATATATGGATCGTTACTAGTTGAGAATACAGGAGGACAAAATGCTCCACAGCCGCAACTAGGCCAAGTCGTTATACAAGGCGGTGAAAGTGGTAATCCTACAACATCCGATTCAGGTGTTCTAGCGACGCGTCTCGGTCTACAAACAAGACACGGTGCTCACTTAATCGGCCCGATTCACCAAAGCGCAAATATTTCACACGTTAGCGGATTGAAGAACAGTAACCTCTTCAGAGCAACTGAACATGTATTTGGTCATCCACTACTATCTACTGATACCACTGTAAGAATAAAAGGAAATCTGATTGTCGATGGCTCTTTCTCGAACGTTGCTGACGAGTACGCAGAATCACTGACTCTTTCAGCCGGCATCACGCATGATAGAGAGATGTTGGACATATTCCACGGCGCAAGACAAGCCCCATTAAAGGATATAGTCGACGTATGGCTTGACTCGTCTCTGAACATCGATCCAGTCGCCAATCCAGACATCTATAAGACAGAATTGGCTTTTGCAATTGACGGAGACGTCTCTGGTGCATTGATTGGTCGTAACGGAGGTACTAAAGTGCATGGTCATACACGGATATTGCGAGGTGCGACCGTAACAAGCGTACCTGATGCTAGTGGTCTGGACATATCCTACTCTGTCAGTAAATCAGAGCTTGACTCACTGGCACTCGATGTTTATGGTGGTATAAAAATGCAAACAGGTCCTTCAACTGCCTTACCGAATATAGGTATATATGATCCCACTGGTCTTGCCACGTTCTCGATTGGCCACTCTGCCTTATCTGTGAAAGGTGAAATCACGGCAGACGGTTCAGCTACGTTTGTTGACATCAGCGCCGTCACTGCAAACTTCAACGATATGAATGTTTCTACATTCACAGTTGGAACACTAGATGCCAGTAATATCGATGCCAGTAATATCGATGCCAGTAATATCGATGCCAGTGGCATACACATACAAGGTACTGGTACACCGGTGACGATCGTTAAAAATGGTCTGCCCGGCATTGCTCTTGCAGTAACTGGAGATATCTGCGCGAACGACGTGTCAGCAAGTAGTTTCTTCGGTGATATCTCTGGCAGTAAAGTAACAGTTTCAGGCACAGGAACCCCAGTAACCATCACCAAGACAGGCGTCGGCAGCAGCCCAGCATTAGATGTCACTGGCGATGTAAGCCTGAACGGAAACTTGGTTATGGGTGGGAGCGACGTCTCAGCAAATGACATAAGCGGTGCAAAAATATATGCGACAAATGGCTTCTTCGGCGATTTGACAGGCAATGTAACAGGCGATTTAAGCAGTAATACGACGTTGTTCAATTATCTGCATGGTACTGAAGTTACAGCTAGTTTCGTTGGCGATCTTAGTGGCAGCGTAACAGGCAACGTAACAGGCGATGTAACAGGCGATGTAACAGGCGATGTAACAGGCAACGTAAAGAACTCTGCAAATGCTGTTGTTTTGCATGCTGGTGCTGGAACTGCAGTTAATCCTGCCACCTTTACAGGCAATGTAACAGGCGATCTTAATGGTAATGTAACAGGCAACGTAACAGGCAACGTAACAGGCAACGTAACAGGCAACGTAACAGGCAACGTAACAGGCAATGTAACAGGTGATCTCACGGGCGATCTAAGCAGGAACGTGACTCACTTCATCGATCTATCGGGAGGCGATATCTTCTGTAATGATATAAGTGCCAACAGCAATCTATCAGTGACTGGCATTACAACGTTATCGAGTGTGCTATTATGCACAGGAACAACCAGTGTGTTAGGGAGCGACTTCAGAGTTGGTGATTATGGCACTGGCTCCACTCCTGTCACCTACTTCAAAGTAACACCGAGCGGTACGATGACCGTCTCTGGAGACGCTATGTTTCCCACCATGACGGGCCCCGGCCCCGGCGCCGGCACAGGCTTAGATGTCAGGATTACTTCTTCAGGAAAGTTAGTGAAAATTACAAGTAGTCTCAAGTACAAAACAGAGATCACGGATCTTGCTTCTTCATACGTCGATTCGATAACAGCACTGCGACCAGTTTCGTTCCGATATAAAGACGCTGCTAGTGGTCCACTGGCGATGGGATTCATCGCGGAAGAGGTAGAAACAACCGATCTATCCAATATAGTTGTCAGAGACAGCGAAGGCGGGGTTGACGGCTTGGATTATACACAACTGATAGCACCTCTTGTAAGTCTTGTGAAAGCTCAAGGAGAGAAGATTGCTGCTCTAGAACAAAGAATCAACGTCCTGGAGAACCAATAACTTCAAAGACAGCAAATGATAATAAAAAGAAACATGTCACTTAGAATAATATGGCGTCATATGTTTCATTAGACGATTATCGGAAGGTCAGAAGTGTTCCTCGTTGCTCGTATTTGGCTGTAGATAATTTTTTGAATAATCCAGATGGTACAAGAGAATACATCCTCACCCAAGACTTTACGGTTCGTGGTAACTACCCAGGGCAGCGTACAGGGTCGTATGCGACAGAAGAAATGAAGAACCTTATCGAGAAGTTCATAGAGCCATTTGCTGGGCGCATAACAAGGTTCCCTATCGGGAATGACGATGGTGACAATTATAATGGCGCTTTCCAATATACGACTTCGAGGGACAGGACATGGATTCACAATGATGGTTGGAACAATTGGGCAGGTGTCTTATACCTAACACCAGACGCTCCTTCTTCCTCTGGAACAGGTTTTTACAAGCACATAGAGTCGGGTGCACGAACAGAGCCTGAGGCAAAGCTGCTAGGAATAGACAAACAGATTGGTCAAGAATCCCAGGATTATACGAAATGGGAACTAACCGATAAGGTAGGCAATATATATAATAGGCTAATCCTCTTTGACGCAACCCAATTCCATGCATCGCTTGATTATTTCGGGCAAGATAAAGCAGACGGCAGGCTGTTTCAGACATTCTTCTTCTCGACCGAGATATAAAGCCAACTACATTCGTCAATACAGATGAGATACCCTTCTGTATTGATACTACGTGATGATAAAGATAACGATATTGACAGTTTGGTAACCAGTGATACGGTACGCTTCACACCTGTATGCAGTAATAGCCAGGATGAAATAGATGGGTTGTATTCTCTGAAGTACCACATACTAGTTACATATAAGTCGGAAGGCAAGTATTTATCAATGGAGCTTCCTGAGCGTATTCATCGCAGATGGTTACACATAGAGACATCCAAAAGTGTCGAAGAGTTGAACGATATGGTGAATACTCTGTATGCCTCATTAGTCGTAATGCCAAAAGACCTACTTAGACCAGCTTTCTCGATCTTCACCACCTGCTATAACTCGTATGACAAGATTGATCGCGCGTACTTGTCACTACTTTCTCAAACGGAAATCGACTGGGAATGGGTGATTATGGATGACTCGCCATCAGACGATCATTTTCAGACGTTGAAGTCCAAACTAAAAGATGGAAGGGTAAGACTTTATAGACGAAATGGGAACAGTGGTTCAATAGGTGAGGTCAAAAACGAGGCAATATCATTATGTCGCGGCAAGTACATAGTTGAGTTCGACCATGACGATGAACTGACACAAGAGTGTCTACAGGATGCAAAGGGTGCGTTCGAGGGCGACCCGGAGGTAGGGTTTGTCTATATGGACTTCATCAATATGTACGAGGACGAGAAACCATTCTTCTATGGCAACACGGACGATCATAACGTTTTCATTTGCAAGGGTTATGGTGGATACGTTTCACTGCGTTTTAGGGGCAAATGGCAGTACATGTATCTCACTCCCAATATCAACAATATAACGCTGTCACATTTAGTTTGTTGTCCAAATCATCCTAGAATATGGAGGGCAGACGTTTTGCGAGAGAGAGGCAGCTACTCGGAGCTATTGCCGATTTGCGACGATCTAGAGATATTGCTTTCAACATTGAACAAGTACAAGGCAGCAAAGATCTGTAAATTAGGATACATTCAATACATGAATCCAAACAACAACAACTTTTCTTTGATTCGCAATGCAGAGATCAATCGGTTGGGTCCGAATCATATTGCACCGGAGTTTTTCAAGAAGTATCAGGTAGACGAGACAATGAAAGGCAATGATGCTTACGAGGACCCTGAATACCGGCTCTGTCATAGCAATATATGGACAAGGAGTGCAAGATATTCTCACAAATACTGGAACTCTAGAATCGGGTGCTCGAAGAAGTCGGTTTTGATATTCAACCCTCATCAGTTTGGTGATCCTCTTATAGACGAATACAAAAATAAGGAAGACCGCATGGTGTATTTGGTTTCACCGGACAAAGAGCTGCATCTTCTGCAGCTAGCATCGGACACAGTTGGGATTGAGAATGTGATGCTGTGGTATTTACCTGACAGTACGAAGACACAGGCGATGAGATATGTATCTATGCTTTTGCTAGGGGACAATGAAGAACTTATCGCTATTGACTGTTAACATTAAGCCCGATTATTTACGTTTGGTTTTGCGATAATAAGGTATTCCTGGATATAGAAATAATACCTTATCTATGTTAGATAATGGTGAACTTTTCTGGCATGCTACTAGGGATGTTATATAGTGGATGGAACATCAATACAAAAGGGCTAATATCAGAGCCAAAATGGAAACCTTTCGAGGTTGAACCACCATTCAAGAGTATCGGAGATGAGATCAGCAATACAACACTGCACATGAATATGATGAAATCACAATGGTTGGATGCATTGACAAGTGTTCGTGTGAGTCAAATAGAGAAAGAGAGATTGGCAATAGATGTGTTAGACGCACTTGATATAGTGTCTGCAAGTGTGTTGCCGACTAACTTACTTGCCGGAGGGCTTCTAGGAGACTGGGACTGGTCAATCGATAGTAATCGACTAAGAAATCAGTTTCCATAGCTTAGGCTTGATGTTATCTGGATACTTCGTAACAGTAAAATAATTATCTCCAGGTAGGAGACTCTTGCCGTCTGCAAGTGACTTACTAATGTGCTCAACATTAGCAATTTCAGGGATGTTGACTTCTGTATGTGAGAAGTTGCTAAGTTTATCCAAAATAGCTTCTGGATGCATAAAGTAGCCCATGTGCCAACCTGCATCTTTTGGTGTCACATGAGCAACTCTTAATGTGTTTCTTAATTCGTTGCATGTCCACATTCCTGCATGAAGACCGCCTAACGTTATAGCCCTAGGGTGTTTCCATTGTTGTTTATGAACAAGGTCGAAAGTGCGCTGGAAATTAGTGAATGACAAAGCTATAGGGGTAGTACACATAGGTTGGAACATGGAAGGTAGTTTTTCTATGAGACCAGGGCGGCAAACTTCGTCAACGTCTACTACTACTAGAACATCAGAAGGTCGTGTCTCAACACCTGAAGCAGAGAGTTTATTTACGCCTCGAGTGATACAGTTGCGCTGATGTGATTCATTTAACCACGGGTTATCGGCATTTGGCATGTCTGTGACCGTGATGTGGACAATTTTATCCATATATTTTTGGTACCTGGCTTTATTGAGTTCGAAAAAGAAAGGTTTTTCCTTACACATGAATGTCTTGTCTGCCTCGACAATGATGAAATGATCAACAACATTGTATAGCTCTTCAAGATGGACCTCAAGCATGTCGAGTTCGTTGTAGAAAGTGAAGCCGACTATGATCATTATTGGGTTTAAAACGACTGATCAGTTTATGTTGTTTTTGTGAAAAAGGTAATCGTATTATCATTGTGATAACATGATTAAATGTTTAAAGTAAGTTAGAAAACTTAGTTGGAGTAGGCCAAACCGCCCATACCACTCATTACGCGGAACACGTTGTAGTTAGGAGCGTAGACACGAACCTTGGCAGTCTTGGTTCCCTCAACAGTGGCGTTGGAAAGAACAAGCTGAAGGGTAGCGTTGTCAATTCTGGAGAAGTTGCAACTTCCGGATGGCTGGTGTTCCTCAGGGCGAAGAGCGAAGGAGTACACGTTGATACCGGTATCGGGGTTGCGGGTGTGGTGCTGGTAAGGCTGGACAAGGTCGAAGTAAGTACCTTCGCGCTCAGAGAAGCGGTCCTGGCCGTTAAGCTGAAGCTTACCAGTGACAACAGGGTTCTCACCCCAGCAGTGCATGTCAAGGGCAGTCTCGGCCAATACGAAAGCACCAGCATCAGAGACACCAGAGTTGGCTATGGCTGCTCCAGCGTTTCCGAAACCGAACTCACCACCACCAGTGCTGTAGTTCTCACCAGTGGCAAGGTTGCTGGCGGACCAGAAACTGGCAGAGCTGACATCGACGGCACCAGCATCGTTGAAGAGGCCGGAGGCGGTGATGTAGTCCTCAGCAGAGGCACCAATGGATTGGGGTCCAGAGAAGGCGTGAAGAGCGTTGGGCAAAGCATCAACTGCGTCAGTGTAGTTGAAAGGCTGGGCACCAAGAGTCTTGAAAAGAAGGGCGTTGCACTCAAGAGAAGAGCAGTAGTCAACGTTCTGATCAGGCTGTACAACCCAGATGAGTTCCTTCACAGGGTGGTTGAAGTTCAACTTGATCTTGTTGGAAGAAGAACCAACAGATTCGTCACCAGTGAACTGAACCTGCTCAATCAAGTACTCATGAGGGTTCTGTGCCATTCTTCGGCGCTCGTCAGTGTCAAGGAAGACATAGTCGACGTACAAAGAAGCAGCAACAAGGGACTGGTTGTAAGCAGTAGAGGCCTTCATGCTTCCGGTGGAACCAGCAAGGCATGAAAGACCGCTTACAGCCCACAAGCATTCGTCGATAGGGCGAATGTCAAGGTTGATGCGCACTTCGTGGTACTGAAGAGCGATCAAAGGAAGGGCAAGTCCGGGGTTACGGCAGTACCAGAACTGGAAAGGCACGTAAAGGGTGGTCTCAGGAAGAGCATTGCGAGGAGCGCACACCTGGCGAGGTGCGGTAGAGTCGCAAGGTCCATCAACAGCTGCGAACGAAGGATCAGTGATGTAGGTAAGCTGGGTGGTGTTACCAACCATCTTGTAGTATCCACGCTCCTGTTCCTTGGAAAGAGTAAGCTGGTTCCAGATGTGCATGTAGTCACCATACTGGCGATCGATGCGCTGGCCACCAACCTCAACCTCAACCTGGGCAATCATCTGCTCACCAGGGAAGTCCAACCAGCGTGCGAACTGCGCGATGGACTGGTTGATCTCAGGAAGAGTTACCTGAAGGTATGTACGGTAAGCAAGGTCACCGTTACGGGCCAAAGTGCAGGTAACACGGCGACCGAAATCGGCCTGGCCGTTGAAAGTCTGCTCAATAGACTCCATTGCGAAGTTGGTATGGCGACGATAAGTCACCTTCCAGAACGTAATCTGAGGATTACCGGTCAAGTACACATCCTGTGCACCATAGGCTACGAGTTGCATTAATCCACCTCCCATTGGTTATACTATTGCTAAAGAAAAAAGTTTTCCACAAATCTACCGAATTAGTCTATTTCAACGTTCCGAGGTCTAGATTATTTGCGACAAAGCGTGCTAGAAAGTCGTCTTCGAATATTTCTTTTCGGCCTTCATGCTTCTTAGAGAAGATATATCTATCGGTTTTCTTAACAACTGTCCATCCGGTCTCAACTGCGTTGTGTATAAACACCATCTTCCTAAAGTTATCCTGGTTTATCCGAAGATTCTGAATTGATTCGCCAGGTATGGCGATCTGTCCGTTTGTACCACTCATTAACCATCAATGAGAAAGTTCATAAGCTTTTCAAACTATTCCATATTAAATACATCCGGAGATCTCTCTTTAGAGAATGCCTGTCTTCAAGCCTAAGAGTAGTAAAAAAATAGAAGTATGCGAGAAAGCCACAACTACTCTTGATGGAAAACATCGCGAAATTATCGAGAAGATCAAGGACGAAGAGGAAAATCTTTTGCCTGTCCTAAGGAAGAAAAGAAAAGCCCTTAAAGCGTCTATCAAAAAGTCTTCTAGTCCCAGTGTGCGCTTGGAAGCAGAAGATCTCCTCATCGACATCAATAGAGAGATTTCAAGAATTAAAAGCGCCAGAACGGAATACTATCTTGATAACTCTCAATTCATATTTGATTACTTCGAGAACAAGAAAGACATCGCATCCGGGAAAACAAAAACCAAGGTTCTAAACCATTTCTTCAATATAGACGCCGATTCTGCTGCGTCAGACACTACGTCGAGCACTGTCCAAGAATACCTCTCTAATGTCGATGAGTCCTTCATCGATGTTGGTGACTTTGTTGTACAAACAGATGTATGTCAGTTGTGCCACAAGGGAGAACTCATCGCGATCGACCATGAAGGTTTAATGGTGTGTAATAACTGCTCAGTTAGTACAAACTGTCTTATCGAGAACGAGAAACCGTCTTATAAGGAGCCTCCGAAGGAAGTATGCTTCTATGCGTACAAACGCATCAATCATTTCAGGGAAATATTGGCACAGTTTCAAGCCAAAGAAACAACACAGATTCCTGATGAGGTCTTAGAAAACATCAAAAACCAAATCAAGAAGGAACGTATCAAACTTCATCAAATTACGAACAAAAGAGCCAAGGATATCCTCAAAAAACTCGGCTATAACAAATATTACGAACACATCCCTTTTATCAAGGACAAACTGGGTATTAGACCACCGGTTATGAGCCCCGAATTAGAAGAAAGACTCTGTAGCCTATTCATGGATATTCAAGCTCCATATGCGAAGTATTGCCCAGAAGATAGGGTAAACTTCTTGAATTACTACTACACTGTCTACAAACTATGTGAACTGCTTGAGCAACACGAGTTCTTGCCTTTTTTTCCCATGCTCAAAGACAGAGAGAAAAGGATCGAGCAGGACGAGATTTGGAAGAAAATATGCGGCGAGCTAGACTGGGAGTTCATTCCTACAATCTAGATGAGTTCAAGCGAACAATTTCTGAAAGCTATATATAATAGACAAATGGTGTGGTGTCATGAAAGAAAGATTATATTCGTCCATATTCCGAAGACTGCTGGCTCATCGATAGAGAACGCACTCGGACTATGGAGATCCGGATGCGAAAACGGTTACGGCTACAAAGATATTGACGGACGACCTGTTGCACTTCAACACCTGTTACCGGACGGTATTCGCAAGATCATTGGTGAGGAGGCGTTCAGTAGATACACGAAGTTTACTGTTTGTAGAAACCCGTACAACAGAATAGTCAGCGAGTATCACTGGCGAGTTTGTAATAAGATTGGACGTGTTCGTAGTTTTGATGGTTTCCTAGACGAGGTAGAAAATGTGATTAAGAATAACTTGTACGACAAGGTATCCGATCACTTTATCCCTCAGTCAGACTTCATCTATGACTCTGAAGGGAATCAGGTGGTTGATCACTTATTCCGGTTTGAGAAACTAGACAAAGTCGAACAATTTCTTCAAGATAATTTTGGAACCGACAAACTCAAACGTCTCGAGACATCGGTTCCATCCAGGGGAAAAATTGTTTTGACCAACGAGCAGAAAGAGAGAGTGTACAAGTTGTACGAGAGAGACTTCATATTACTAGGATACGATAAATAGCTGTGCTCAACTTTCTTTGATAGTTTTGATTGCTGTTCTAGCTTTGTCTACCTCCTGACTGATAATAGTAAGCCTAGATATGATACGGTTTCTCTCTTCATCATTTCCAGTAGAGAACAAGAAAGACCCATTGTGTGTCTTCACTAGTGTGATACTGTGTGTGGCTCTTATACTTGTAACAGTCTCGATAAGATCGTTGAACTCGTATGCAGGAAACCTGTCTTTGTAAACGTCGAAAAGCTCATCAGGAATGCGAGAACAGTCGTTAAACGAGAAAATGCTTGATTTCATAGTTAGAATCTTCTAAGAAATCAATTGTCAGTAATATGCGCGCTTATTTCGGAAAGCCGACAAGGTTTGCGCCAATGCCAAGACCAGCACCGCTTCTTGCACTAACAGCCATAGAAGGGATGTATGTGTCAAGAATGCTGAAAGTAGCAGCAGCAGTCAATGCGATAAGAGCAATTTCATCAAGTTTCAACTGCTTCTGAGGAATAGCGAATGCTGCGAAAGCCACCATTAGGCCTTCGACAAGGTACTTAATAGCGCGCTTAAGCAGTTCGGCAAGATCGATACCCATAAGATCCATTATATAGATAATGAACAAAAAAAATTGTGGTGCGGAAGAAGCTTAAAAACGAATTGTTCCAGTAAGATATACTATGTCGGACCAACCTGCGCCTAAGGGAGTTGTTACCAAGACAGCAAAAGATGGATCTAGCAATCCTAAGTATGTGGATGTGCTAGATGAAGATAAGCCTGTAGCCGGCCAAAAGTTCGCATGCGTTTCTTTTATCTCACCAGAAGCGATCATTAAGCGGAAGGACATTTTCATGTTTGAGGAGTTCCTTAAACAATGGGAACTGAAGAAAGGCCTGGAGAAGTATACACAATTCCTACATTTCGTATCGTACAAGCACAATGTAGACTTCGACGCTCTAACCAAGGACCTACAAGAGTTTGCCCAAAGTGAGAAGGACAGCTTGCAAGATGGTTCAGTACTCGATGAATACAAAACGTTCCTAGATAACAACGAGGACAAACTTACTCTTGCATACGACGAACAGAATGAGTTCCAGACGAGCACGCGTGGTGTGAAGATCAGAGGCTCATATCCTTCACAACAGGAAGCAGAACTTCGCGCAAAAGTGTTGAGGGAGGCTGACCCGAGCCACGACGTCTACGTCGGCCCTGTCGGCATGTGGATGCCTTATCATCCCGAGGCATACAAGACCGGACGAGTAGAGTATCTAGAGGACGAGCTTAATCAGCTAATGCACGAGAAAGATAAGAATGAAGCCAAGGCGAAACAAGAGTTCGAAGACAGAGTCAAAGATGCCAAAAGACAGGCAATCGAGGATAACAAGAAGAAGGCGTTGGAGTCTGGTAATGTCCTTACTCAAACTGTCGATGCCGACGGCAATCTTGTAAGCGTGAAAGACTCGAGCAATCCTCTTGAGTTAGGTAATGATGTGTCTGTTGCGGACATTCGCAAGGAACTCTTTGAGGATGAGAACGTCGTTACATCGAAGGGCGATGGTGGCCTGTCGCTTCTACCAGAGGAGAGGTTGAAACAGCTAGGTATCGAGAGTGCCGAAGATAGCGATGTCAAAGCTGACGATACCAAAGAGGAACCTGAATAATTTATCAATTTATCAGTTTATCATCTAGCATATCATGCCATATGATAATCTAAAAAATGTTCACATAAGGTATAATGCCAGGAGGAAAGACTAGCCTTATGACAGCCGGTGTACGCATGAGTACACGAGGCAATACTGCGGATAATAACTTCGGAGACAAGAAGAATGGTGGAGCATCTACTGTAGGTAACATTATTACCACAAATAAGGCATTGAGTGCAAGGCGACACCCTTTCATGTTCGACGTAAGGGGTGGAACCATCGTCGGCGGGGTAGGGAAGATTCAAACTATGGCTGCGATGATGAGTGATGGTGTTAATACCAAGATCACATATCCTTAAGCATATCTATTTTCTTATTAGTTTATATAGATATGCCACGAATCTCGAGTATGCATGCAGGTGCGGCAAACATGTCATATGGTGCCAATTCGATGATGGTGCAAGTCGGTAATAAGTTGCAAGGGTTGCCTCCTACAACTAACAAGCCGAGTCAATTGATTCCCCATATTAGGACGAAAGCTGATGGAGATAAGAGGGATTATATATTTTGCATAAATCAGTTGGCTGGAGGCGTAGGAAGACACGCAGGTCAGTTCACCCCTGGAGCCGACGGTGTGAAAGAGTGCACAACAGGCAAATATGACACTGACCAAAATACATGCGAATACATAAACATGGAAGCGCTTTCTGATTGGGTGGCGAACCAGTACTCATCCATTCTTGCGACATCAAATCAAACATCGATCATCGATAGTGATTCAAGAGCGAAAAACTATTTCAGGCTAGCTATTGTTTCTAAGGCAGAATTGAATGTTAATGGTATGTATCTAGCCGTTGCGGGCGGCAGCGGCGGACAGACAATTACATCCTATATTCATAGTATAGAGCATTTGCACGACGCTCAAAATAATTACCCGACATACCTAGCTGGTGTGCTTCACCCCAATACCGACATAAAGCCCTTCATGGAATATGCTTCTGGAGGCCCACAGCCATCTACTACAATATCCAATCTCGGTGGAGACATTAACTTGTGGAAGCCTCCTTCGCAGTTCCCTGATAAATTGGCTGCAATACAAAACTCGCTAGACAACAATATTGCAGCAAAGAAGACACTGGAGACACTTCATAATAAAAATCTATTCATCTCTGGACACTCTGGACAACACGCGCTAGTTGCAGTAATGTTTCCCGAAGAGTTTATTGGCTCAAGCGTTTTTTCATTTATGAATACATGGCTGGATGCAGCGATCACGGCTCTTGATAGATCAGCGCCTAAGATATGGAATCTTTACTCCCTTTCGATTCAAGGAACGCGAAACGGTTTTACAAACTTCGTCAATACAAGAAATGTAACAAACTCTATGTATTATTGTCAAGCAACCACTCCATGTGATGTTTCTCCAACTGCTCTACCAGTTGCCTCTAGACATTTTACATCTGGGCTGTCTCATCAAGCAAATGTGTTTCCCGCAACATCAGAAATGCTGCCATTTGTGGAGTTTTTTTATGGATAATAATGGATAACACAGTTAATCAATATTATCTTACCAGTTGCTTCTGCCTTTTTTAACGTTGATTTTTGGGCCCGTCCTCCTCCGGGATGTATTCGGATCGTAAGTCTGTACATCTTCTTCATCGGAGTCTAATCCTTTAGAGAGATCCCAGAACTCTTTTGAACCAAGCCTGAATGTGCTATGGGGTTCGGCCTTATACCAGAATATCTGGTCAGACAGACGATTGCTTTTTGCATTGTTGTTGATGACAAGACATTCGTAGTTCTCGGTGCATTGATCCATAATTTGAGCGAAAGACTCAAATGTAGGGAACATGCCGGCATAGTTCTCATGAATGATCTTTCGATTCTTGATGTAAGGTTCTCTTAGTATGAAGACGTAATCGATATTCGTTCGCAGATTCGGAGGTATTCCTAAAGGATACTGCATTGTGATGATGAGCATAACTTTCCAATGTCTGCCGTTCATAAAAAGCAGTCTCATCATTTTATCTCTAGTCCAGGAGGCATCATAAAGACAGTCATCAAGGATCACGAATGCTCTAGGATCTATGGTAGTTTTCTTGTATGTTTCCATTTCTTTCTTGACTTGTTTGAGGACAGTTCTTTGGCGCTTCAGTATATTCTCGATGATGGCAGTGTTGTACTCATCATGAATGAAGAGTTTTGGAACATGCTCACTGTAGAAACCATTCCCTGCTTCTGTGCCAGATATAACAGTGCCAATAGGTATATCTTGATGGTAGAAGAGCAGATCACGTACCAGGTAACTCTTACCTGTGTCACGCCTACCTATAAGAACAATTACTGGACCCTTATTCTCATCAGGTCGGAAGCTGATATTACGCATGCTAAACTTGCTTAGCTCTAGTTCTGTTGACATATATATCCAGTGCTAGAAAAATTATATGTGTGTCCACCGCGACTGTGGGTTTAGGAAGAAATAAATAAATCTGTTGGCTGTCTAATGGAGTTCACGTACCGCAAAGTCAATAACGGTTCATTATTAGAATCGATTAGCCATAACCAATACCTGGATCTGTCAGGTGCTCAAAACTACAACCCACTGTACAAGAGATTCTTCGATATGAACGAAAAGTCGCAAAGCAGTATGACCCTAAACAACAAGTACTATCTAGACGGAGTCGATATTATGACGGGAGGGAATACATGTAAAGCTTTAGTTAGAACCACAGACGGTATACACGAAATACGGGATGTTTTCTTCAAGTATAGTCCATTGATGGACCCGTCGAAATATATGATTGGTCGATATGATATTACGACGTCTTCTACACTGGAACTTCCTGACTTTAGTGGAAACAAGGGACACCCAAAGACGAAAGACCCTAATAATTCTGCATATGTAGATGCATTCTTCACATACCTAACAAGCCAATTACTTCACGAGCATGCATTTCCTCACGCAATAGACTTCTACGGATCTTTTCTTGCGCAGAAGAATAACTTCAGATTCAACATCGCTGATGATATCGAATACCTGAATGACTCAAAGTTTTTTCATGATAACAGAGGTACACTTTTTTCAGTCGATGATGGAGCAGCTTCAAATGCTTTTAACTTCGATAGTAGAAAGAACAAAGACAAGCTGGTCCTTTGTTCAGACGATCTTTCCAAGGACGTACTTAAACTAGATGATATAATGGATCTCTCTCAACTAGACTCTGTATTTACGAATGGTAATATGGAAATCGCGGATTCACAAGAAGAAGCAGACTTGGTGTTCACATTTGACTTGCCATCTAACAAAGACGACGAAGATGACGCAACGTCCAGTTGTTCATCTAGGTCTTCTGTGACAGAAGGATCTGACGAGGAAAGCGAAAATGATGATGAAGAGTCAGATGACGAAGATGATGAAGACGATACTACATGCTCAACCGCTTCTGAGGACGAGCTTATGGCAACCATCAATCAATTCCCTGTCCAGGTTATCGCATTAGAAAGATGTAAAGAGACACTTGATCAGCTAATCACAGATAATGGAGATGACTTGTCTGACGAAGAATGGGGCAGTATGGCGATGCAGATTATAATGATGTTGCTCGCTTATCAAAAGTCATTCGGCTTCACACATAATGACCTTCATACTAACAATGTTATGTATAACAAAACCGACAAGAGTTTCCTTTACTATAAATGCGACGGTCGAAACTATAAGGTCCCTACATTCGGAAGAATATTCAAGATAATAGATTTTGGTAGGGCTATATACAAGTTCAGAGGGAACGTTGTTTGTAGCGACAGCTATCATCAGAAGGGCGATGCTGCAACTCAGTATAATTTCGAACCGTATCTCAACCCTGATAAGCCAAGGTTAGAGCCGAACCCTAGCTTCGATCTTTGCCGACTAGGTTGTTCATTATATGATTTCATCGCAGATGATGTGGAAGCAATGCCGAAAGGACCGAAGAACGCCGCAAGGCGAATGATAATGGATTGGTGTACAGATGATAAAGGCAGGAATATGCTGTATAAGAACAATGGTGAAGAGAGATACCCAGATTTCAAGCTTTACAAAATGATTGCACGATCGGTACATAAACACACACCACACAATGTACTATGTTCCGGTTATTTCGAACGTTTCGCAACAAGTAGAAAGAAGATATCGAAGAAAGCAACAATCATCAATATCGACGAGCTTCCTTCATACTCTTGAACGCGGATATAACATCATATAGTGAAGTATAATCACTACTATATGGTGGTAACAAAATCAGGTGATCTAAAAATCAGGTGATCCAGTAAAGGCTGTAGTGCTCGGTGCAGAAATAACCTTATCAGATACCTGATCCATTATAAAAAGAGAGAGGCACGTGCTGCCATAGACAACAAGAGCATCACGGATAATCAGCTTCAGTGGGAAGTCTTCATCTTTCGTGATGTACTTCACTTCTACGAACTTGGCGATAGCATAAACGCAAGCGACAACAGCTGCTACGGCTAAATAACTATGTTCCATTGAAAAGTCATCTTATAATCTTAAGCTCGAGATAACGCATTTATAACGTCTCGACTTCCAGAAGTGGTGGAGCTACCACTATACTCCTATTAAGATCGTTCACATCAGCAAGCTCTAGTTTGACCTCTTCTCCGATCTTCAATGGCATGTCGTCATCATCGTCATCGTACTCCGCTTCTTCAGCTTTTCTACGCTCGCTTGCCTCTTGTGCGATCTTCTCTAAACGGTCAATAGTCTTTGGTGCTTCGATTGTGCTTTCGACACCATGTGTGTCAAGTTGCTTGTCTAGATCGGAAAAGGCGATGTTAGATGGGATGTTATCAGTCTTCAATTCAACAACCTCTTCTGCATCTACTTGGTTATTGTCATTAGAGGCTGCGTCATCGTCCTCGTGGGCATCAGAGCTATTAGTAGATTGTTCTTCAACCGGAACTGGTGCGGGACGTTCGATAATCTCTTCCTTGATGTCTACATCGGTTTCTTCGATAGTTCCGAGATATGTTCTCAAGATATCTTCGACCGGCATAGTCTCGCGTATGGTCTGCAGAATACATTCCTTAATGATCAACTCTAATTCACGGTTATTCTTCTGGATAAGAAGCGGAGCGATGTTTTTCTCGAACAGATAAACATTGGTGTAGACTTTTCGCGCCACATTGGTGTAGACGTTATGTACAAATGTATCGATTGAAGGGACCTGCATGTCAACCTTCTTCTGTTCTTGGCCTACACGGATGCATGTAAGAGCCTTCAGCTGAATGATATGAACACATGTAATGAGATCCTCAAGATAGTTACAGGACGATACTGATGCGATTCTATCTTTCTCTTCCTGCACTATAGAGTTGTTCCACTTAGGAACCCTGCTTAGATAAGTCTGAAACGTAAGTAGATACTTATCCTCTTCATCGTTCTCGCTGCAGATGCGTATAGCTTCGTCAAAGATCGATTTCAGTCCCTGTACTACAGCTGGTGTGAATATGCCAACAAGGCGCGCACACCATTCGTTCTTAGACTCGGTCAGACTATTAACAGAGTAATCATCCATGTTCTACATGAGAACGAGATTTTCTAAATCCGAATCACAACGTAAATACAGATGACTGAGCACAAATGTCATATATAGTTTCTCGTTGCGGAAATCACGCTTTACTTTGTCAAAACCAAGCAGGGCAGTCGCCTTCTTCAATGGCTGCATGTCTGAGTCTTCGATGTAATGTAGTAGATCGAGTCCACATATACCTCTTTCATAGAGAGATGAAACAAGCTCCATTATTTCCGGATATGTTGGATTGCTAACCGTTTGGAGCTTCTTTTTGAGCCAAGCTCTCAATTTCTTCTCCTCAGTGTCGACCTGAAAATGACTATTGAGATCGTGAATATGTAGGTTATCTGCGTTCCCAGGGAGATTAGGAATGGAGACACATATCTCAGAGAAACGGGACAAGATTGGCTTGAGTAGCTTGCGACGGTCTTCAACAATTATGAAAAACCGTGTGTTATGACTGAACTGCTCTATACATCGCCTCAATGCTGACTGCGCATCCGTTGTGAGACAATCAGCATTCGTGAGAACAATTGACTTAAATGTCGTCCCCGAAGATGCATTGTGGTTGGCCTTAGCAAAGAACTTCAGGTCATCCCTAACAAACTTAATACCTTTCCCATGCGCACAGTTCGCCTGAAGTACACACTGTCTTATCATGTCTCTATCATCGCCATACAGTCTAGAGATAAAACTGGCGACCAATGTTCTCTTACCACTTCCAGACGGCCCATGGAAAATTATGTTTGGTATCTTGTCGTCTATAGTGAATCTTTCTAGACGGCCTATTATATCTTCATGTATTGCAAGCGATGTCATGACTGTATATAAGTCAACTGTAGTAAACTTTAATATGTTACTCGCACCATTGATTTTACTGTTATGTGAACTGTAGAATCAATTGTTTATGCCCAGCTGTTCAGGCTCTTAGTGTATGGGTTCTCTTTGAACGCTTTCAAGATATCAGGGTTGATTCGGTCGCAATTCCTTCCTTGGTCGTAGGTCTGAGGCATATTGATGTCTCCGAATGTTTCTACAGAAGGAATCATGCTAACACTGGCAGAAGGTGCATTTCCTCTATTAGGGGCTCTATCCGCGTCTCTCTTCGCAATAGATATGTTTTGATAGTTGCTTGAAGATGAACTGACACCATGATTCGGTCTGCTTACCTGCGTCTTATTCGGATTGTTTCTCTGATTATAGCCGGCCGCGTAGCTGCTTGCAGCCGCCGAACTTGCTGGACCAGCACCACCTTTGTAAGAGACGTTAGTTGTATCACGTTCCTGACCAACAACGTTATGCTTGGCAACGAGATATCCATCCTGGTTGCCTGCCTGCACGTTGAGATGATTGTTATCCAACATACCTTCGGTTTGCTCTCTGATAGTTGTTCTCGTGCGATCTGCAGGATTATACACCTGACCGTGAGGAACTGCTCCGTTGACATTGCCATTTGGTCTAAGATTACCGATAACATTCTCCTTACGTGTTGGTCTCAATATGTCAAGTATGGGAGCCATTGCAGACTTGATAAGACCCTCCACACCACCTACTGCTCTTCCTTGTTCTACAGTTGAACGGTTGTTACAGTACTTCTGATAGGTACCATGACCGTGATCTCCTGTTGTTGGTGCAGCTTTTCCAGATGGTGCCGCGATACCAGGTGCTGCTAGTTGTTGTTTCGTACTTTCGTGATAGTACTGCGGTGCTGACGCTTTCTTCGTATCAGTCGATGCACCGGTTCCGAAGTATTCTTTGGTTGTCTCTGGTCGATTGACGTCGTGGAGAACTTCGATACCGCGTGCAGTCTGTGCTTTCTCAATACCAGTTGTTGTGAACCATCTGCTCGGACCGACTGTGTAATCTGTATCAGGTCTGTTCTTGTTCACCTTACCTTGTGTCTCGACAGTATGATAGTCCTTAATGTATGACGTTGCTGGACCTTGATGTCCATCCAGTGTATATGTCAGTCTTGGGTTGTTATCGGTTCTTAGCTGATTTACCGTCTTGGGCAACCAGGCATTTCTATCTTCGACACCCGCATTGTAACCATTGCCACTGCCTGTAGTCGTGTAACCCTGTCCTAAACCTGGGGCTACTCTTTCTTCATCCCATGGTTTCACGTTCGCCATTCTGGTGCTCGGGTTCTGCCTAGAAAGATAGAACTCCGACATGTTAGGCATTCCGTTGGCCCAAGACATCTCCTTTTGTGGCTTAAACAGAGGAGCTTGTTCCTTCTTAGTGATGTGTTGAGACCCAGCACCTTGCATATTGTCAAGTGTCGACTCAGCGGTGTTTCTATCTACAGTTGCTCCTCTCACCCTTGCCCCAAAGAAAGGTTGCATATTGTTGTGCTTGAAAGACTTCGTGTCGATTGGTCTTCCGTCAAGGCCTGTTTTTACAGAGATGTTCTCATTTGGGTGATGATCTATTAACTCCTCAATCTTGCTCTCCAAAAAGTATTTATCAGTCGCTTGGTTGGGATTATCGTAATATCTTACGTTTGACTGACTAATCGGCTTGGATACTGGATAGTTGATTGGAGGAATAGCGGGAACTACCCCAGGCAAACTGTTATCAGGTTTACCCATGTTCGTAAATCTCTCTTCGACTTTATCCTTATCATCGCCTTGATTAGAAATGATGTACATGGCACCTAGACCTAGTAATGGAACTGCTATCTCAGCCATAGTATATATATATCCAACCAGATTATAATTCATGATTCTCTGCATCATAATCTAGAGCCTACCACATGTGCCCGCCTGTGTACACAACCCTTTTGGTACCACAGTGCCAGAGTATGGCTGGGAGTTTAGTGATCCTTCTTCATTCGAGATGGAACGCGGGGCTTGCGCTTTGAAGTAATCCCTCTCTATTAAACGTGTATTGAGGTTGTTCTGAAAAGGAATACATGTATTCTCCTGTGGATTGAGAGGCAAATATTGGAAATTGTCCTGCTCAATATCTAATGTAGTCCATGCTGGATTTGTTGCGCGTGTCTGATCTGTGAACGGTTGACAGCTAGGATATTGTATTGGCTTGGCGTTGACCTTGATAGTTTCTTTCTGGCTAATGCAGTCTCTACCAATCGTTTTAGTGATACCAAGCAATTGACTTTCAAGATTAATGCTATCAGTCATAAGATTTGCGCCCCACTTCTGCATCCTCACATATGGATCTTCCATGAAGCATGGTTTGGTTCCGTTTCCTGGCACATCCAGCATATACCGTCCAGGTCCTGTCGACTCCTGGAGCTGCTTCTCTATACGACAAGGATCATTATTAAAGCGTGTGAAAGACATGTATAAGATAACAATAGAAAAAGATTAGCCCATAAAACGGCTTCAAGTAAAGACGACTAGAGAGACAAAGGAATGACTGCGCGCCTTTGTCTGGTTATGATAGTAAAGAATGAAGGTCACATAATCAAAAAGACACTGCTTATGTTGAATAAGAAAATAGGCTTCGACTACTGGGTTATAGCTGATACTGGATCTACTGATAATACCGAAGAAGAGATACGATCATTCTCCAGAGACTCCGGAGTGCAAGGAACACTTCTTAATCATGAGTGGAAGGACTTCTCAACGAACAGAAACATGGTAATCTCTCACGCGGAGAAGGTAAGCGACTACATGTTCTTCTTTGATGCAGACGACGGAATAGAAGGAACTCCAGAAATACCGGATCCCCTCACGAAAAACAGTTACACAATGAAAATCGGACATAATAATGCGTTCCATCGGATCGTTATCGTCTCCTCATGTATTGAATGGCGATACCATGGCGTGTTACACGAAACTATTTACCCTACTTCGAGAAGTGTCACTCCAGATGCTGAGGTTATCGGAGGACAGTTCATGATTGTTCCTAATCAGCATGAAGGGGGTAGAACCGTCGCAGGTGACAAATACACAAACGATGCTAAGGTTCTTCTGGAAGCGTTAGAAGATAAGAATTGCCCTCGACATCTAGTAGGCCGATATCAATTCTACTTAGCTCAAAGCTACGAATGTGCCGGAGATGTTGAATCAGCTATCAAGTGGTATGCAAATAGGGCAGCGACAAAGATTGGATGGACGGAAGAGGCGTATGTTGCATGCGTTCGCCTCGGCAGGCTGTACTCTGATTTGGGTTCCGACGGCGACGCGATTAAGTGGTTCTTGAAATCTACTAAGTTTTCACACAGACGAGTTGAGGGAGTCTTGGGAGCAATTAACTTATGCAGAAACAACGTGAGCGATGTTGCCTTGTACAACATGGTGAGGTGTGTGAGTCCCTCCGATTATGGAAACCCTTCCCAGGATAACCTGCTCTTTGCCGAGACTGATGCTCATAATGTTTTCTTTATCAACACGGCGTTGTACGCATGCAACGCAGTTGGTGATCTAGAATCCTGTTATCAATACTTGAAATTACAAATGTCAAGGATGGATGACTTGTCTCATGCACACCTGATGGCTGCATGTAGTAACATGATATGGCTTTCGTCACGCTTTGCATCAGATGATATGTCGAGATTCTACGAAGAAATCAAGAACGACCTAATAGAAAGAGGAATACTTAACGATATGATTCGAAGCTTAGACTCTGCTTCAATCAGCGGTGAAGGGGCAATCATTAAGCCCGGAACCTAATGTGGAATCAACAATACAAGCCGTCACTAAGTATGGGTTACAGTTGGCGGCCGGTCTTCTATCCTCATAATAGCCTTTCTTTGCTAAGGATGTTTCTTCTCCTATACGGACTGATGTGTCTCTTGTCCCTATTCCCCACGAAAACATGCTGTAATTAGCGGTCTCACAAGATCCAGTCATCCTCGCATAGTTGCCGTCACCATAGAGTTTCATGCATGCCGCATGGCTGGAGCTGAGTCGCGTCATGTGATTAATAATCTCACTATGTCCTCCTTCTGCTCTTGTTGTGGATGTGCTATAATTGGCATGACATCCCGAACCGTTTATTGGTGATGGGAACGGCTTTGGACCAAAATCGGCAATGATGCCTCTTTCCTCTGCAAGTCTAGTCAAGAAGTACCTGGCTATAGTCAAATCGTCACTCACGGAAATACCTCCTCCTGGTCCTATCTGAAACTCCCATTGCGCGGGACCTACCTCAGCATTAATCCCACTGATGCATACTCCGGCATACATACAGTAATCTAGATGCGTTTCAGCAATCTCGATACCTGGCTGCCGACTGGGACGACAATAGTACCGGCCTTGTTCGAAAATGTTAGCAATGTTATTCGCGCCTAGAGGTACTAGTCGTTTGTCCCCGTCCAAGCACGTCAGGTAATACTCCTGCTCTAGCCCGAACCATACATCGTGTTGACAGTTCTGTTTCATTATCGTTTTAGCCCATTCCCTTGTTTTCGACATTCCTGGTATCAATTCGCCATTTATGCTACCAGTACACAAGACAACGAAGCTCTGACAGTTGGTGTGCCTGCGGAAAGGGTCTCTATAAACCGCGAAGGGGGTTAGTGAGACTTCAGAGGTTTCAGACGCCGATGCGGATATGTCACCTGTAGAAGTACCATCGTATGACCACTTTAGAGAATAAAGATACTCTCTTAGTGACGTCGGTACTGTATCGTCGGACCCTGTATCGTCGGACCCTGTATCATATTTAACTGTTCTTGTCTTCCACCTGAAATCGTTAGCAGCAGTCAGCCAGACATAGTCTACTAACACAGTCTGGGTCATAGTTCTCCATAATCAACGATTGTCCGTTTAAACTAATTAAACAAACGTTTGACATAGTAGCAAATCATATAGGTGTAGACTAAATGCATGCCTATATGATACCGCTTGAAATCATAAACGAGATAGTAACACAAGCTAATCTTCTGCAGAGGAGAGAACAAGGATGGAACTATGTAAATAACGATATAAGGAATGGATTAAACGTTGTGAAACGGACTAATCTAAGCAATGGTCTCGAGTATACAGGTGCTGTTCAAGTGAGGTCGTTCTACTCCGAAGAAATTAAGAGGCTTTCATGGACCAAACGGAGCGACTTATTTATGAACACCGACATGTACGTATGGGGAGACCCATTCGTTGGGTTTGATTTCATGTAAGGCTCTACAGCTATATGTAATCGCATTTCTGCGCTATATGGCCAAAGCTGTCTATTCTGATTAATTTGAATGGTTTTCCACAACCGATTATAGAACCAGATGCTGCCAGCTCATCACATACCTCCTTGCTGGCATGTGGATCGACTTGCTGACCAGAATGTTTCAAAACGCCATGTCTGAAAATGGCACAATTGATTTCAGAAGGATGAACGGCGAATACGGCATGACAATGAGGGCAGTTGGATATAATGAGATGGTCCATCTATCTGTAGACCCTGTATAGATTATGTTTTTATACTATAAGATGTTTAGACTCTCTCTTGGGATCAATAATGCGGCAAGATTTTTATTGAACAATATGTTTCTGACAATATTCTTTGGTAGTCTGTACTATGCTGTTCAATTCATTGACGACATCGGTTTTGTTGTAGATAGCGACATTCGTAAATTAGACAAGATAGACGAGAACAATGGATTAATATCTCTGAAGCGATGCATGCATTTCAGTTTGGTTAGTCAAACAACACTGGGTTATGGAGGGGTTATGCCTGCAGGTCCTCTGACCCTCTTTGTAAACACCGCTCAGATGATTTCAATATTTGTAACTTCAGCGATCGAGTTGCTCTAGAGTAATTTCTCTATAGAGAATAGTATGAAACAATGGATAAGGTCTATACTAAGAAATGAAGAGGACTGGTGCCAAATGATGGGTTATAAGAATGTTTATCTGGACCCATTTGAATATCATATCACTGATTCGGTAGTCACTGGGGATGGTACAGCTTTCAAACGTTTCCCAGAAAACCGTCATGTTTACGACAAGTTATGGGTGGCAGACACACAGGGACTACGTTGTGGTCAGCTAGAAGACTTAAATGGCAACGAGGACACGATGAAATATCCTATATTCATCAAGCCTAGGTGGGGACACCTGAGCGCAGCCTCGAAGAACTGCTACAAGATATCTAATCCTGACCGGCTCAAGCAGTTCCGAGGGTATGAGCACATGATGTGGTCAGACTATGTAGATGGTACAGAGGGAATGACCGATATGCTGATGCTCAATGGGCGTATTGTTTATCAGCTTACATATAAGTATTCGGATGAACAAAACGGATACAGTGATGTATGGAAGTACGTCTCGCCAGATACCCCTGCTCCACAGAGAATAATTGACTGGGCGAACAAGAATGTCCGCGGCCATACAGGTTTCGTCAACATCCAGTACCGGAACGACAAAATCATCGAGGTCGGACTAAGACCTGCTCGCAGTGGCGCGTACATCATTGCGACTGACAATGAAGCCATCATGAGGAACATCTATAATGCGATGGATAGACAGTATTGGGACGACAGTCTCAATTCCAGGATGAGATTTAAGCCGTACTATGCGTTCAAATGCTACACTACAATGCCGATCATCCATATTTGGCCTCAGTCATTCATAGATCTTCTTTTACCTATGCTCACAGACCGTCCACTATACGAGTACTACTTCGAGCCTGTTGGTTCAGACGGAATGGTGTTTTTCCAGTTCATGCATGACGATTTCGAGAAAGGTATGAGAGCGAAAAGAATAATAGAGTGTCTATTTGCTCTTACCCAGATTGTCGTGGCGGCTGCCATAGTGTTCACGATTCATCTGCTAGTTACGAAGCGCAATAAGTTATCGATTATTGTTGCCGCAGTACTCTTTTTTCTGCTTATTACTAGATTCCTTAACCCACTACATACCAACTACAACTTGTACAAGGGATATAGACAAATGTTTTCTGGAAAAGATTCAATGCGGAGTCCTGATGACTACGCACAAGACATTTCAGACGTTTCGGCAGAACTTCAGTGAAGATCGTTGCATCATGAGAAGAGGATAATGATGCTCAAGAATCTTGCTACACTCGTTCAATGAGTTATATGTTGTATTCTTTTTCAATGTATCACTCTCCATTGTCACCGAGCATCCACCTTGGTCGATATAGGACACATCTACGGTCCCAATACCTGCTAGTTCAGCTACACCAAGTATCTTTGCCACACGATGTATGTCGATCATGCTGTCACTTAGGTGAATATGTAATCCTATCATGGACGGATTCACCAATTCTTCTTTGAGAAGCGTCATTATCTCCATAAGTGTCTCATCTGTGAGAGTACCAGCTGTGTCTGAAAGAGAAATCTGTGTGATGCCCCTCTGGAATGCATATCTGGTTACTGCTTTCGAAATCTCCTGAGGACTCGTGATAATGCCGCTTACCGGACAGTAGTCGACGCACGACAGATATACCTTGAAGTTATTGAATGGTAGATTAGATGCTGCGTCGACAATAATGTCGTATGTTTCATCGAGTGTTCTACGAACGTTTTTCCTCTGGAATGCCTCAGAAACAGAAGCTGGTACAGATACTGAATCACATCCAATTGACACCGCGCGTTTGAATCTAACTGCAGTCGGTGCAACTAGCAGATATGGTGTGAAATTATACGCATCTGGTCCTGTAATCATGTCAAGTGCATGCTTGAATACCTTCTCGCTATCGGCTAGCTGAGGCAGAACGTCCTTAGAAACAAGGGAGCCTACCTCGATAGATTGCGGACGGTATATCTTTGCTATGGTATCAAGCATCGATAGTTTCTGTGCTGTTGGCACTACATCAGGAGATGCCTGTAGCCCGTCTCTCAACGAGACATCAAATAATCTAAACGGTCTTGTGGCTTGGTTCAGTACTCTCTTCATCATGGTAGTAAAAATAAAAAGACAGGCTTAAGTCTTTTTGGTTTTGTTTTTATCTGGTATAGTTAGTTCCCAAATGATGATACAATTGTCAGTTTCTTCTTCTTCCTTTTCAACGGCGGTCCTTCACAGCATTCACAACCAATCGCATGTTTTTTCACCCAACCAGCCCCGGGGATTGACTTTGGATTTAGAGGTTGTCGTCTCATGGAAGCACAGTTGAGACTCGGATACTTGGCGTACAATCTGAATATCGCTTGTTCTTTCATCTTTGCCTCAATCATGATATCAATGTCCACACCATACTTCTCTGGTATTTCCAGCAGGTATTCTGGAATAATCTCTATGAAGTCGCTATGGTGGCCGACTCTTCCGGATCCTTGCTCGGACACATGGAACTTTGGTTTTATGTTTCTCTTCATCCATGTTTCAAGTATCAGCGGAATGTAGTCAGCTGCTGGCTTGAATGTTTCTGATGGGTGAAGTTTGCAGTAGCACTGATAATGGTGTGTATCGAAGACCACCGGGACTCCTACCTGCTGCGACACCCATAGACAGTCTTCTATCGAGAAGCACTTTTCGCAGTTCTCAAGCACGAGTCGTTTACGGACGTTCTCTGGCAGCATCATATATTGTTTGCACCATCTCTCTTTTGTTGCCTCTTTATCGCCATATATCCCTCCTCCATGGACGACCATGACAGAATCTTTTCCTGCGTCAATGATGTCCAATACTTCTGCGTGATAGCTAAGATCACATATAGTCTGCTCGAAGCTAGCTTTGCTTGGACTACCGACAACATTGTATTGGCCTGGATGGAATGTCAATCTGTGACCATACTCCTTTGCTTTAGTTCCTATTTCCTTCAAGAGATCAATTGCGAAGTCATATGTATAGTCAACTACCTTAGGGTTTGATTTGTGTGGGAACATCTCACTGCTTAGCCGGAGAACCCTTATTCCGTTTTTTTCATTCCATTCGATCATGGTAATTATATCACGCAGATTCTGCAATATTTTCTCCTTGAGAGCATCGATACCCTGTTCCTGAATGGAACGTATAATCATCTTACGCGATGCAAAGACAGGCGGTTTCTGGGCCCGCAATATGGTGTTTATACAACATAAACCTAGCTGAACTGAACGTTTTACTGACATGTTTGGTTACTTATTGAAAGAAAGAAAAACGAAAGAAAGAATTGCAATTTTTCTGACAAATGTTTATGTTTGACTTACCTTGTTGAGACATTCCCTACCGCGATGCTCCACTCCATGTAGATCTCCTGGGCTAGCCTTTTTGTTCCTCTCATCCAGCGGTGAGATTCCTCGATATACTTGCTCTGGGAACGAGTACAAGGGCGAGTAAGCTCTTCATCTGCCCACTGGCCCAGGTAGCGACAATAGTTCACAAGGCCCTCAGTGTACCAGTAGCGCTGGGAATCCGGATTTTCCTGTAGTTCGTCAGAGTCTGCCCAAATATTAGAGGTCTCTGCGACGTAGTTTAGTTGGTGGTATGCATATTCCCAACTTGCGTCTTCAATGTCGGCAAAACGCTCTTCGATCTGTTTCACCCACTTTGCAGATGACAAAGACCATCCCACTGCTGGGATGTAGTCCTCTCCGTCAAATGTGAGTGGTTCAACAGAGACGGGTTGCTTTTTCTGATATCCGTTATATGTTGTGGTTGTTCCGCTTCGTAACTGCATTCCTGTGCTCATGGTTGTAATGCCGACGTCTACCAAGAATCTATTGTTTCAATTTTCTAGAAAAAAGAGTCGGTGACTCGGTTTTGTTTTGTTTTTTGTTTTTTGTTTTTTGTTTTTGGTTTTCTGTTTACACGTATTGACTTACCTGATAACTAATCTATATCTCTGAGTTGAAGAGGCGTTCCATGTTTGCGACTTCAGGCTTGTTGTCATCATGGCGAAGCAGCCTCCGAATGAGATCGTCGTCCCTGAATCGAATGGAATATTCGAACTGAAGCTTGTTTCTGCCAACCCGCCCCATAGCCTGAATAGCCTTTTCCTGCGTCATACTGTCAAGGTCCTTACCGATGTACCCATGGCAGAACTGGTAGTTGGTTCCGTAGATGTAGTCTGTCGAGGCTATTATGAGGTATAGCTTTTGCTGCTGAGCTAATTGCTTCATTATCTCTGTGTAAGAGTCGCTGTTATGTGACGCGAATACACCTATACCCATCATGAGTAAGAGCTTCCAGTAATCATGGATGTCATGAACCAACATGATCTTTTCCACCATTTCCTCTGGCACACTAGGCATGAACTCCCTGCCTGTCTTTTCGGATATGAATCGCTTGAGATGTTCAACTCGGTTAGGAATGTACATGCTTGGAAGCGACACGACCTTGATAGAGTTCTCCAGCGTGGCAATCTTTTTGCGGAGTTCTTTCACTTCTGGAGAACCACGCGAGTCATTAGATGCCTTCTTGTCTTGTCCCTCCTCGCCAGCTGTCAAGTCTTCAAGCCGCTTTTTATGTTCATCTAATCGTGATGTAACAGCTGCGTTGTACGCCATAACTTCGCTTACTACGTTTAGCTCGCTGACAGGAATATTGGCTGTCTGTAAGCAGAACTTCCCTATTTTCTCAACATCTTCTGCTAGGTAGATTGTAGGGCCATCTGTGAGAGTGTGTGCATCGTGCGTTGCTATTTTGACCCCAGCATTTGGACCCAAACGAGGTTCACGCCCTTTCTGCAACTCAGTAGTGATCTCTGGCCACATCTCGTCATCTAGATTGGAGAGCAAGTTGAGGTAGTTCGTCTTTAACTTCAGCATGTCCACCGCATCCATGTCTGGAAAGGCTACATCGATCGCATATCTTTCGTCGGCGATCGAGTCCGGGAACATCTCGTTAACAACTTCTATGAACCTGATAGCCTCTCCCAAATCGATGTATCTCAAGAGTGTCTTGTGATGCAGGCAATACTCAGCACACTGCGCAGCTCTCATGTAATTGTCCTTATAGAGAGTGTGAGGTGCGGCTACACAGCCTTCTCGGTCTAGCATAGGGATAGTTTTCTTACAGTCATGACTAACAATAGATGTTATTTCTGCACCTATAAACTTCGATCTGAAGTCCATGATGGTCGGTGTCATTTCTTCGCGCTGAGGCAACGTAGCAGAAGACAGGACCATCTTTGGAATCTTGTTGAGGTTCCAATTCCTTTGGATGTCTTCGTGACAATCATGCTCCTGATAGTCAAGAGTGATAGTAGGTTCGTCCCAGTAGGTCACCATATTATTCGCACTATTGAATGCAAGCATATAATTCATTGCCGGAATGTATGACTTCACATCGCAGATCATGAGCTCGACTTTGACTCCATTGGTGTTGTCTACCCTGAATATGCCTCCGGTTCGTCGGTTCTTCACATAGTCTGCAGCTGCAGCATAGTGTAACCTAATGTCCTCAGCGTCTCCACATCCAAACCCAAACGCAACCTTTCTGCCTGCGCTGATAGCTGCTTTAGCGAGCGCTAGGCCTACATGGCGCGCAGCGCAGACGAATATTACGCGGTTCCCTTGCAAGAGACCAAGCGGTGACATCGTTTTGCCTGTGCCTGTAGGAGCGATGTATAATACAAGTTGAGGTGTTGTGGCGTTTTTGATAGTTGTAAATAGTTGTTTTTGATGGTCGTATAGTTCTTCGTCGGCGTACTTCAGGATATATGGGTTTTTCTCGATAAGCTCCTGACCATTGTATACAAGCCCACGGTTGTTGAGTTCTTGTCTAAGGTCATTTACTACCGTCTTGAGCTTGGAGCTAAACAACCGGTTGATTCCTGACACTGAGTAGCCAACCAACGTATTGAGTGTGTAGCATCCAATAGGCCATGCATGATTGTTCTTTTCGCGTGCTTTCAACGTGTCTTTGAGAACGCCGAGAAGGATAAACTCGAATAGGCTTCCCTTCATTTTCTCAAGCTGACTGTCTGTGTTACTGAACCTGATAAGATCCCTCTTTCTTATCGTCTTTTCATCTGCCTTCTCGTTCAGACCGGGGATCGGATTTTTCTTGGAGTAAAGGAGGACCTTGTTGAGATCCGCCTGCAGGTACTTGACGAACACATAATGATCTACCTCGTCTCTGTCATCTACCTTGAGATGCTGAAGTATGGTCAACGTCTGATTTCTCTTCATGGTAACGTCGCTATAGGCATCCTGTATAAGCCTGATAATACGCATTTCATCATCGGGGAGAGGCTTTTCGATGCTCTCCCATTCATCTTTTGTGAGTTTTCTCTGTTGCAAGTCCATTTTGCTCTTGGTTTGTATGTTGAGTACTTTTCAAAGTAATTTCTATTTCATTTTTGTAGAAAAACCATACACATCATTGTTCAATCTGGAAAATTGAACTCGTTAAGAAACTAGATATATTGATCATCTAATACAATAATGACAGACCCTATTCTATGCACTATCCAAGGGAATATAGGAGCCGGCAAATCCTGTTTGGTGCGTCAACTGAAGCTTTCGCTTGAAGCAGTAGGGAAGAAGGTATGCTTCCTGCAAGAACCTGTCGACTCAATTTGGAGTACGATTAAAGACGAGAGTGGCGAGCCAATACTATCGCTTTACTACAAAGACCAAGAGAAATACGCATTCTCGTTTCAGATGATGGCCTACATATCACGTCTGTCAATACTCAAAAAGGCGTTGTCTCAAGATTATGATATCATAATCGCTGAGCGTAGTCTTTCAACAGACCGTCATGTATTTGCACAGATGCTGAGGGATGAAAACAAGATCAAACACGTAGAACACGAAATATACTTGCGGTGGTTTGATGAGTTCCAGAACGATTTCCCCGATGAGAAGGTAGTATATCTCAAGACTACACCAGAGACAGCCAGTGCACGTGTTACCAAGAGGGCACGGGAAGGCGAAAGTATTCCTCTTGAATACCTCGCAAATTGTCACCAATATCACGAGAACTGGTTGGCGAAGAAAGATGACGTACTCGTGCTTGATGGTAATGTCGATATCGATGTTGACCCATCATACTCTACAAAAAGGATTGCTGATGTCGCGGATTTCATATCGCGAGGTTGAAAAATAAATACCAGCAAAAATTGAAGCAATTTCAGTTCTTTTCTCTCTAGCATCACAACAAATACGATGTCTCTAGCTAAAAGACGCCAACTAAAGATTAAACCTTTGGTAGATGCTATGATGGGTAAGAAAAGTGCGCCGGTTCACCCGGTAGACAAAATTGTCCTGATGTTTGACGGTGGTTCACGCGGTAATCCAGGACCAAGTGGGGCGGGATACGCCATCTACAAGAACGGCGAAGAGACTATCGCGGGATACGAGCCACTCGGTATGGCGACGAATAACTACGCGGAATACGTCGCACTAAAGATCGGTCTAATGTCTGCGTTAAAACAAGGTTATATGGATATAACTGTTCAGGGTGACTCCCTCCTGGTTATAAACCAGTGTAGAGGTGACTGGGCAGTGAAATCCGATAGTATCAGAGCGGTAAACAAGGATGTTATGTCATTGATCGCACGTTTCGAAGTGGTGCGTTTGAACCACATCCCTCGGACCGAGAACAAGCGTGCCGACGAGCTAGCGAATCAGGCTATGGACGTCCAGGATTCAATATTCAAAGGAGAGGCTAATAAGTCAAAAGCAGTCTAGAAGACGCCCGATCCCCTTTGTACTTCAGTATGTCTATTTCTTTCGTGGTGGTTGGGAACTCATCACTACCATAGACTTCTTGTAGCAGTAACCATTCAAGCATTCCACCGGGATAAACAGCAACGTTGTTGAAACCTAGGCTAACCAGTTGGTTGTATTTCTTTACAATAGTATCATCGCATGCGTTCTTGCCGTACACGACTACTCTCGCCGATCTGTTTTTATTAAGGAGAGCCTCCAATCTTCGTGTCTCCTCGCTCGCCGTCAGCGACCCTCTAATAAGACAGCTTTGCAAATCGAAACTGAGTGTGTTTATTATGGTAACGTCCGTATGCGACATTATTTCCTTGACGTCTTCAAAATTGATCTTTATGACGGACTGTGCACTACCCATAGTTAGCATTTAACCATATTGTTTAAGCGCTAACTGAACTCAGTCGAACTTAACAACAATTTCGACGTCTTCTTTCAGAATACTCTTGGATGCGCAGACAGACAGCTCTTCTCGGCGCTTTCTTGTTTTAGGCTTGCTGGCAGCAGTCTTTCTACGTGATGTACTGTTCCTTTTGGCCATATCGTTTTCTATTGCCTCTTTGTTGTCAGCAATATAATCGATAACCCCGTTTTCAAGGGCCCACTTAAAGAAGTTGAGCTGCCCTATAGTAGTTTCTATGTGTGACCCGTTTTTGTATGGTACACTTATGCGGTCCCATCTGCAGAATGGATCGAACCGTTTTTTCGAGTACGCCCGCAACTTCAGCTTATAGTCGTTGTATACCTTGAATCGCGCTGAATCTACGTCATATACTGTGAACATTGCCTTTGCATAATTGGTAGCGAACCAATCAACGATACGTAAAGAAATGTCTGACTCTCCACTGATTATAGACAGCATTTTATCGAGATTATCGCCCATCTTATAGAATCTAAGCAAGTTGTTAAGTAACAAGGAGTTTTGTGTGGTTGTTACAGTAGCCATAATGTTATTTTTCAATGCTTAGCGTTTAAATGCTAACGTGCAATTAGTCTTTTTTTGCGTCATGCGACGACTTCGGTCGAAGGAATGCTTCCTGGACGTCCAAATCAATAGCGTAAGTGTTCTGGGCAAAAAAGGGATTTTGCCCTACCTGTCCCACTTGATCTCTATCGTTCAATTTCTCGTTCGCTGTTTCTCGTCTATTACTACTTTGTAGCGCGTCTGATTGCATAAGTGAAATGTCTGTCATCGTAAGCTGACCGCCCAGCCCCTGCGACTCACTAGCTCTGACGCCGTCATGTTCTTCTAGTGCGACGTTCACTGGATCTTCCTGTTGCTGTGAAGGTATAGTTTCTCTCTTTGGGCTTTTCTCTGGACGCTCACCGTATCTCCATATTACCTCTTCCATTAGTGCCATACAGTGCTAATTTGTTTCTCCAATTCCTACTCATTCCTTCTTAATTACGACCATTCGCTTTGTGAACTCAAACTTATCGAAATCTGTTACCCTTCGTTTCAAATTGCAAGAGAGACAAGATACAACAGTGTTTGAGTTGCTATGAGGCAGATCATTATCGATTCTATCTAAAGTCCATTGGAATGGATCTCTTACCTCACGATACATGATTCTTGTCTGTACGTCACAGTAATGGCATTTCATATGTGCTTCCCCTAGTTTCGTTATCACTTCGAAGAGAGAAATTAAACCATCTTTTGTATGAATATCTTTTTTGATGTCTTGTTGCTTATACCCATTTATTTTTCTCTCCAAGCAGATTACTGCATCCGCATAGTATGGCATATCACTTCTGGCCCGGCACAAGGCTTCGAGCAAGTTGAGCTCCTCCGCTTCGGATAGATCATCATCTATCGCATCAGATCTTATACGTCTGCTTTTCGATTTATTCAATGACTCAATGTTGTGCTTGCCTTGGATAATAACTTTCTTATTGCTCATATTGACAATAGAGAGAAACGATATACGTATTAAGCGTAGTTAATGTTTTGGAAACGAACATAAATAGAACCTGATGAAAAAGGGGTTAAACTCTTTTTGATTAAATAATATATCAGAATGAGCACAACAACACCGAAAACAGATGAAGACCATACGTGCCACGACTTACAGAACATCCGTTATAAGACTATGATGTTGTCAGGTAAGAGCAAGAAGATAGCTCCGAAGTGCGGCAGTGACTCGACTGATGAGATAGACAAAATGCTAGAGGCTGAAAGGAAAGCTACCAGGAACGTCACATGGTCTAGACTAGATAGATCTAGTCGTGTCGTAAAACTCAGGCAGTACGCTGATAAAGTTGGAAAAGAAAAAGACATGACCAGGAAAGAAATTATTTCTCTACAGGAATACTTGGTCACGTCTATGCAGCGCAAGAAACGGTTGATACGCTCGAAGGAGGTGCGATACAATAAAGAGACTCAAGAAATCGAGTCGATTCCTAGTCTACATTATGTAAATGAATCGCGCAAGTTCACCCTTAAGAGGGCAGAGAGACGACAATCAACACTTAGCTCTTTAGGCAGCGGATCCGACACAAGTAGAAAGCGCAAGCCTAAGAAAAAGAATGACAAAATTGAATCCGGTATAAAAATAATCCCAGAAGCTGTATAGATGCCGATTATTGACGTGACAGACCTTTTAAAGCCTTCTCCCATTATCGACTCGAATGATAGAATAGCACTATTAGAGGTAGCAAGTGATCTAATAATGCACCTAGTGGAATGTGATCCACTAGACACAAGTTCGCCTTCATATCATAGCGATGTCATAGATAATGTCCTCTCGCTACTCATGGCTCAGACTTCCGACGCGTTTCCAGTTGATGCATCGGAAGAACTGGAAGAAATAGTCGAAGACGCCGCGCGGATCACGTTCGCCCATTTCGCTCCTAGGCGCTCGTATAGCAACACTGATGTTAAGATACCTCCCAATATAGACGTTATTCGCAACAAGATAGCTTATCTTTCGTCAGTACCTCAGGCGGCACAGCGCACACCAGAATGGTACCAACAGCGTCATAATACTCTGACAGCTAGTAGTATTTGGATGGCACTAAGTAGCAGTCAAAGTACAAGGAACAGATTGATATTCGGCAAATGTTCCCCTCTCGACACTTCCAAATACGACCGGCATAACCTGGAGTCATCCCTTCATTGGGGACAGAAATATGAAGACGTATCTATCATGTGGTATGAACGGGAATACTCGACTAAAGTGTCAGAGTTCGGATGTATACCACATCATGAACACTCATTTATTGCAGCATCACCTGACGGGATTAACACCGATCCCACTTCCAAACGGTTCGGAAGAATGGTCGAGGTTAAAAACATCGTCAACAGAGATATTACTGGAATACCCAAGGAAGAATATTGGATACAGATGCAACTACAACTAGAGGTTTGTCAGCTTCGAGAGTGCGACTTCCTAGAGACCAGGTTTATTGAATATGAAAGTTTTGAAGCATTCTTTGAAGACGGCGATTTCTCCAGAAGTAGTGATGCAAAAGACAAAGGTGTAATGGCACTCTTCATCGATCCACACGGTACTCCTAGTTACGAGTACGCACCCATTGGTCTACACAGTGAAATCGAATACAATGAATGGAACGACAAGGTAATGAACAATACGCCAGGTAGAATGTGGTTGAAAAACATATTCTGGAAACTTGATGAAGTCAGCGTGGTTTTAGTTGTGAGAAACCGCAGGTGGTTCAATGCAGCACTACCTATATTCCAATCAACATGGGAAACTATACTTATGGAAAGGGAATCTGGATACCAGCACCGAGCCCCAAACAAACGTGCAAGAATAACCATGAACGCCCCAGTTACACTTAAAGGGTGTATGATTGATGTGCCATCACTGTAGATGCAAATAGAGTATACACATCTTTAATTATCTGACCACCTATTAAAGATGGATAATCCCTGCAATAATATTTCTTCAGCACAAGATGCTAATTATAACGACACACGACAGTATCTTGCAGTATTAGACAGCAACCACGATATGTCTCAAGGACGACAAGACGCTCACCTGCGAGATCATTCTAGAGCAGCCGCTGCGGCTTTAATGAGAAATAACTCCCTTGACGCCGGGATGATCGGTCCTAATCTTATTCATGATGACGTTCAAAGAGAGTTAAGGGATGCTGTAACACAATTTACAAATAACAAGTTTACCTCTATTGGTGGGGTAGCAGGGAGATCTTATGAGCGACATGTTCTTTCAGAATTATTCCAGGACCCTATGGCCACGAGTTTCCAGAAACTCTTGTATGACTCTGAGATGTGGAGTCTTAAGAATAAGCCGTCCCGCACTGCATCTCCACACATTCAACATACTGGGTACAAAGACCAAGCTGCGAAGGCTGCGGATCTGTCAAAGCCCGAACTTATCGATAATGAGGAGACTAGAGATATGATAAACAATTCTCCCATAGGAACACAACCTTTACTCCAGAGCAACAATTGCTCGTGGGGGTCTATAAGCATCACCTGGGAAGATGATATTAACGCAGTTAGAAAACCAAATGGCGATTATTACTACACAATGGACTTGTTCAACGGTTCTGGGTTAAAGCGAGTGGCACGATTCATGATGGAGTTCATGTATCCCGAGACACGTGTGGAACGAGGTGGACTGGTTATAGATGGTGGGTCTGCAGGGGCGCTGAGAATACTTGAAGCGTTGCCTCAAATACAATCGATTGTGTGTCCGGCTGTCGTGGGTGATTCGGCTGCTTTGTGTTGGCACAATATAGGGGGCAAAGGGAAAGAGAGAAACTTTTGTTGCTTCCCTACCTCTAACCAAAATAACATACCAAATGGGTCAGAACGGTTCATAGAAAAGAGTAATCTTTCGTCGGACGGTTTTGACGGGTTCAACACGCAATTCTATTACGAGCGTCCAAGTGGGACTATCTACGACAAGAATAACTATAATGTGTTTTCTTTTAATCTACGTGTATCCGGGAACAGAGTAGATGTCTTGGGTACTTTCCAGTTTACACGAAGTGGTCCTAGCATGGGCCCCACTGTTGGATATTTGGCGCAACTACTCAACGCGGCCAGAAGTAGTGCAAACAATGGATATGATGCAATGATCAGCGCTTTGCAATCAGTAGCCCCAACTGGTTCAGTTTTGAGACTAAATGGATTTCCATCCGATCTCATGAGTGCACTAAGGGATAATGCGATCCCAGTAGGTACTGGACTACAGTTGTTTGAAAGGATATGTTTTGATATTAAACGTTGTGGCGACTGGGAACAGGTGGAAAGTGTCTCAGCTGTGGAGAAACATGATCCTTCTGTTGGAACGGCAATGTTAGGCACAGGAGACATTCTTTGCATGGCACAAGCCAGACTCAAAGGAGAGTGCGGCGCATGGCATACAGAGACTGCTTCTGATCCGACTGGGTGGGAAATAATACTGTTTCGAAACCCAAAAAACGTCAGCGAGGATCAGGTTAAGTTCTTCAAAATGAGAGACATTGTTGGTGTCTTGATCGTGCCGCTGACTATAATAAATGGCAATTCTTTGGGTCTTGTCTTTGATGCACTGACATCGACCATAGTGAAATGCAATCTATCGATCGAGACACTGTGTGAGGGCGTTAGAACACCCGCGAAGTCAATATCAGCGACCAACTTGGCGAACGTTGTAAGACAATGTATAGATACACAGATGCTTTTGGCTCATCCTGACATGCCAGATGAAACCGATACTGTTGCCCTTTTAGAATTATGTAGGGAGTTCAAAGAAACCTTTGATCCTGCTCTTGCCCAACAAGGCAATCAAGAACAACTGGCTCGTGTAGTAGAACAATTTGCAGGCCTGCTTACAAATCCGGTGGATACGTTAGTCACGAATCTTTCGCCTTTTGTCGAGAAGGTTCGGACTGCCCTCTACTCCATAGGCCTGGGAACCGCAGAAGTAGAAGACGTCTGTGAACTAGGAAATCCTGTAGAAGACGCAACTATAGTTCGGATATTTGGCCAACCTCAGGAGACTCCTACAAACATTGATGGCACGATCAATGAAAACTGGATCATAGACAACATGTTTAATTACTTCGCAGGCTGGCATACGAATATCGTTGCCGCTAGAGACAGTATTAGAGAGATAATAAATGTAACTATGATGGCGATCAATATCGATGGCGTGGATGTTTCTTCTGCTCCAGCCGTCGCCAGTTTAGTCACTGCATTCAACGATACATTAGACCAGCTAAAGCCGTATATGTCTACATCTAGCGAATATATAAAAGCAATAACTAGAAGTACAGCGTCTTGTCCCGTTGACTTGATACGGGATATCAATCGAATGTACAAGCTGAAGTCGCTTAGTAATCTTGCTGTGCCTTCAAGAGTTGAGGGAGGTCGTCGCTCCGCTAGTCCAGAGGACCTAGTCCGAATTAGAGATGGGGTAGCAGAGACAAGAGATCTCATCCATGCGTGGTGGGGTGATGGCGAGCAGTTTGCCACTGTATTAGCTGAAAGATTGCTCGCTGATGATGAAGACTTAGGAGGAGGAGGCTCTAACAGAATGAAAGGAGGTAAACGAAGTTCACCCTCAACTGCTGAAGAGACATATGAAGATGCAGTGGCAAACTACTTCGATATGCTGATCCAAGAAGTTATAGGATATCTTAAACTTTGTGACGATGCATATGGGTTAGATACACCCGAAGCAGCTGCAACAAGGGCTGAGGGGTTTTACCAGGCGAAATACTCCTTTTGCAAAGGCATAATTCTCGACAGCGCTGATGGACAGCTCTTGTATGGGCCTAAACTCCCTCAGGATAAGGTGGATTTGTTGACACCATATCTAAACGGTGAGAATCCCATGAGTCCAATACGTGTCTTACAGACCATTTTCGGAGACTGCGATGCGGCCGCAATCATGGGCGGTGTTAATTACAATAACGACGGCGACGGCGACGGAGGCGTAATGGTGGATGATTCTGCGAACGACGATGGCCCGAACGACGATGGTCCGAATGATGATGGTCCGAATGATGATGGTCCGAATGATGAGCTTGGAAGCGGAGACACAAACGGGGTCTTCCCACGTCATGAAGTCGTATCACAATGGGTAGCAAATCCTATCGAAGATGAGAACATGAATATGTGTATAAAGCTCAGACACGCACTAAACGTTCTTTGGAGTGACAGTGGTATCGAAGTCGCCAGAGACGCTTATGAGGTGGCAATGCTACAAGATACGAATAATTCTGATCCTCAACTACCCCATCCTCCAGAAGACGCAGACATAGGTTGGTTTATAAGAGAAGGTGGATCATTCGTAGAGAGAGCTGTCTACAGTGTCGTTGATATGCAAGATGTTCCGACTGCATTCTCCTCATCGCAATGGCAGAGGGAGAATCGTCTGACAAAAACGATGGGTATCGCAGCCGGCAGTGGCCTATTTGGTCTCACATCAACGCTATGGACACCGGTTATGACATACCTAAGAGTGCGCATGACTGGCGACATCGAAGGTTCACGTAACATTCTCTCGGACATCGACGAGTTGATAAACGAATCAATTGGCTCTTACAACTACGAGTCTCATGTAGATAACATGATAACCACCACTATGGAGATCAATCAGCGTTACAAGTTCCTAACCCGAGCACGCGAGGAGGATGTGGATGATGGTGCAGGAGCGGCCAATCAGACACAAGGAACCAACCAAATGGAAGCACCAGCAGCCGACCAAATGGAAGCAGACGAGTTGTTAGCGGCTCAATTACAGCATGTGGAGGATATTGAAGCGGGCATGGACCCTGCACCTGAGATAAGACAGCCAGAAACCAAGAAGCGGAGGGTTAATCTTTTTCTTGTGCCATCACAACAGCAACAACAGCAAGATCAGCTATTTCAACACTGGCATCAACAACAACAACAAGACCCTTTCGATATTGATTATGGTGATGCGTTACAGAACATGTTCTACCCCAATGTCGCAATTCCACAAATGGTTACCGCTAACGGTGGCAAGAAAAAGAAGAATACTGTGGCGAGACGGACGAAGAAGAAAGCTAAGAAACGCAAGACTACGCGAAAGAAGAGCTGTACCGGTAAAAAAAGGAATGCTAGAAACCACAAGAAGAAACAGAAGAAGAAAACAACGAAAAAGAAGAACAAAAAGAAGAAGAAAACCCGCTACAACCGAAAGTGATCAAGTCTATTCGGCCAGTCCCGTTCATGTATCAAACAATTCTATACATGAACTTATGGTGATGAATTAGTCCCGTGCCACATAGAAGTTGACACGAGGCACGCTGGTAAAAGGCGGTGCATTTGGTGGAGGAGGAATAACAGGTTCTGTATCTTCGTATAATGCCCGACAGAACCCAGGCGGGCTACACGTCCCGTTTGTAGGCCTACGCCAGTATCTGATGTTGTTCGTACCACAATGATCGGCAGGAAAGTCGGGATAGTCTGGGTATATTGCTTCCGCAGTGGACTTGACATTATACCCAGGCTTCTTCTTTTCCTTGTATGAGTCTATCAGAAGTGGGCCACCAACTGAGCACGGGTAGCTACCTACTGAGAGGAATCCTTCTTTGCCTTTCGTCACACTAGTTATAAGCGCTGCTAGTGTGATTAGTAGTACCAGTCCGCCGATTGATTTAACAGCATCAAATTGGATCTTCATATATAGAGTAACGTGATATTTTTCTTCAGACCTTATGAATTGAGTTATGTCAGGGTTTAAACTATACTGTTTAGTACATATACTATGGCCAATACAGATCAGATGTTCGTTACGAAACGCAATGGGGAGCGTGTAGAAGTCGCTTTCGACAAGATTCTAAACCGTGCTAAGAACTTATGTGCAAATATTGAACCACCGATCAAGATCAACTATGCACAGTTAGTTATGAAGGTAATCGATCAGCTTTATTCTGATATACCAACCACGACAATAGATGAACTCTTGGCTGAACAATGTGCATCTCTTTCTACTAAAAAGTTAGAATACGGAGTCCTTGCATCGCGAATAGTCGTATCTAACCACCATAAAAACACGCCTGGTACTTTTTTAGACGCGATGGACGAACTATTTAACTTCAAGGACTCTACGGGCAAAAGTTCGCCTCTCATCAGCGAGCACCTGTGGGCTGCAGCGACGTTACATTCAGCTGCAATTGAGGATGCGATAGACTACGATAGGGATTTCTTGATCGACTATTTCGGGTTCAAGACTCTAGAACGCGCCTACATGATGAGAGTAGGTGGCAAAATTGTAGAGCGCCCACAACACATGTGGATGCGTACTGCACTCGGAATACATCTAGGGTCTCCTTCATTTTCAATCGCCGAGACCATCAGAACATACGAGCTTATGTCCATGAAGTACTTCACCCATGCCACACCTACTTTATTCAACGCCGGTACGCCTAGACCGCAATTAAGCTCATGTTATTTGGTTGCTATGGAAGACGACAGTATTGACGGTATTTTCAACACTCTAAAAGAGACTGCTCAGATCAGCAAATGGGCAGGAGGTATCGGACTTCATATTCATAACGTACGCGCCACAGGCACACACATCCGAGGCACAAACGGATCTTCGAACGGGATCGTTCCTATGCTCCGCGTCTACAATATGACGGCGAGATATGTCGATCAGGGAGGAGGAAAGCGGAATGGAAGCTTCGCTATATATCTAGAACCATACCACGCCGATATTTGTGACTTCCTTGACCTCAAGAAAAACCATGGTGACGAAGAGATGAGAGCTCGCGACCTATTCTATGGACTCTGGATTCCAGACAAGTTCATGAACGCAGTGAACGACGATAAGGAGTGGCACCTATTCTGTCCCGACCTTACAAAAGGTCTATCGGACGTTCATGGTAAGGAGTTCGATAAGCTCTACGACAAGTACGTCTCCGAAAACAAGCATGTGAAGTCCATGAGAGCTAGAGATTTATGGTTCAAGATCCTAGATAGTCAGATGGAAACAGGAACACCATATCTCTTATACAAGGACGCTGCTAACGCAAAATCCAACCAGCAAAATCTAGGTACGATAAAGTCTAGTAATCTTTGTACCGAGATAATCGAGTATAGCGACAAAGATCAGACAGCCGTGTGTAACCTAGCGAGTATCGGTCTGAGTACATTCGTCGTCGAAGCACAAGACGGTACAAAGTCGTTCGATTTCGAGAAGTTACACGAGGTCACTAAGGTCGTGACCATCAACCTGGATAAAGTAATCGACGTGAACTACTATCCTACCGAGAAAACTAGAACCAGCAATCTTCTGCATCGCCCGATAGGTATCGGGGTACAAGGGCTTAGCGACGCGTTTGCCATGCTAGACATCGCTTTTGATAGTAACGAGGCATCGGCACTAAACAAAGACATATTCGAGACTATATACCACGCTGCTCTTGAGCAATCCATGGAGATATCCAGAGCCCGACGAGCCGACATGGAGAAAATATCGGCACATGATCAAGTACAGCCTGTAATGGCATGCGAGTATAATCATCTTTGTACGAAGCGCGAATACTCTGATAACGGTATGGTCATCGACGAAGTCTACAGGTGTAGACCAATCGTAGCGGAGATACAATCGGCTCAATCCGGCGGTCATCCTGGCGCTTATTCAAGCTTTATGGACTCTCCGGCAGCAATGGGTAAATTGCAGTTCGATCTATGGGGTGTTTCTCCATCAGACAGATACGACTGGACATGTTTGAAACAACAGATCATGCGTGATGGCATCAGGAACTCGCTACTTGTTGCTCCAATGCCAACCGCTTCAACATCGCAGATTCTAGGTAACAATGAATGTTTCGAACCTTTCACAAGCAACATATATTCTCGTCGGACGATAGCAGGCGAGTTTGTGGTGGTTAACAAGCATCTTATGGCAGAGTTATCCGGTTTGGGCCTCTGGAGCGAAGCAGTAAAGGACAGTATTATTGCCAATAAAGGCAGTATCCAGCATATCGAAGGGTTAACCAATCATATCAAGAATAAATACAAAACCGTATGGGAAATACCTATGAAGCGTCTCATCGACATGGCAGCAGACAGAGGCGCTTTCATTTGCCAGTCCCAGAGTCTTAACTTATGGATGGAAGATCCAAACTACAAGTCTCTTACTTCTATGCATTTCTACTCTTGGAAACGCGGACTGAAGACAGGCATATACTATCTCCGCCGTAAGCCTAGACATCAACCACAACAGTTTACTATAGACCCTTCTAAGCCTGCACAGGAGGATGAGGACGAAGAACCATGTGAAATGTGCTCGGCCTAATACGATATTCGTCTTTCGTTTGTTAGTGAAAATCTCAAACAAACGAACTATTTCCCACTAGACAATGCGGGATTGATATTTAATGAAGGCATCTTATGACCCCATACAAGCATATAAAATAACGAAAACGAACCAACAAGCATACTCCATGTTGCAGCTTTGTCGTTAGACTGTTTCACCATGAACCTCAGTAGAATGAACATTGCAATACTTATTACAACACTGTGAAGGAGCATTTCCATTGGGGATTCCATCTTTCCATAACTAGAGAAAAAAGTGTTGTCTAATGACTTAGTAGCTTCCACAGTACAGCTCATAGATGCGTCGCACGCTAGCATTCTGCTTGACAATATCCGTTCTGTGAACATGTACCATATAACATCTGAAGCAAATTAGAACGTCAGCCATTGAATCATGTGTGCCTTTCGGATCAAACCCAAACATCTTATCATGAAGCTCTGATAAGGTCGGATACTTATAGTATGTATCTCCTTTCTGGCTTACCTTCTCAATGGCACACAGATCCTTTGTATTTTTCATTGTGCAGTACTCTTCCTTTCGGACTCCATCCCTCGTGAAATACTGCTTGCGTTTCCTTCGTATAGCTTCGACCATGCAAACACGCTTGTCGAACGATATATTGTGTGCCACTACAATGTCTGCTGATTGCAATGCAATGTCGAACTCATCAAGAGCAATGCTGATAGGAATACCTTTCAAAGAGGCCCGCCTTTTGGATATCCCATGAATCTGTGTGCTTTCCTCAGGAATATCGACCTCACAATCGATTATGTGGTCGACCATATCGCATTTTTGAGTCTCTGTATCGTAGACAAGCCAACTTATTTGGACAATATATGGCCACTTGTCTGTTTCGAGGATGGAGGTATTGCGACCTTGAGGGAGACCAGTTGTTTCTGTATCGAATACGATAATTTTCATTTCCTCTATATACTGATAATAAACTAACCACGAGAGTTTCGTTCAATTTTACACCGAAAGAAAATTGGCTTTAAGACGATGTCTAAGACCTACTCAGTATAGTAATGCATTTCTGGACAACATAGTGTTATCATTCCATCTTCCCCACCTTCGCCTTTCATGTATGTAAACATCGCAGTTAGTCTATCGCTACCAAACCTCTCGGAGTGGACAGATTCGCCAGACTCAATAGCTTTTCGATAGAACTCCTGGAGCCTCTCGGAATCAATCCGGGCTTCGGCCGCTCTGTGCAGACAACCAGTATCGAGACCATACTCGATTGTCTTCGTGTCAAATCCCACTTGAGATGCAACTGCGGTCATATATAGCGGTTTGTTTTTGTCGATAGGAACGTTGAACCAGATCGAGGAGAGGAACTGCCACAAATTGGGTCCCGACTTGACAAATGCCCTTCCAGAGATCTTCCAGTCGTAGTCTCCCTCTGTCTGAACTGCAAATCTATACCTAAAACGTGTCATTACTCTTTACTTTCACCTTAATTATGGTCGTAAGTTAATGAAAAATGTTCTTCAATTTTGCGAGAAAATAGCTTACTTTCTCTTTACTGTTCTATTTCGAGTATGATGCTTAAACATATTCTCTACAAAGACCGAATGTTTTTCTATGCCATTCGGTTATTCCATTGTCGCGTATTCCCTGCATATGTTGAGCCGTCCCGTATCCTTTGTTACTCAGCAGCCCATATTTACTATCAAGGTCTGGATTACTTTTACAGAGTCCGGCAACATACGCGTCACGTTCCACCTTCGCTAGGATGGACGCTGCCGCGATTGATGTGTACTTATCATCACCACGTTCGATGCAAACAGACCGGTCTGGAAGCAGCATCTCACCTACCATGCGCGTGTGTATCGTGAAATCGTTTCCATCAACCAAAAGCAAGTAATCATCATTTGACTTGAGTTTCTCTTGTACGCTATCGATCGCCTTATGCATCGCCCGATGGGTTGCGCGCCTTATATTGAGGGAGTCGATCTCCTGAGCAGTCGATGAGCCTACGGCCCATGCCACAGCGTTCGCTTTAATGTAGTCGGCCACCTCACATATCTTCTTGTGCGAATGGAACCGTTTGCTGTCTTTCATCAATTCATGCTTGTATGAACCGTCTCTAGGTAAAACGACGGCTGCAGCGTAGACCGGACCAAACATTGGTCCCCTGCCTGCTTCGTCTATTCCCACCTCTATATACTCTGAATCTTCGTAATAGTGTGAAAGGGGCATTATACTATTGTAAAGATGCATATGACCATTTAAGCCGTATCAATTTAACAGCAAACTTTTTTCGAGCGATAGAGTATAATGAAACTTCGAGCAATTCATCTTCTGATTATATTGATTGGTTCGCTTATCTTCTGTAGCGTATGTTCGGGTATCGTTGAAGGCATGACATCTAGCTCTTCTTCCACAGCCGACGTTAGCAAGACTTACGATAATTACGATGACTACTACAATGACAAGACCGGTAGCTCCAGCAACGTAGATGGTAGCTCTGATGCTACTCACAGCCAGTATACTGGGCCAGCGGGTGATACAGTAGACGTATACTCCGGAAATCAAGGATCAGCTGTTGTTGGACCTCGTGGTAATGTAGCAACAACGACAGGCTCTAGCTCGGCATCTACATACGGCAACAGTGCGACCGTATATACTGGTCCCGCAGGAAACAGTGCGGCTGTTGTCAATTCCAATGGTATAACTAGAGCGCAGATCCCTGCTGGCGATGAGGATATGTACATACTTAAATCTCAGATCGTTCCACCAGTGTGCCCGGTGTGTCCCGCGATAACCACATGCCCACGTGAAGAAGCCTGTCCCGCTTGTCCTCCGTGCGCAAGATGCCCTGAGCCAAGTTTTGAGTGCAAGAAGGTTCCAAACTACTCCGCTGGACAGAGTGAATACCTGCCTCGACCTGTTCTGTCAGACTTCAGTCAGTTCGGCATGTAATTAAGACCATATATAGTGTCATCTAACTATGTATTGTCATTTAGCGTCTCATTGTCATTTAGCGTCTCATTGTCATTTAGCGTTTCTTTGTCTTTCTACCCTTCTTCTTCTGTTTCTTCCCGATAGACTTTCTTCCCTTACGAGCTTTACCTTTACTTGCTGAGCGTCGGATCGTACGGCGTTTTGGTTTCTTCTTACCCTTGGTTGGGGCGCGTTTTTTGGACTTCTTCGATCCTTTCCTCTTTCTCCTGCCGCCTGCAGTCTCGTCCATTTCCTCCACAGAGGATAATACTTCTTCATCGCTCTCTTTCGCAGCGGTTTCTTTCGCAGCGGTTTCTTTCGCAGCGGTTTCTTTCGCAGCGGTTCCTACTACAGGCGCAGGTGTCATGACTACATCATCTTCACCACTACTAGCACCACTAGCTGACTCTTTGATTGGCAAGTTGTTTCCAGAGAGCAATAACTCCATTATTGGTACCAGCTTCTTGTCACTGAAGTATGCATTGAGATATGCCTCAGCACTTTGCTGATCAGTGACCTCAATTTCCATTAGTGCTTTATTTTCAGCAACGATGAAACCAATGCCGAGAACAGTGTCGTCCGCAGATTCCTTCGTTACAGGGAAGTTTCCGGCCCCTCTCAGGGTCATCAGAAGAGTTAGCAACTGGCTTGATAGAAGGATGAACGTACGATCTTTTCCTTTAATCGCATTGCTTTGCCAGCAGGCCGTGAAGAGGGATACGATGAAACCATTAAAATAGTCTATATTCGTACTGGCATCTACCCCGGATACGGATTTTAGCGACGACATAGATCTTGTTTCTCTTGCCATGGTAGCAAGCTGTAGAGGGGATGGTTTGGCTAGTCTCCTGACACTTGCGTCACATGCTGCCGAACGTAGAGCACTGTATAAAGATACAGGCCATTCGAATAATATCATATCTATGATTCCTTGCACACTAGAGACAGCGCCATATGGGTTTGAAAATGCGTCACCAACAGTGCCACCAGCGATCAGTCCTGTTAACCATGCAGTCATTTTAGCGATTTCTGCCTCATTATTCTTAGCTATCTCCGAGCATGTTGTCGTGATCCCAAATGTTCCACCAGCAAGTCGAGCAGCAACTTCAAGGGAGCCATCGCATGTCTTCTGGAGTACCTGCGAAGCCGTAAGAGCATTCATGATAGTGGAAGACAAACCACTGATAGACGTGTCTAGGTTAAATAGTTGCTGTGCGAGAGCCTGCTGTCCGATATATACACCGCCGATGCTCAGGCAAGCAAGTGAAAACGTAATTGCCCTGCGGATAGCACCCGGAGCTCCGCCTTTTTGTCTCCTTCGCTTGCCGCCACCCGCTGCCCCGGTATTAAACAAACTGTCTGTATGCACGACGATACTTTTCAGTATATCCGGAAGATGGTTTTTGAAGCTCGCAGTGAAGAGACTATCTAATGGTGTCAGGCCGCCACGAGCACCGCAGGAACGAACGATTGTATCCCATGCCGAGTCTCCGTACACATTCTTCACTATCTCTCGGTTTACGTAGTAAGATCCTAATAGCATCTGCGTCGCCTCTACTCGCAAGAAGTGTTCAGGCTTTGTCACAGACTGACTAAGCACATTGTACGAGTCACAAACAGCTTTAGTTGCTGTCTCTAATTCACTATTCATACAAGAAGCCATTGTTATAAACACTATGAAGATTTTTTCTTTCTTCGTTTGATACACTTTTCATCAATGGTTAATGTTGGACACTTCTCTTCCTGAGGAACTATCCTTATTACGCACTTAGCTTTCTTTCCATATAACGGTTCAGTGCACCCTTTTTCTCTCTTCGACTCTTTCTCGAAGTTGAATAGCTTGTCGTCTTCAGTACACCTTGCCCTAAAGTGTTCATATCTTTCCCGAACATCGCAATAGCTAAGTCCCGATTGTTTTCCTAACATCTTGTTTATTGTCTCATGCAATCGATAGACGTATCTAGAAAACCTATCTCGATTTGCGAAATGTCTGTCTTTGAGAGGAAACGCATTGTAGTTACGAGTGAGATTTGTTCTGCAATGCCCACATGGGAGGACGTACTGAAGACTATCCATAAACCTCCTGTAGTGTCGCTTGTCTTCTTTTGTCGGCTTTACGGGATAGTTAAAGCTCATAGTGTGCAAGTAATGCCACATACTTGGCCCCCAAACGCTGGTTAACATACCGTCACCACTGCCATAGTCCTTCTTGCGATAAGTTTTGGAACGCGACTTCTTTTTCATATTATTCTTCCTTGTTCGGGACATGTTGATATAATATCAGAAAAAGATATACTCCGATATTATACTAAGGACATGGAATCAACTCTATCTACATTTCTCGACAGTACAAAAAAAGATTGTCTTCTTGTAGGAGGCGGTCTGATGATGATAGCAATTGCATATGCAATGCAGGTTGCCCATAATTCCATTGCATATTATTTGGTTGCCGCAGGAGGTCTCATGGCAGTCGGTTATGGAGGCTGTCATTTCACAGGTGAGCTAGTTAGTGCGACTCCCGAACTGAATCGTATCCCTGCGATGCGACGCAATGTAATTGCAGCCTATGCAATGTCAATTATGTTAGCCATCACAGTGATGTACGCTACATACAAACTTGCTTTCTGATCAAAGCAGCAATCTTCTGTTCAACAGGTACGGATGGATCCTTGTTAATGAACGTGAACTTCACAGCACGAATTGCTTTATAGTAGTCATTATCGCTTTTGAATGCGCTTCTTTCTAGATTGATCAAGTGACCTCCTCTTCCTCTAAACAGCATATGTTATCTAGTATTACAACGTGATAAGCCTTTAGGCTGGTTCGTTAGTCTTTTATCCAACATTATCGCAGCTAATACTATAATGTTAGAATCATTGAGAGAAAACGCCAAGAAGGTATTGACTAACCCTCGAACTCTTGTCATATTAGTCGTTGCAGCTGTATTCATAGTCGCCGCAATTTATACGTACAATCAATACGTCAAACCACGACTGGATGTTGCATACGCTCCAAACAAGGAGTTTGTGAGTAAAGACGATTCCCCTGCTTCTGTAGCAGATCTTTACTTCTTCTACACGACGTGGTGTCCTCATTGCAAAACTGCCGCACCGGTCATGGCGAAACTGAAGGAATACTTAGAAAGTCAGGGAGGAAAGGTGAATGGTGTTACGGTTAACATTATAAGCGTTGACTGTGAAGAAGACTCTGCTACCGCTGATAGGTTCAAGGTAGAGGGCTATCCTACAATTAAGCTCGTGCATGGCAGCAAGGTAATCGAATACGATGCAAAACCCGATCTAGACACTCTGCAGAAGTTTCTCTCTTCTTCTCTCTAAGAAGGTTTGAGCCATCTTACATCCTTTATCTGTTACCTCGTCCCTAGTCGTAGAGGAGGAGCATGCTTCCAGCCACACATTCATCCCGGTCAATTCTGATGCATCGCAGGCAACCTCATTTTCGATGCTCTCATCGATCAATGCAGATCGTTCTATCATCCTGTGGATTTTCAAGAGGAGTGTATGTAGGTAAGTAACACCCGTTATGTTTTCTTGAGTGATCGACGTATCACTACTACTCCAGATGTTAGGGAATCCTAGTATAGTATCCCTATCTTCTACGCCTTCTGCACAAATATCTAGCGGGTAATTATTCACTAGTCCACCGTCTGAATAACACCCGCCGTTATATATCACTGGTCTGAATGCTAACGGGGCTGCGGCCGACATGGCAGCTGCTGTATGAACGGGCAAGTCTGGAAATGTGGTATGCGACAAAACTACTTGGCTCAAAACATTGCTTGCATTTAAGTCAACCGTAATAAGTTTCATGGTTATACCAGTCTTCTCGTACATCTGCATGAGTGTTGCGTCCTCTGCAAGGTCTATAGAAGAGAGAATAGGCTTGAAAATTATTCTGGAGAGGACCACTGCATCGACACCTCCGTACTGGAAGATATCCAAAAGATCGCTAGTTCCGTTTTCGAACGCCTTGTCCCACGGTCTCTTTACGATATAGTCTTTTATTGTCTCCATTTCTAATCCAGACGCCACCATTAACCCAACTAAAGCACCCGCGGATGTGCCGGTTATAGTCTTGATATTCTTGATGTCCCAGAACGCCTGTTTTTCCAGTTCGTAGAGGGCTCCTATTGTCATGAGGCCCGAAGGCCCACCGCCAGCTATGACTATATGTTCTATTGTCATTAATGAGACGTTCGCTAAGGGTTTAGATCTTTTTTCTAAGGAGTAATTAGTTATGGACTCGATATTTACACTAGATGATAGCGAAGACAAGCGAAAGATCAACATGGACGAACTATACGAAGAGAAACAGAAGAGGGACTTGATTACAGTTGGTGTTTACAACAAGATTCTGAACCGTGTTCAGTCTAAGATAAGGACTACGTCTCGGCAACGGAATAATATGCAGTGTTGTTGGTATGTTGTACCCGAAATGATGATTGGAGTACCTGCATATGACCATGGCGGATGCATAGCGTATCTGATAAACGAGCTGCGGGATAACGGCTTCATAGTACGTTATACTCATCCGAATCTTGTTTTTGTGTCTTGGGCCCACTGGATGCCGGCACATGTAAGAGATCAGGTTAAGAAACAAACTGGCGTACTTATCGATGGGTTCGGCCAAGAAAAGAGACCGAAGAATACGGACAATTCATCGAATGATGATGCCTCTTCACAGGATCCGAATATGCTTATGTTTGGGACCAAGTCAAAGACTGTCTCTCTTAAGAAAGATAAGAAGTCATTCAAGGAAATAAGCTCTTATCAGCCATCAGGTGGTATGATATACAACAAAGACCTCATGAGCAAAATAGAAAACAAGTTGATATAAGTGATACCGTCTTCTCATATACTACAGCATCACTTCACCACACATGTGTTCTCCAGGTCTCTCATTATCTTTCTTTTGTCTCGAAGAGTGAGATCCCTTGTCGTCTTCGCGACTGCTTCTGCATATCTAGCAGAGTCTGGATGATTGCTATCAGCCCAATTGGGATACTGTCCAGGTATTTTTGCCAAATCTTCCTTCGCTACTTCGCGGCTTAATACATCGATTGCTTTTCCAGACTGGTCCCCCTCCCAGCCGTCCTGTTGATCTTTGACGTACCATTTTTCTTCATGAGTATGAAGGGGGCGATCGATCTGTGGGAGACCGCCTAGCTTCTTTGATATTATCTCTGTGATTAGACTAGGATCCCCGCAGATTAGCCCTGAGTTACGCTGTAGATCAAGTTGTAGCGACTTGGCGAAGTCTTGGATGGAGAGCGCATTTTTACAGTGCTCGTTTAGAAAGAAAGAAATGTTGAATGTTTTGTTGTGACTGTTCGTATGGGTGGTATTATGATGTCCAGATTCTGCGAGCATCTGCATCATAACCTGGTTTTGATCAAGAAGCTTTCCCATGACCTCAATGACAGAACGTTCAGTCACGTTAGTTGGTTGAGCGGCAGATGTCGGTGTGTTTTTAATCGCTAGGTTCTCAGTACCGAGCAACTTTTTGCATATGCGTTTGTGACGAGACAAGTTAGACCTATTAGCGTATTCCTTACCACAATCGCAGTGAAAGGTCTGAGCAACTTTTGGGCAACTTTTTGTTGTCATTTTGTTGTCATTTGTTGTCATTTCACGTTTTTTGTGTTTTATGGTCTGAATATGTTTTTTCCAACTCGAAAGTTTACACGTTGTATAGTCACAACTTTCACAGTGGTGTGAATGGGCAACTTTTGGGCAACTTTTTGTTGTCATTGTTGTCATATAATAGGACAACAAAAAGTTGCTTAAACCGTTTGAAAACGGGTGTGTTTAGTACCTTTTTTTCAGTCCTACATAACACCCCTACATGTTTTTTGAGTGATAGACTCTGTTTTACTTACAAGCGTCATGATAAACAGCATTTTTTTTTCGCATTCTCATCCTCAATTTCTTAGATAAATGATATCTTCTCAGATTTTCTGTCAAAAAATCAAGGATGAAAACAGTGTTAAAAAGTTACGTTTGTTAAGACGCCTTTACATAGACGTATAGAATCGGTGCAGAATATGTACTTACAAGTATGTAAGAGATATAGCAATATAGCATATACACGAAGAGAAAAAAGCACACAAATACACGAAGTATCTTGCTACAGAGATGGAATGAAGGTTATATAGATTACTACTGATCTACATAACTTGTGGTGATCGCTTATTTCTTGCTTGAAGATTTTCTCGTTCCCTTTCTTGAGCGAAGGTTGTAACGAGGAAGCTTCTTATTTGTCTGCTTTCGGCAGAAGGATCTCTTCTTACCTAGTGCCATTCTGCAGCCCTTAGTATGGCGACACTTGGCTGTTTTAAGACCCTTACATCCGGACTTCTTAATTCTCTTTCTGTAGGCTCTCTTTGCGCTTGAACGCAACGATCTCTTTGAGGTTTTCTTACCTCCCGACAACTTACTGCAACAATCAGTCATTATGCATTAAGTTGAGAAAATTGTTTGATTAGGTGTTCTTCTCGTCCTCATTCTCAGGACTATCAACCGGTACTTGATATTGTGGGTAGAAGTAAGGCTGGATACCTGCGAACGGTAGGTATAATGCCTGCTCTTTCTTAGCCAACTCATCTTTTTCTCTCTTCAAGTCTTTTTCAACTGCCTCTACTCTTGATATTGTCTCTTCAGCTTTTGCAATCACCTTAGCAGGGGCATCATTATATTGATTAGACCCTACATATGCGGATTTGAGCGGTTCTGCAAGCGCTTTCTCCGAACTGGTTTCCCTCAGCTTCTCAACCTCTGATGCGATAACATCGGTGTCAATTTTTTTCACTGCATCGCCAAGCAATTCCTCTTCTTCTTCTAGCAACGCGGCTTTCACCGCATCCTCTGATGAACTCGCACCGGTTAGATCCTTAGTTGGCTCTTCTGAGTCTGAGCCAATTGTTGACGGAGCACTTGCTATCGTGTTTGCTATCTCGGCTTCTAACGCTTCTATCTGTGAATTGCTAGTTTCTCTCATTTTGGATTCAACGATCGCCTCGAAGAGTTCCAGTCCTTCTATGAAATCGCTTTCACAGCCTATGTAAAGATCGATAATCACGCCTCTCGCTTTGACAACGAGATCCTGAAGTTTGGCTTCGGTTAGTGCTGGACTAAGGACAACAGACTTCTTTGACTTATCCTTAGTAACTAGGAACATGGTGTCTATGATAGTCACTAGTTTGTCCTGGTTATCACTAGTCGTTTTCATCATCTTGTTGATATGATCAGCATAAGCTTTGAACAAAGGATCGGACAGCGTGCCATCATGCTTTTGTGTGAAAGGTTCACCTCTACCGCACCCTTTGCTTCGGTGAAAGTCACGCAGCGGAATCTGGCTGAACTTAGTAACTACTGGCTTACCATCGGCACCTAGTGGGATTGATTTATTGCCCGTGAACGCCTGGTAGAATGTAAGCACATCATTTTCATACTGGCGTTTCATGGCGTCTGACATACCTGTGAACCCTCCATTGTCGTAGTCGTACATATCATAGTATAGCTTCTCTAGCTCGGGAATACCCGGTTCTTGATCCAAGTTTTTGTCTTTACCTCGTGCCCGATCATAGTTCATGCCGCAAAAGTCAGGACTAACAGTTATTGGGACATCTGGTTGCACATTGAAGTCTTTGTTGTTGACGAGAGCATTCAGTCGTTTGGAACAGATGTTGAGTTGCTTGGTTTTCGCTCCTTCGGGAATATCTGCCTTCTGCATTATGCCAGCTTGTACTGGCCTACCAGTACTATCCTTGTAGCTGTATGTAGGGTTGATAGTAGTTAATATCGCCGAAAATAGGTGCGCAGCCTTGACGTAGTGCTTCGCGAGGCCGATACATAAACGTCTCTTAGTTGTCTTGTTAGACACGTCAAGATCGTCCAACTTACTCTTCTTCAAAAAAAGCACCCTCTCGTTGTCCATCTCATCGACAACTACACCATCCTTTGTTCTTTGGGCCAAGAATCTTACGTCTAGATCGTTTAGGTTATTGGCAATGATTTCCGACGTCATAATAACTAGATTGTTGCAGTAGTCTGCATCAGCCAGCTTTTCCATATCTCGAAAGTTTTGTGTGAGAATATAGTTCGTTGCCACGTAATCTATTTGCTTTGCTAAGGACACTTCTCCTGTTTTATCGCTTGAAGTGCTGTTACCCATGATACTATGTAGAATAATTAGATAAAAAATTGCAGTTGAATACAACATATTCCTTGTGACAAGATTCTCAAATGAGTGGCGTGAAAACTAAGAAGGTTAAGAAAGACAGAAGAGACAAGAAAGCCCTTTGGGATAAGTTTGACGAGGAAGTAGCATCTACTAATGAACCGATCCAATGTGTATATAGAACGTCTGGAGAGAGGGAGACATGCGATTGTTGTGGAAACCAGTTGGCTCTAACTATTGAAGGCTTCCAGGCCTGTCAGAACAGCAAATGTGGCGTTGTGTATACCGATACCATCGATCGCAGTGCAGAATGGCGATACTATGGTGCCGAAGATAGCGGATCATCAGACCCGACACGATGTGGAATGCCGATCAACCCACTGCTCAAGGAATCGTCTTTCGGATGCAAGGTGCTGTGTAATGGAGGATCTTCGCACGAGATGAGAAAAATCAAGAGGTACACAGAATGGATGGGAATGCCGTATAGAGAGAAGTCCCAATATGATGAGTTCCAGCGTATCTCCATGCTAGCTCAACAAGGAGGTATCGCTAAGATTATCGTTGATGATGCGATGAGATACCATAAGCGTATATCTGAAGCTCGCACGTTCAGGGGTGAGAACAGAGAAGGTATAATTGCCGCGTCACTTTACATATCATCGCGCATAAACCAGTTCCCCCGCACACCAAAAGAAATTGCTGAGATATTCAACCTAGACAGCGACGTCGCTACGAAAGGCTGTAAGAACGCTGTCAACATCATCAATGGGTTGGAACATGAGTTGGACAACAATGAAAGAACCAGACTCTGTATGACTACCCCGTCATCTTTCATTGATAGATACTGTAGCAAACTTAGAATGACTAGCGATCTCAATAAGATCTGTATGTTCGTGGCAATAAGAATTGAACGAAATAAGATGGTTCCAGAAAACACTCCACATTCCATCGCAGCAGGCATCGTGTATTTCGTTGCTCAGGTTTGCAATGCCGCCATCTCCAAGCAGGCGGTTAGTGATGTTAGCGGAATTAGCGAAGTAACTATCAACAAATGCTTCAAAAAGCTTGACTCACTTAAAAACGTATTGATCCCATCGCAGGTGTTAGACCAATACACTAGAGGTCAGACATCCCGGTAACAAACATCATATATCCTGAACACGTCTCGGTTCCTACATTCGCTTTGCGCAAGACTAGGTAGAGAATCACATTAATCGTAATTAACCCTAATAGCAGGGGTATCCAAGTTTTCTCTTGCATGTCAAGACCAACATTACGTCCTGATATTAGCATGACAACAACAAGACCTATGAGATAACATATAGTGATATGCAATGATGTCGTGCATATCACTTTTCCAATATGGCATTCTCTTGTTGGCATTATCGAGACCTCTATACCACCCTCTGACGTTGGTACCACTTTCGTGAAGTTTCTTCTAGTTTCATGCATCATCTGCATTCTCGCAGTTTTGATACACGAATATTCAATTTTGTCCGAGGGGTCTATTTCTTCTAAGAAAGTCATATGCATAAAAACCGACTGAGTTAACAAGAAACGCCCTTGCCATACATACACCATATCCCTTCCACATGTTTCCATGTGCTGCTGCTTTCACAGCTGACCAATTATTTGATATTTGGCGGTTTCTCATAACATCTAGAGGATATGTTGATGTCCAAGATATCATGCCAGCGAGACCTCCCGAAATCAAGGGATGTATTTCGGATTTCCTTGCACTCTCGAAAGTCATGAAATAGAACCCGAAAGATATGCTCTCTCTACAGGCGGTCGTAGACAGACCCTTCTGTCTGATAACTGCATCCCACTTTAACACTTTCCCAGTTTGTCGTTTTACCTTTCCGATGTCGGCTAGGAATACCATTGGCGACATGATTGTGCCACTAATGAAACCTCCCCAAAACGGTCCAATATCTTTTTTCCGCAGCAATTCATACGTCCCGAAGCTAGCGGAGCATATTCCTACACTAGTAAGCAATGGATATTTCAGTCCAGCCATTGGGGAACGAAGTTTTGTCGATCCATTCTGTATTCTAACCTTTAGTGTGTCTAATGGGTGCCCCACCACCGCCTGAATAAGACCTGATACACCACCATATATGTAGTCTTCCATAGTTGTACATATATATCAAGAAACGTTTAACTTCTTAGGAGTTGAAGTTCATTTCACCAACGACATGACATGTCATTGGTGCTGCTGCATGACCTGTGCCACCTAGACCATATGCGTAAGTCGTAAACTCAACATATCCGCTCGAAATGTTGCTCACACGTCGCTCAACTGCATGTACAATAACTGCCTTACCTTTGGGTACATACAACGGCGGACTTACAGTTAGAGATTCCGGTGTGTAGGTGGTGCTACCTGTTATGAAAGGATTGTATATCGACGAGCCGCCACTTGGCACAGTCTCAGTACGTGTTTTGATTTTTCTAGCATAATTACTATTAGTGTTGTTGTTTTTAATGTCGGTTGGTAGCATGTTGGAAGGCCAGCTCGAAGCAAAAGAGAAAATGTGCGTGTAGCTAGCTGGTGTACCGGTCGCAGTACCGTCCTCATACGTTACCCACAACTCAAAATCGACTATCACAGAAGATCCGGTCGTGTTGCTTATTGAGGTGTAGAGCCCCATTCCTTGAACAGTAACAGCTCTTATCAAACAGTCGTAACTCATCAAATGCCTGGTTAAAAAGACGCTAGAACCTTGACCAGTATTTGAAACTTCATAAGCACTCCAACCATCACTTGATGCATGTTCTAAATAAGATGTCGAACTGGTAAGTTGTTTGTTTGATGATGTAGTACCGTTCCTGATTGAAGTTGCGATGACGCAATCGAATCTATAGGGTGATGTCTGAGCCCAGTTTGTGTAAAGTGGTGTAGGTAAACCTGAAAATCCTCTGCGTTGAACAGGAAACTGGTTTTCGTTACCACTATCAAAAAATTGTATGCCATTTGCTGCTGTCGGAAATGTGCCTCCACCAAGATTATTTAGATAATTTGTACCATTAGAGTTCGATGTTCTATAAATTAATGTAGGTTCTTGCATATTAATGAAGTGTCCAGACGTAGCTGTCGACAGCTCACCTATTATGATAGTTGATGATGTATTGCGTGTAAACGCATTAGATTCCATTGTACTTGCACCTACAACGTTCCGAGAGTTCATATTAAATCCTGAACCATTGAAGAAAAACGTATTGCCTCCACCCATCGAGAACGTACCGGCAGTATTAGCGATGTTATCACTGCGAATAAGTATGTTTCCATCCGTAACAAAAGAAATTGTTGAAGCTGTACCAGACGTCTCCGTATTAACAGAGAATCCTGCTCCAGCCTCGCTAGTCTCGAAGGAAACGTCCCCACCTTCCTTCATCGAGAATGTCGGGTGGGCTCCTGGTCCGCCATCCATGTCAATCCCTGCCACCCCGTTCACACCGTTGATGTTCAAATAACCATCCGACAGTGTAGCATTTGTTTCATCGAGATTGAGTCGACCTTGGTTGATATTGACATGTCCTTCTTGAAAAACATAGTCTTTCGTGGTGGCGGACATGCTGTTTTTGCCTCTTGGATCATGTGAAAGATCGCCACTCGACAATGAGTTAGTATATGCGGTCCCAAAAGGATTCGACGGAGTGTCTGTGACGTATACAGTAGGGGTGTTCGATGGGAGGAGACCTTGTGCGTTGGCGACGATCGACCATCCTTGGTCGTCTCTATTCTGGTATAATGATAGTCTAAACGTCCCAGCACCACCGCTAGATTTGAGCTGTGCCTGCAGAACAAAACCATCGTATGTACCTAGAAACATGATTCTTAGTCCGGTTATTCGGGTTACCGAAAACCATGTTGACGATTCAACATCAATGTAATGTCCAGAACTAAACTTACCCCCGCATCTTGCAACTACCCCGGAGTGATGGCTTCCACTGCGCTCGTGTATGTAGAAGAGACCTTCTGCACGAAGCGCATTTCTATCTGTCCCATCTCCTGCCTTAGCTATAGTGAGCCAATCCCCATCTTGAAAATTAGTTGTATCAAGACCGAAAACGACTGTCTCTCTCAAGGCGTAATTACTAGGTACGATCGATACGCCGTTGACATTAAGTGTGGAGAACGATGCATCGACACCAGTTATATCATTGCAGCTTATATCATTGCAGCTTATATCATTGCAGCTTATGTCGTTGGCTCTGATATGTCCTGGAATACTTACGCTTTCCGAACCTATATGTGTGTGCGTTTGTCCGTAAGCAGCGCTTATCGTTGCCTCCTTAGCCGTAACGGGAGGTAGATTGCCCTGCTGGTTGAAACCACCATTGACTTGCCAGTACTGGACGTTTGTGACTCCATTTTGAGGGACGTCTTCGATGTTTTCTTCGTTCTCGTAGAACTTGACTTCAAGGTATTCAGCCTTGTTTCCCGTGGCTGGATTATCGAGTTCGACATAAAGATTGTATCTGTGATTAACCCCTTGTATTCCATTACCTATTTGAAGAGTGGTATCTGTCTTGGTGATGAATACTCTTTTAATTAAAGGTTGTCCTTGCGTCGAGGTAAGGTCAATGTATGCGCTATCATCAATATATATCGCCTCAGAGGTATCTGACGTTGCTGTGGTTCCCGATACTGCCCCTGTGTTCACGATTACTCTACCCCTCAATACATGCGTAAGCAAGGGTTGGTTTATTCCCGGATCGGAAGCGGTGATTCGAAACGTACACGCAGCCTGTACACTTGTATGAACTCCACTAGCTGACGCAGACGGAGTTATTATACCAACCCATGCTAGAGGTATCCAGTCTGATGTCTGATCGAACGTACTCCTGAATGGACTGGTTAGCGTGCTGGCTGTCATAATAAGGCTGTCACCCTGTGTGATCGTATTGCGATCAACTACGACATCTTGCTCGAATGAAGCGTTTAGCGAGACGTCTAGTGTACCTTCGACTGCGACATTGCCGCATATATCGACATTTCCTTCGACAAGTAAGTCGTTGAGTACCTTCACATATGGCGCTCTGAACGGAACAGTAGATATGTTATTCGCTCTTAAGTAGAAGTCGAGCGTAGGGTTCCAGTCGAGTTCATCTAGTACTAAAGCTCTGTCGTAGGGGTTACCAAGGTTAGTTGAACCAGTTATAAAGCAAACAGGGTTGTTGTCTGCCTGAAATACCGTATCATTGAAGCTGTCAACGACCGTATCTCTGTACGGCTCCCATCCGTAATAGCTAGTGTTGTGTGAAACCCTTATCTGCCCCCGCCAATCGGCGCTTGTTGAGTTAATCTGTAACTGGAGTATGGCCCCGTCGTAAGTCCCCTGATCTGGAGTTGTGCTTGTGTTGTTAGTGAAATATACTATGCGTATGGCTCGCCATGACAGTGCCCCACCATACCAGTCATGATGAACCATGTTGATCGCATTCCCTCTTCCGAACTTATGCGAGGCATGAAAGTTCATCGTTTGGTGAACCCCCGACTGCCATGATTCGACTTCGAAGTAGGCGTCTGCTCTAATATTAGAAGTAGATGACGCTCGTCCTGCTCGAGCAATTGTTATCCAATCTCCTGTATTCACCTGCGTGGCCTTTATATATGCCCAGTCGAACGACGTCACTAACGGATAGCCGGTCCGGCCGGTGTTGCTCAGCTCTTTTTGGTCTATCAGTGTGTCTTCCGGGAGGATAGCCTGGTCGCGTACCAGCAGGTTGTCACATGATATGTCTGTCGCTTCGACAGTATTGAAAGAAGCATCGCCCCCTGAGCCACCAGCACCCTTCGCTCCTATGTATTTGATGTATGATAGCTTGGGTTGGTCGGTAGCAGCGTTCGGTATGTTTGCATTGAGGGCTGTATCGGATCCGAATATCTGCACAAACCCAGACTTAGGATCGACTAACCAAGCAAAGTTACCAGTAAAATAAGGTTCTTGGAATCCATTAGACTTCGTTAACACCGGAAGGTAGGAGTTCCAGCTAGGATCGTAGTTGAATGGTATCATGTCTGATAACCCACTAAACTGACTATTACTATTGCTAGATGGATCTGGAACATACCATGTTCGCTTAGGATCGTTTCCACTTCCAGGGAGCGCTTGTTGTAAAGTGACGTTGTAATAGAAACGAAGAGTCCCACCGGCTAGATCCACAAATGAACCATCAGTTACGCTATTGTCTGTAAACTCTTGATGCTTTGCAGGGCAACCATAGTACGTTATACCGCCAGACGTATACGTTACATTGCTCAGGTCGGCCGGAAACGACGTTGAAAATATTGTATCATTGATGACATAATCTGTGAAAGGGTACCTGTTGGTCGGGTTAGTGAATGGCTCTTGGTGCACAACATTAACCACATTATTCGCCTCCTTAAACAGTGAGTTTATCTTCTCTTGATCAGTGGCTGCCATATGTTTCTATTATATGAAGACAATTTTACATATTAGAAACCGTAGTGTTGAGCTGTAGGGATGATTTATGCGTATAATGTTACCCACTCAAGCGATACTCCTCCGATGTTATCCGTGCTATTGACGTCGAGACCTATACTTATTGTGACCTCCGTAGCCGAAGGCGCACTTGATGTCGTGGCCCATACTCTTTGTCCATCAATCTGGTTCGCGACTGGCCCGTACTTAAGCGCAATTCCCCTCTGTGCCGAGTTTGATGTCCGAGCTTGACCATCATAAGCATTGCGCGACGGTGTAGACGAGTTGAACTCTTCGTGGAAAAGCCAATAACCTTCTGTTGCTGAGGCGCTACCAGACGGAGTAGATACATGACTGATCATTGTTCCGCTTCGATTATTGACTTTGATTGTGTACCCGTAACCTAGAAGACTCGTGCCACTAGGCAAGCTTGGAAACGTACTGGTCGGGGGCATCTTCACTGTAAATGTTACAAACTTGAGTGTCCTTGAAACCGAACCAGTTTGACTACCATCCCACCATAAAGCAAATGCACTTTGCGTATACGTGAATGTATAACTTGCGCCAGTTGCAGTTAGAGAAGAGTAGTCGTGGTTTATAGAGCCTGGATTATAGTATATGCTCGCGTAGTTGATATATGGCATAAGCTTAGCGGTCGGCTCACCTGGGCTCCTAAATGCTCTATCAGCCCACATCAGTTGTTCGTTCGCTAGAGTCTGGGTATGGCTTAGGTTGGTCGGCGCAGCTGTTATACTTTGGCCAACTAGAGTTCCTACCGGATTACGAAGGGCAAACACAGCACCATTGCCTAGTGTGTCCTGTAAGGCAGAGCCCATCTCGATAAAGTTATCCGGTAAAGTTCCTGGTGCTGTCCCTGTGGGGCTCGAGTCCCAGGTGAAGTCCCACCACAAATACTGTCCCGCTGGTCCGAATAGAACATCTTTCGTGGTTGTGAAACTAGCTGTAGGTCTAGCAACGTTGTTATCATACTCAATTTCAATAGCGAATTGATCTCCACTGAACAATGTGTCTGCAACGTTTCTCGAATATCTGATCCCGAGTGCTGTCGATGATCCCGAATCCCACGCCAATCCGGGTTCTATGTTCGTCGATGGGTTATGTAGTGTTGTAGTTGGAGTGATAGGAAACCCAGACGGCCACGGGTGGGTAGATGTCTGTGACACTGGTGTCTCAATACTATCTTGATACTTCGTGATGACGCTAGATATGGTCAGGCTGCGTCTCCAGTACTCGTCTAGCTGGGATATCTCATAAGTGAAAGCAATAGGAACCGGCGTAGATGTGGTTGGAGGCATGCTCAGTCCGAAGAACTTGAAAGGAAGTGAAGTAGTGGGATTCACGTAGGATGTCAAGCTGTAAGCAGTATCCTGTGTTGGTTGTGTCCCGATATAAAAGTTGCCACTCTGATCTATGCCCGATGACTCCTGGCCTCTAGGACGAAGGCTAAGGCTCAAAGTAGGAGTTGTCTGATTCGAGGAGGTGTAATATTGATCTATTATCTCCACAGTGTAGGGGTTGTAGTCGTAGTTACTGACATCTGGGAACGAGGACAGTGATATGTTCAAGACTTTAACGAAGTTAAGAGTTGCGTCGATATAGTACCCTTGCTTTCGATGTATGTCGATCGTTGTCGCTGACGATCCTCCATCAGCGATGGTGAGTTGTGATTGCACTGTGCCCCCTAACCCATTATTACCTGACAGAGAAAATGTCGTACTGGGTAGGAAACCGTTTATATCACCAGCTGCTTGCATCGCTGGATAAGGGCCTGAACCACTGTACGCATTTGCTACTTTGTTCTCAAAATTAGCTATCTTAAACCCGACACTATCAACGCCCACCAGTTCACCTGAACTTCCAGGTACTAAATTAAGACCCCAAGTGATCGGATCTGATGACGAAGAGTAGTCTAGGTCGAACAAGTCGGTTGCTACCAAGAACAGCACTTTCTCTATGACATTTGTTGAGTTAGCTGGATAGGCGTCCGATATCCTATTACCAGATGGAAATGTTGATGAGCCTTGCTGAGCGATCTCGAGTTCGTAACCACTAGTTGATAGAAGTCGGGAAACGCTTGCCTCTGCTTCTTGTCTCGTGGGGATGCCTGTATTAAAGGAGCTATCTGTTCCGTACGCTGTTGAGACTGCATATGCAGGTGAAAACGTCGTTGTTGATGTCTTACTTATCATGTAAAAGTCATTTGCGGTATATGTGTATTCGGGATACCACTCCATGGCACCGCTAGTCGGGCTTGTTATCTCGCCATTATTTAATGAGTATGTGTTCGATAACGCATACGTCGAGACATATGACGCGTCGAGCAGACCTGAATACAGGTTCCTGATGCTTGGGATTTGTTTCGGATTGGGATCGGGCACTCCCGATATGTCGAAGCCAAAACTTAGGGTGAGTCCGAAATTGGACGAGATCGTTTGATTCGCACCAGTTCCTGACCAAGGTACATTGAGGCTTACGTCCGCCCCACTGAGATCATCATTATAACCTTGCAATGTGAATGTGGCATACGATTGTGTGTTGATGAACTCGATTACGGTTGGTGATGTTGGTCCACCCAAGCTTCCTAGTGTGATTGAGTTACCGCATCCATCCGGGATGTAAAGATAATTGTATGGGACAGGGTTATTAGCCGGATACGCTGGATCATCGCAGTTTTCAATGCCGAAGTTATCAAGAAAAACTCGGAACTGGTAACTTCCGCCAGGAGATAGAACATTCGTGTTCTTGTAGAGAGTGTATGGTGCGATGTTAGATCCGTTCGCGTCCTCTAAGCTAGGTGTTTGTTGACCTGGCGGCCCTCCAATAACTGCTTTAACTACTGTTGGCGGAATAAATGGTCTGTTAGTTGTCCCAGACATTGAAAGGTCCACCCAACTCAAATCTGAGGGTGCTTGTGATGCATTGCTCCAATCAAAATACTGTATGCGTATCTTTTCAAAGAAAGGGATCTTGAGTACTGGAGATACCACTGGTGCGCTAGAGCTAGAAGGAGGATATTGTAGTGCCTGTCCGAATGGTACAGCCGCTTGAGTCTGAGGGGGAAGATTCCATGATAAATCTATTGCCGCTGTAACAGTATTCAGTACCCCAGAACCGTCGGTGCAACTATCAGGTTTGTCGAACAGGTAATATGAGAGATCAGCTTTTGTAGTAATGTAGTCCGTATTGAGTGATACTACTGCCTCTCCACCTCCACCGGTAGCAAGACTAACATCGAACTGATCTTCATCAAAATGAATGCCAGACACATCTGTTGTCGTAGTGATTGTTCCGTTATTATGCCCACCACTTGTAATTGTTCCCAGACCGCCACCTCCTTGAGAGGAGAGCTTTGTTCCTTCATAGCGTATAAACGATATTCTCGGTCTGTTTCTTTCAGTTGTATAATCAGTTGATGTGGAAAGATTGAACGTATTGTCTAACGTATTCTCAGACAGATAAAATACCAAGAAACCACTTGCGTAATCCATGACCCAACCCAGCGAACTCGGGTTATTGGTTCCCGTAGCAGATTGCCAGGCTGTCGATCCGACAGGATACTTGACGATAGGGGTGAACATGAACGTATTTTGATCATTATACTTCCACGGGATAGTGTCCCTAAGTCTGTTATTATCCGTGCTCCAAACCGAAGCGTTGCTTGTATCCGGTAACCACCACGCCTGGTTTTTTTGCTGAACCGACACTAGATATACGTCCTTATAAAACCACAGTGCTGTAGGATTTCCGTTAGCATCGTGCACCTGAGTGGCACTTATTGACTGATCCCAGACATCATTATTCCAGGCGCTTGATTGTATGGATGCAGATGCATCCATGCTTGCGAGAGTATGTTGGAGGTTCACAGGAACATCTTCAGTATAGACACTGTTACCGAAAACCCCATTTAGCGTTTTGTATTTCTCATTGTTGAACAATGAGCTTCCTTGTCCATCACTGGTTAGCTGACTTTGTGATACACCTTGATACTGCTTGAAGAGTAGAGAAAGTTCATTATCATCTGTGATCGCCGAGTTACTCATTATCGTATATATATTGTGATGCTACAATAAATATGCGTCTTTACCTCTATGTTATCGCTCGTACCGTTACGAGACCTACTTCTAACATTGCTGGAAGGCCTACACAAAAGAAGAACTCTGCACCGTTTGTTGAAGTTGTGGATCCTGTATTGCCCGTGTTTTGATTAATGATATGTTTGGACGTTGAGCTAGCCGAATACGATCCGATGCCATTATTTATGCCCGCGGTGCTTATAGGAGTCTGTGCTGCCGCATGGGTGGTGAAGGATGTGGAGTTGGAAAACGTTACAGCGCTGTCCAACCACGGTGTGAATCCTTGTGCAGTACCATCGACGTTATATCTACTCGTAGAGTTAATGAGATTCTCTTTGTAAAACAATAAGTAGTCATGTGCGAAAAGGAGTGTGTTACCAGTGTCGTCTTCCACTTCGACTTCCCATGAACTAGGGAAAACCGCGGTGGTGGATATATAAGAAAGTTTGAAGACAACCCATTTAACATTGCTGTAAGTATTTTGAAACGATGATCCTTGTTGTGTGTAATCTATGAAGAGACTACTGCTATAGTTTACAGCGCTAGTATCTCCAGTACTGCTGTAACTTGAATAGTCAACGGTTTGCAGATAAAAATTGCTACTGTAATCGACATATGGGTCCAGATGCAGCTTTGCTGGTGGTAAGCTTGCACCTCTCCATGCGTCCTTTGTCCACATAGCTTGGTTCGAGTCGATCTGGTTCGCGAAGGAGTACGCTTTTGGTAGGTACGGTGCTCTTGCCGAACCGGTGCCCAGTGTCGAAGTCGGCGCTTGCTCTGTGAACGGTATGTTCGAGACACCCGTTGTAGTATTCAGAGCAACCAAAGATCCTTTCCATCCAACAGTGTTGCTCAGCCTTAGGACGCTGTTTGGCAGTGTGGTACTCGAGGGAAGTGCTCCACCAGCCGTCCAGGAATAATCCCACCATAACATCTTACTACTCCATTTTAAGTTGTCGAAAGAATCGACAGACGAAGATGGTGTTCTTAGAAGGTTGTTTTGGTTGTGTACTTCGATCTCGAAGCGCTGGTACCCAACTACTGATGCTCCCGATGGATCTGGTTGTCTACTATATCCACCATTATGTTGATTGAATTGACTGCTAGGATATTGCAGTGTTCCAGAAGGTAATGTGAAGGAAGTCCATGGCGCCAATGCAGTTGTCCATAGTTGTTGTTCTCCGTCTATATCATTAGGAGTGTTACCTACGTAATAGTGAAGATACGCACCACCAATCACTTTATCTGCGGGACTGGAGAAAGCTGGTTCATTATTGGGAGCCCATTCTTCGTCGATCTGCGTGAGTGTATATGAGAAATTGAAATCAGCTGACGCGGGCAGTTGCACGCCGAAGAACGAACCATTGGAAAGACCTTGGTTTTGACTAGCATCCGCAATTCTATTTGCGATGATGTCGGCGATAGGCTTCCTGGCGATATATAGGTCAGCTTCCCTGGTCTCGGTCAGAGCTACATTCTGTGCAGAGTCTTTGAGTATGTGTTGTATCTCTATTTTGTGAGGTACGTAACTCGAAGTATTCCCTGTACCATTATTGCATATGTCTGGAATCAGCTGTAGGTCAGCACCAGATATTTCAAACTGAGATATTGTTGTCCCGAGATAGTAACCCTCTGTTGTTGCCAGGCTGTTTCCTGGGTCTATCATTTGAGCGACAGAGAACGTTAATTCACCATTCGGGCTTGCTACAGACTGAGCAACATTGTTGCTCAAGTAGCCCTGTGTGTAATTAGACTCCGCAACAAGCGTGCTACTTGCCGAAGTTGAACTCACTCGGTGTATAAACTTACTTAGGTCTTGGCCGCTTGAATCTATGCCAAGAATGCTATTGCTCGTTACGTAGGATGGAGCTGTGGCGCCTGTGCTGTCTCCGTAATTACATAAAACATTCTGTGAAGTCAGTGTTGGAATGTTGATGGTGCCAGTTGTCTCATCAAGAAAGTATGCGGTTGTTTCTTGGTAGTTGTTCTTTCTTTCTCGAGCGGTAGTGAGATTGAAGTTTTGCCCAGTAACATTTCCTATTATCAGTTGTTGTGTGCCCAGTGTTGTATTGTATATGCTTGTTACTTCATCTCGCTTAGGAATCGGTGTAAGTGTCATGGCTCCAATACCCGTTGTAGCGAAAACTTTGTCTCCGGAAAAATCGGCAGAGTTGTTTGCGGCGTAATAGGAATTGAATGTGTTCGTAGAAGGGTCGACCGTTACGTATTCATGTTCTGGAAAAGCTTGAAATGTTCCCGTATCTCCTGCGTTTGGACCTGGCCAATACGAGGTGTTTATATAAGATGTTGCGTAATTAGTGAAATAAGGAGATTGTTGGTTTCCACCTACCTGTAATGAACCAGGTATTCTTGCACCAGATATATCGACCCCATACTCGACCCCTAGCGCAGTTGAACCATATCCTGTATTTAGACTAGCATCCATCCCGCTTGAGCTTCCTGTTCCTTTAATGCCAAACCCGTCGTACACAGGGTTTACGAATTGAATTGTCGCAGGCGGATTCGCAGGCCCATACTGTCCGAAAGTGATGAATGTGGTTTCATCCGGCCAGTAGACGTAATTCTTAGGACCAGCCGACTGATTGGTATATGCAAATCTAAATCTATATGATTTTCCAATCGCACTCTGAGACAAGTTAATCTCTAATGGGTTACGAAGGTTGTATGTCACCTGGGAACCTGAAGCATCGAGGACAATCTCACTAAGGTGGTTCGGGGAATTATTATTGACATATGATAGCCAGCTGACGTATGGGTTTGAAATTGGAGTCGTCAAGCTGCTACTAGTAATACTTGTGTACTGTGTTTGGTTTTGTTCTAGGTAAGCAAACTCGAAGTCCGCGATATATGGTAGGTAATCAAAACCGGCTCCTAGGTTACTAGGAGCAACGGCAATACTTGTCTGTGTCTGCGAAGGAGTACCAGACGTCCAAGACAGGGTGATCGAGGTTGTACTAAAAACGTATGAAGGGTCTTCGACACTTGGAGGTTGGTTGTATAGATCAGATTCGATTTCCTCTATTCTGACCGTGTTTTGATTCACATTAGGTAACCCGATTTTTATCTCGGTCGACCCATTCGTCTCAGTTAGAGTAAAACCATCGTTCGCCTCAAAAGCAAGGACGTCTCTAAGAGCTGGCTGGGTACCCTGCGGGCCGTTTGCTAACCCGATTGAAAGACTACCTGTTCCTCCTGATGAATCCTGGCCAGGTGGACCTTGAGAACCTTGCATTCCCTGGCTGCCCTGGGCACCTTGGGGACCTTGACTATTTGCTCCGAAACTAGCTACATCACACGAACCGAATGTTAATGAATTAGACATGCCTATATATAGAGACCACATTTTTGCAGTTATTGCATCGCATTAATATATTTCACAAATACAATGGCTCCTCATACAGCGTTCATTATACCTTATAGGAACCGCCAAGCACACAAGAAAGAAATGGACGTATATCTGGATAACTTGATGTCTGCACGCCAGTGGACCACCGAAGATGTGGTGGTGGTTTATGCACATCAGTGCGATAATCGACCTTTCAATCGTGGAGGAATGAAGAACTGTGGCTTCATCGGAGTCAGAGATACGTTTCCAGATGATTACGGCGATATGAACATCGTATTCCACGATGTTGACTCCATACCTGAAGACATCCACTTATTCCCGTATTCGACAACTCAAGGTGTTGTTGCGCATTACTATGGCTTCACTCATGTTTTGGGAGGTATACTCACGATCAAAGGCAGAGACTTCGAAGCATGTAACGGATTCCCCAGCCTATGGGGATGGGGAGTAGAGGACAATGAATTGCAGAAACGAGTATTGCAGAACAACATGACGATCGACAGGTCGGTTTTTGTCGGAATAAAAGAAACAACCAAAATGAGACCGATGGGTCAGGAAAGAGTTAAAATTGTAAGCAGGACTGAAGCAGCGATGTTCAAGAACGAGACCGATCTTGGCGGCCTATCTCAAGTCTCCGACGTTGATTATCGTATTGAGAATGAAATGATGAATATTCGGACGTTCTCTGTCCCTAGAGCGTTCTCCAATAATGAGTTTTCTAGGGAAGATATGAAGCTTACAGGCGGTAAAATCTTGCTCAATCCGGGTTCTTTCCGACGTAACTGGAGTCTTGCTTTATAGATCACAACTAATGCATTGTATGATATTGTCAATTCATTAGCAAACTTTTATGGCTCGATAGGATCATCTTTACCTCCACCACCTGAAACACTCGCTTCTATCACAGCTGTGGCTCCATCAAATCTTGTATCAGATGAGGTCGCAGTGATAGTTATTGTGCCAGATGAACCTTCCAAAAACCCGACGATCTCGCCTGTTACACCTGACTGCCAGTTGCTCGAGTTCAGCTGAGTTGAGTTCAAGAAAACATCAAATGCACCGCTGCTTGTTGAAGCCGTTAGATTAACTGTTGCAGTAGGAGTTGTCGAGAGGGTCACGGTGAACGTCTGTGGTTGTCCTGATGTCAAGAGCATAAATCCCGGAAAGGCAGACATAGTCGCTGCTATTAGAGCAAAGTAGCATGGGATGAATACTGTCTGACTAGAACCACCACCTGCTTGTGTAAGATCGATGGATGTCTCAAGAAATACCATAGAGTTGCAAGACGCAGGAATACTGTTTGATGAACCTGTGCCGCCTGGGAGAAAAGCCGTCCTGCTTAAAGCATAACTTCCCGATCCATTTATCAATCTCCCGTCTACCCTTGACGGGGCAGATACTGTCGACCAGGACACTGTTGTGGGACTTGTTATATCTAACCCGCTACCTCCTCCTCCTGAAGTTCCCTGAGGGCCGACAAGACCTTGGCTTCCCTGGAATCCCTGAACTCCTCGCAAACCCTGAGGTCCCTGTGCCCCCTGTAGTCCTTGGGCTCCTTGGAAACCTTGGGATCCCTGTGCTCCTTGAAAACCCTGAGGTCCTCTATACCCTTGGGCTCCTCTATAACCTTGAGGCCCTTGTGCTCCTTGCAATCCCTGGCTTCCCTGTAGCCCTTGTGCTCCTTGCAATCCCTGGCTTCCTTGTAGCCCTTGACTCCCTACATCTCCTTGGGACCCTACATTCCCCTGACTTCCTTGACTTCCTTGAAGCCCTTGACTGCCAATGTCTCCCTGGGTCCCTTGGCTTCCTTGTAGCCCTTGACTTCCTATGTCTCCCTGCACACCTTGAGAACCTTGGAAGCCTTGAACACCCCTGTATCCCTGGACCCCTCTGTGACCCTGAGATCCTTGGACGCCTTGCTCACCTTGGACGCCTTGCTCACCCTGGCTACCTTGTAGTCCTTGAGAGCCAATAAACCCTTGGACCCCTCTGTGACCCTGAGATCCTTGCACGCCTTGCTCACCTTGGACGCCTTGCTCACCCTGGCTACCTTGTAGTCCTTGAGAGCCAATAAACCCTTGGACCCCTCTGTGACCTTGAGATCCTTGCACGCCTTGCTCACCTTGGACCCCCTGGTCGCCCTGGTCGCCCTGGCTACCTGTATGACCCTGCTGACCCTGTGTTCCTTGTAGGCCTTGGACTCCTCTGAAGCCCTGATGCCCTTGTGCGCCTTGTGCACCTTCGTCTCCCTGAGCTCCTTGCTGTCCTTGTAATCCTTGCGTCCCGATTAGACCCTGGACTCCTCTGAAGCCCTGATGCCCTTGTGCACCTTGTGCACCTTGTGTCCCTATCAATCCCTGACTACCTTGTGCGCCCTGAGCGCCAATCGAGCCACTTTTTGAAAAGCCAATATAGTAATCTCTGCCTGGCACGAAAGAGCCTGCGTTACCGGAGCTTGTGAGCACGACAGGAAACTTTAAAAGCTGTACATCGGTTTGCACAGGCCCATTCACTCTGAACATAGCGTGATCCAATTGATCGTCATCCGACCTTATCATCAGGTAATCATGTAGCTCAATCTCTGCCAAAAACGTCTCCAAATTGATGTTGTCTATATTGATCGTGTTGATGTAGAGATAGTTCGCTTGCAAATAGTCCGATTCATTAAACTCGTCCCCTAAGCCGGAGTATACACTTGTGAAAAAGCTGTTACTCGGTGCGACTTCGTCCGTATACTTCCATAGATGTGGGAAGAAATAGTCTCCTTCACTTCCTTGTACGCCTTGTGTTCCTTGTCCCCCTTGCGTCCCTTGCAGACCTTGGTGCCCCTGTACCCCTTGCAAGCCTTGGTGGCCTTGCGCTCCAATATCTCCCTGTGACCCTTGTGTCCCTTGGTCTCCCTGGCTGCCTTGTGTCCCTTGTAGACCTTGATTACCTTGCGCTCCTTTCAGCCCTTGGTGTCCCTGAGATCCCTGGCTTCCTTGCGCTCCGATGTCTCCTTGGTGTCCCTGAGATCCTTGGCTACCAATGTCTCCTTGGTGTCCCTGAGATCCTTGGCTACCAATGTCTCCTTGGTGTCCCTGAGACCCTTGGCTACCTTGACTACCTTGAGATCCCTGCTCCCCTTGTGCACCTATGTCTCCTTGGTGTCCCTGAGATCCTTGGTGTCCCTGAGATCCTTGGCTTCCTTGAGACCCTTGGCTACCTTGACTACCTTGAGATCCCTGCTCTCCTTGTGCACCTATGTCTCCTTGGTGTCCCTGAGATCCCTGAGTGCCTTGGTGCCCTTGAGTACCTTGAGTACCTTGGTCTCCCTGTGCGCCGGTATCGCCCTGGTGTCCTTGGCTGCCTTGTGTTCCTTGGCTACCTTGGCTACCTTGGCTACCTTGAGATCCCTGCTCTCCTTGCGCTCCCTGCTCTCCTTGCGCTCCCTGCTCTCCTTGCTGTCCTTGAGCTCCTTGGCTCCCCATGTCACCTTTATCGCCGACAAGAGCAAAACTGAGAATGTCAGTCTCTCCAATCGTGAACGGGGTTGGATCAGACGCAGTGACAACAGATACGAATAACTCCCAGTCTCCAAACGGGTTTTCAATGACATCACTAATCGTGAACTGTAACATCACTTCCGGCTCACCTAGCTTGTGAATGCGCAATACAGCTTTTATTGCTGAGTCAACAGCTGCAATAGACTGCATAAATGTGTTTATCGTATCTTCCTGATTGAAAAACTGAGATACGTATATTACGGTTGTTTGGTCTTGTGTAGGATCACCGTTCAACTGATATGTGTCCGGTGGAAGCTGCGTGTCGGGCAACCCTGGATGAACAGCTAGGTTGTAGTCGAACGATGCTCCTCCAAAATTACCGTCTCTGCCTTGAGGACCTTGTGCTCCTTGAGATCCTTGCACTCCCTGATCTCCTTGCGATCCCTGCTGTCCTTGAGATCCTTGCACTCCCTGCTCTCCTTGTGCTCCCTGCTGTCCTTGCGCTCCCTGCTCTCCTTGAGATCCTTGCGCTCCCTGCTCTCCTTGCGCTCCGACATCCCCCTGAGACCCTTGGTCGCCTTGATGTCCTTGGCTCCCTTGAGACCCTTGGTCGCCTTGATGTCCTTGGCTCCCTTGCACACCTTGACTCCCTTGCACACCTTGGGCACCATCACCGCCTTGCGCACCTTGGGATCCCTGTTGTCCCTGAGATCCCTGGGATCCCTGAGATCCATGACTTCCCTGTGGTCCCGTATCACCGGCGTCGCCGAATGCGATACTATATCGTACACCAGGAAGAAACAATCCACTACCAGATATTGGTGTCACATCGTACCGAGCTGTTATTGTACCCGAACCGAGTATCTGACTTGATTCAATTAGAAAAACTGCGAACTTACTAACATCGCTTTTGTTATAGATCCATATCTTGTCGCCTCCTCCATACGAAGCTAGATGTGCCTGGTTGTCAACCATTTGAGCATCCAATGTGTTCACGTATATAGCGTTCACCTCGAGATAGCTACCATTGAAGGAGAACCCATCATTAGTCTGTACTCCTGTTGTAAAAAAGGTATCGATTGCTACGTCTTCGCCAGAGTGGTCCCATTCTCTAGCTCCTCCCATCGCTCCTGTATCTCCTTCTAGACCGATATTTCCTTGATGGCCCTGGGCACCCTGTGCCCCCTGTAGACCCTGGCTGCCTTGAGTGCCTTGCTGTCCCTGAGCACCCTGACTTCCTATGTCTCCTTGGGCACCAGTGTCGCCCTGACTACCTTGGACGCCTTGTTCACCTTGCGCACCTATGTCTCCCTGTTGCCCTTGAGCACCCTGAGTTCCCTGGTGTCCCTGACTTCCCTGTTGCCCTTGAGAACCCTGGCTTCCTATGTCTCCTTGGGCACCAGTGTCGCCCTGTACACCTTGCTCTCCTTGGGTTCCTTGTGATCCCTGTACACCTTGCTCTCCTTGGGTTCCTTGTGATCCCTGGACCCCCTGCTCGCCTTGGCTGCCGATGTCTCCTTGGGTTCCTTGTGATCCCTGGACACCCTGCTCTCCCTGTACGCCTTGCTCTCCCTGTACGCCTTGGACACCTTGCTGTCCTTGAGCTCCTTGCTGCCCTTGAACACCGTCAGGCCCTCTAAAGTCGAATCCAATATAGTAGTTTTTATCGGCCTGGAATCCGTTGCCTGACCCTGACACGTGAGAAACGCTGAACTGCATATATCGGATGTCTTGAACGAAAGTATTGAAGAACGTACCTGTCACTTCGTACACCGCATATAGGGTGCTATCAGTAGAGTCTCTGAACCACATACGGTCTCCGATTACGACTGATTGAAATAATCCTTCATGATCCGAGAGACCTACTGATAATGTGTTCACACTTACCACATTGATCTGTGCGAAATCGCTCTCTGGAAACGAACCATTCACATTCTGAAAACCAGTATAGAAGAATGAGTCAGGTGGACTCGTCTCGACTGTATGAGTCCATTCTTGAGCATTTATCATATCACCAAGATCTCCTTGTGTCCCTTGATGTCCCTGAGCCCCTTGGCTGCCCTGTTCTCCTTGGCCCCCCTGAGCCCCTTGGCTGCCCTGCTCTCCCTGGCTGCCCTGCTCTCCCTGGCTGCCCTGCTCTCCTTGAGACCCTTGTTCTCCTTGAGCCCCTTGCACTCCTTGAGCTCCTTGCACTCCTTGAGCTCCTTGCACTCCTTGAGCCCCCTGTTCTCCCTGGCTGCCCTGCTCTCCTTGAGACCCTTGCTCTCCCTGATGTCCTTGCACTCCTTGAGGACCTTGCTTGCTTAAGTGAATAGAGTACCTATCTGATAATTGGAACGAACCAGTACCACTTACAAACGAGACACTGAAACCAACATATCTAATACCAGGTACCTGGGTATATGTCACGCTCCCAGTAATTGAGTAAACGGCATAGTTTCCAGGATTCGAGATGTTCTCTAACCAAATACGGTCTCCTGACACATGTTCGAGAAGTAGATCTTCACGATTCACCTCGAATCTATCTACTACATTCACTAGAATGGTGTTTGCAGTCTCGTAGTTGCTTTCATAGAACGTACCGTTCTCGTTCTGTACAGCGGTCGAGAAAAATCTATCAATGGGTTCAGAGTCGGTTGTATGACTCCATTCAGACGCACCCCCAGTCCTTCCAATTTCTCCTTGGTTACCTTGAGCTCCCTGAGACCCTTGCACTCCTTGGTTACCTTGAGCTCCCTGAGGCCCTTGCACTCCTTGATTACCCTGAGCTCCCTGAGACCCCTGAGCACCTTGTTCCCCTTGTGACCCTTGTTCTCCCTGAGCACCTTGTTCCCCCTGTGACCCTTGTTCTCCCTGAGCACCTTGTTCCCCCTGTGACCCTTGTTCTCCCTGGGCTCCTTGAGTACCCGTAGGGCCAGATTTTTGAAACGATATCGCGTACCGAGAGCCGAGTTGGAACTGACCACTCCCGCTTACGAACGTGACACCTATAGATGTGTATCTGTTGCCCGGAATTGCGTCTATCAATACCCTTTCTGTGATGAGGTATGCTGCAAACCTCGTTGCGTCTCCTTTCAATGACAGCCATATATAGTCTCCAAGATTGTGAGCTAATATGTGATCTTCATTGTTGCCCATTAACACGTCTAGACTGTTGACGTTTATTCTATTGATGTTTTCGTAGTTAGTATCGTTGAAGAACCCCGCATCACTCTGTAAGCCGGCACTGAAGAATGTATCAATAACATCTCCGTCTGTCAGGTCCCATTCTCTTGACCCACCAATCATTCCTTCAGGCCCTTGATGTCCTTGGGATCCCTGAGATCCCTGGGACCCCTGACCCCCCTGAGATCCCACCTCACCTTGAGGCCCTTGGTCTCCTTGTGCCCCAACATCGCCTTGCGCTCCTGCGTCTCCTTGACTTCCCTGGTCTCCTTGCGAGCCTTGTTCTCCTTGACTTCCCTGGTCTCCTTGCGAGCCTTGCACACCCTGAGAGCCTTGCACACCTTGAGAACCCTGCACGCCTTGAGCACCGATACTGCCCCGTTTCGCGAAACTGAACGCATACCTTTCGTTTTCGGCCAGAGCAGGACCTCCAGAAGCGATAGTATTGACGCGATACTGTATGTATTGTGATCCTGGTGTCATGTTATTCAGAAAAACAGACTCTATCTCGAAGACAGCAAAGCTTTGTGTGTTTCCTTCGCGTATCACCTTGATAGTATCCTTGGCAACTAACGTTGTAAGATATGCAGTTAGGTCACTCATATTGGCATCCAGTACATTCACCAAAAGAACGTTGCTATCGGCGAAAGTGGCTGCTGGAAATGTCCCATTCTCATTCTGTACTCCGGCAGCAAAAAACGTATCGATTGGTTGTGTCGAACTCGTGTATGCCCAGGTGTTTGTGTGCGCTGTAACACCTAATGCACCCTGTGATCCCTGTGTGCCTTGGTCTCCTTTATTCCCGACTAAGGCAAAACTTACTAACATATCATCAGAACTAGAGAATGGGTCCTGGGACGATGATGCTACATTCGCGCAAATCAATAGCCAGGAATCAGATGACTCGTTTTTAGATAGTGAAGAGACCGTGTATTGCAAAAATATGGCTGCGTCTGACTTCGAGCTAAGTCTAACAACCGCTTTGTTAGCTGATGTAACTGCATTAATCGACTCCATGAAATTGTCTATCGAGTTGCCATTATCGTCTTGAGCAGACAGTTGTAGCCCGTTAGCGGTTACTTGTGTGGTCCCACCAGATCCTAGTTGAAGTAAATACGCAAGACCATCGGAAAACTCACTTATTACCGGGGAATCGCCTTGTAACCCACTAAACGTGTAGTCGAATGTTGCACCTCCGAAGTTTCCTGTTTGGCCTTGAGCACCAACGTCTCCTTGAGCACCTTGGGTGCCCTGAGCCCCTTTTTCCCCACCGTCGCCCGAGACCGCAAGTGCAACATGCACTAGCTCTCCTGCTGTGAAAGGAGAAACCAGAGCTGAGTTCAATAATGTTACAGTGAGGGACGTTTGGTCTGGATCTTCACTGCCGGTGACAACATCGTAAATTATCTGATTGCTGGGGTTCGTCGCACTTATAATACGAATATGCCCGGCTGCACCGTCCGTCCTGTTGCGTAGCTTCGACATGAGATGACCGACAGGATTCCCTTCATAGTCAGTATGACTAACAATGATATTTTGTGCGTCTGCTATTCCAGGCGAACTTGAAACTATTTGCCCAGGAGAGACTACACCAATCGTATCGCCCCATAACTGCTTAAACCCAAGTGGGTCAGAGACAGGCGCTCCAGTCATTACTTCGCCGGATGCAAATGTGATTGATGTGTTGTCCATACCAGATCCATTGGCGAATCTAAGTCCACTTGCGATAGTCAGCTCCGCTCCTACTTCTTCTGCTTGAAGAATAGTGACGCCGGTGCTGCTTACTGAAACACCCGAACTATCCTGACCTGTTTCCGTAACTTCTCCCACGTATACCCCTAGGTTTGGTCTTACTCTAATATTGGGATTCCACGTTGCCATAGTATATATAACTCGTGGACTTTTTTATATTTGGGTTCACGATAGTGATAATATCATTATCGTGGATTTTAGTCGAACTCTACATAGATGGTTACAGACATCAAACAGTCTTTCGGATACACTGTCGGATTGCCTGTCGTGCTTTTTCCAAAACCTATGCCAGCAACGAGAAGGTCGCCCTTACTGAATGATATCTGATGCGAGTCGTTTTGGTTAGTACCAGGAGGACTCGGAACTGGTGTCAGAGCAAACATTTCATATCCGGCGGTTCCAGCGGGCCCCGTAGCGCCTCCTCGTAGAACTATACTGCCTGTCAGGTGATATTCATAGTACCCCGTCGATAGTGGAGTCCAAGATAGAGCACCGGTGAAGACTGGGAGTTCCTGGAGAGTAGTATAGTAGACACTGCTATTGTAGCCATGCAGCATATTCACAGCATATCCAGTAATCTTGCCAGATGTGGGCGCCACATGCCATGCTGCATCATTGAAAAGTTGCGGATTCGTTATGTTTTCAACAACTGTACCACCTGTAGCGTCTATAACCTCCTTTATTGGCTGTATCATAACGTTTGTCGAGAAGCCGCTAGGAGGTCCCAGCCACATAAGCTCTTTTATCTGACTCAAATGACTCCCTCCCGGCGCTAAAGGATGTGGCCCAGTGTTAGGAGAGGGACTATCTGTTGGACCGTACCATAGAAACTCATTGTTTGGAGGCATTGATTGTACGCTCGATGCCCCCCACGCGTCCGGTGCTCCGGTGGCAAGTCGGGAGTATGGAAGCCCAGCAATAGTACCAGCCGACGCCCCACTAGACCCTTGTGGGCCTGCTGGACCAGCTGGAATGAACCCAACGTTAAAGCGTTTTCCGTCCCATATGCTACCATTTCCCACCGAGTTACTTTCTATATGGTCTACATCAAATACCTGACCCGATGACGAGAATGAGAACGGACCGTTTGTGACTTTGTAATAAGCGTAGTTGGTGTTGTCAGTATGCTCGCGAATATAGATTATGTCACCTACATTAATACTGTTTATCCAATCTATCATGTTTGTACCGAACCCATCCACACTATTAAGTTGCACTCTGATAGTAGTGGCTGTTCCAACAGGCAATGGGTTCCAGGACGGTATAGGAGATGGGGAACTTACATTTGTAGATATCATGAAGTCGCCTGGCGTTCCATTGTTAATCGGAACGTCATCATTATATGCCCACAAAGATGAATTGCCCGCTAGGCCTTTCTCACCGTCATCGCCTTGAGGTCCTTGCACACCCGCAGCTCCCTGTGGCCCTTGGGTGGCTCCTGCTACGGTTTGAGGGCCGTGAACAATAAACCAGTACGCGCCCCGGTCCTGAACTTCTGGAATTATCGCGACTGTGAATGGGTCCGCTGGCAAACCACCAGTTATGTCGAAATTGGCTTGAGCCCACGACCAACTGCTGGAATTGGTGTCAAAGCTATCGTCGCTTCCATAGTAGTCGATTGCACTCGCAATATTGAAAATACGTGTCGCAATCGCAATGAAATATATTCGGTCGCGCACCACCTGGGCAGCAGATTGTAAAGGTATTTCTAGTATCTCGTTATCTAGCAGTCCGCCTAGGGTAATACTTAGTGTATCCGTTGATTTTAACTGTCCTGGCCTCGGAGCCTTCAGGGTTCCTCCGTTATCATAAATCCCCACATGCACGGTTCCTGTTGTCGGTTGGTTAGGAGCTGTACTCCGTCTTACTCGTATTTTGGTGCCAGTAAGGTCTCCGGTTGACTCATTCCACCATGCATGATAGTATATTGTGACGTCACTAGTCGTACTATTCGTAGTACTGTCTGCTGGGGCTATTCCGGACGTCCCGGTAACCTGACTTGTCATTTTCCAAGCCTCGTACCACATATTAACGCCAGACTCTGAACCCTGTGCCCCCTGCGCACCTTGAGGACCATCTTCTACGTATCCAATAACATATTGTCTACCTACGACGAAAGAACCTGGATTCGTTCCACTTATAAACTGGAAGTCGAGCACGTCTGCTGGAATGCCTGCGCTCGACGAAATAACTTTATAGTGCCCGAAAACGCCTGGGTTACCGTATTCGCGAATTGTTATATGATCACCTATTGTAATATGCTGAGCGAGCCACTGCTGCATGTTATTCGAAAATGTGTCTACATGATTGATCTTAAGTCCAACGCTGGCCGGTATTGATAACGTTCCAGTCTCGAACTCGCCATTGTTCCCACTCGATCCATACACCCAAATACTAGAATTACCGTCTAGACCGATGCGACCAGTTGGACCGATCGCACCACGCTTCACATATCCGATGAAGTAGTCGTCCCCCACAGTGAATGTAAGCTGTGTGCCCTGAACAATGAACGCTAAATCCACAACGAATGCCTGTGGTGGCCCAGGGAATCCTGGTACTGGAACCTGGACTACATCGTAATATGCACAGTCTTCGGCATTGCTTGCGTGTCTAATCATTATTCGGTCACCGATGTCCAGCTGAGTTATCCAGTTAGTGAAGTCCGACGCAGAATGATCCTCACTGCTTATGTTAATAATAGCTGATGAAGCATAATCAGGATTTCCAAGTGTGAACTCTCCTGAACCTGGCAACGAGCCGGCAGCAATAGCTGTCCACTTGCTCGAGTTACCATCGAAGCCGTTGTTCCCTAAAATGCCGGAGGCTATGCTTTGGACTGTCCTTGTTTCAACCTCAAGTGTATTCTGGTCAACAACAAGTATGTTCTCTTCTGTATTATCTTGATTTGGCATGTTGTTAAACCTGAGTCGGTTAAGATCGATGCCGTCTCTTTCATACCACCATTTACCATTAATCCAAGGCATTGTATACAGTATCTTCACAAAACAATTACTAAGGTACCGTATTAAGTCTCTGTTAGGGATATGTTTGTTGCGAAACCTCTCTCTCCTTGCCATGTCTCTGTCTGCCATTGAGTTATCCCTGTGCCCGGACCGAATAATATTCCTCCTCCTGCGGCTTCTCTGTCATAGACAACATAATATTGGAGATGAAGTGGTTCTGGCAATGACATTGTTATTTGGCCAGTAAATGGATTTGACGTATCATAAGAATTAAACACATGTTTGTTCCATGCGACGTCATCCATCACACTTGGACTTCTAACTAGTGTTAGTGAAAAGAACACACCGTCTGGGTACACACCGCTGCCCGCGGCCGGGTACTTAATTCGTTTTCTGTATGTCACTGGGAATGCATAAGCCGGCTTACCACCAAATGTGAAATTGTTGTTTGAGGTGTCGAATGCCGTTACCCTACCTGTCGTAGACTGGCTCACAGCATCCATGTTAGAGTGACTGAGTAGAAGGTCGGCTCTATACGGCTTATCGATTTCTAGACTGTTTGATCCATTATCGTAGTGAAGGCCAATAGGTGTCATTACATATCCATATGATTGATCACCAAACTGTCCAGAGGTTCCCTGGTCGTCGATTTCTCCAGAATGAAATGCCCCGTATAGAGCAAAGTCCTCGGTGAAGTCAGCTCCGGGTATGGAACTCTGGGTTACTCCAGAAGGATCCTGAGTGTTCACAACATATAGTGTGAAGTTTACTTCAGCCATTACTGGACCATTTGGAGAAGTAGTCAGATTAGCAGACAAATCGGTTGGACTACCTGTTGTAAGCAAATTACATTGCCTGTTGCATATAAAATATGTACGTGGGTCTACTCCTTGAAAAGCTGTCTCTGCTCCAAGTGGAGGGCCACCGCCCAGATCCTCGAATCTCTGTAAGCCACCATTCACTGGTGGTACGAAATCGAGAGGTCCCCTAGCTCCTAACCCAGGACCATATGTTACGGACGACATTGGATAATGTGACGACAACGCGATCGTTGGATTGTTAAAAGTCCCGAGATTTCCAAACCCTTTCGCAGAATATAAACCGCCTATCGTTCCTGGTACGTCTGCGATTGAACCTGCGATCCAGCTATAGTAACCGATATCGCTATAAACGTCAGTGAGACCGACAGCATTCGTTCTTCTAATAGCTGCATTGTTGCCTGACCCAATAGTGACTTCTTGCCATGACGCGCCACTAACATCTAATGGTGCTTCATCATATGCCAACAAAGCATTACCATCTCCTCCCGTCAGTCCCTGTGCTCCTGTTAGGCCTTGTGCTCCTGTTAGGCCTTGTGCTCCCGTTAGTCCCTGTGCTCCTGTTAGGCCTTGTGCTCCCGTTAGTCCCTGTGCTCCTGTTAGGCCTTGTGCTCCCGTCAATCCCTGTGCTCCTGTTAGCCCCTGTGCACCTGTGAGTCCTTGCGCTCCTGTTAGTCCCTGCGCACCCGTGAGTCCTTGTGATCCCGTGAGGCCTTGTGCTCCTGTTAGTCCTTGTGATCCCGTGAGGCCTTGTGCTCCTGTTAGTCCCTGTGCTCCTGTCAGTCCTTGTGCACCTGTCAGTCCCTGTGCACCTGTCAGTCCCTGTGCACCTGTCAGTCCCTGTGCACCTGTGAGTCCTTGTGATCCCGTGAGTCCTTGTGCACCTGTGAGTCCTTGTGATCCCGTGAGTCCTTGTGCACCTGTCAGTCCCTGTGCTCCTGTTAGTCCTTGTGATCCCGTGAGTCCTTGTGCACCTGTGAGTCCTTGTGCACCTGTTAACCCCTGCGCTCCCGTGAGTCCCTGTGATCCTGTGAGTCCTTGTGCACCTGTTAACCCCTGCGCACCTGTTAACCCCTGTGCTCCCGTTAGGCCTTGTGCTCCTGTTAGGCCTTGTGATCCTGTTAACCCCTGCGCTCCCGTGAGTCCCTGTGATCCTGTTAGGCCTTGTGATCCTGTTAGGCCTTGTGATCCTGTTAGGCCTTGTGATCCTGTTAGGCCTTGTGATCCTGTTAGGCCTTGTGCTCCCGTGAGTCCTTGTGATCCTGTTAGGCCCTGCGCACCTGTGAGCCCTTGTGCTCCGGTTAACCCCTGTGCTCCTGTTAGTCCCTGTGCTCCTGTTAGTCCCTGTGCTCCTGTTAGTCCTTGTGCTCCTGTCAGTCCTTGTGCACCTGTGAGTCCTTGTGCTCCTGTGAGTCCTTGTGCACCTGTGAGTCCTTGCGCTCCCGTGAGTCCTTGTGATCCTGTTAGGCCCTGCGCACCTGTGAGCCCTTGTGCTCCGGTTAACCCCTGTGCTCCTGTTAACCCCTGTGCTCCTGTCAGTCCTTGTGCACCTGTGAGTCCTTGTGCTCCTGTTAGTCCTTGCGCTCCCGTGAGGCCTTGCGCTCCCGTGAGGCCTTGCGCTCCTGTTAACCCCTGTGCACCTGTTAGGCCTTGTGCACCTGTTAGGCCCTGCGCACCTGTGAGCCCTTGTGCACCTGTTAACCCCTGTGCACCTGTTAACCCCTGTGCTCCTGTTAGTCCTTGTGCTCCTGTTAGTCCTTGTGCTCCTGTTAATCCTTGTGCTCCAGTGAGGCCTTGTGCTCCCGTGAGGCCTTGTGCGCCTGTTAATCCCTGTGCACCTGTTAGGCCTTGCGCTCCTGTTAGGCCTTGCGCTCCTGTTAGCCCCTGTGAACCCGTTAAGCCTTGTGATCCGGTTAGTCCCTGCACGCCTGTTAAGCCTTGTGATCCGGTCAATCCTTGTGCTCCGGTCAATCCTTGTGCTCCGGCCAATCCTTGTGCTCCGGTCAATCCTTGTGCTCCGGCCAATCCTTGTGCACCAGCCGGAATGCCGTCGACATAACTAATAACGTATGGAATACCTGGAACGACCGATGTAGTGCCCGCACCACCTAAATATAACAAATTGAGTGTAGTTGACGTAGTCGTGGTAACGGCACTTAACAATTTATAAGCACCGAACTCTTGTGGAACGTTATAACGACGCACAATAATATGCGCATCAGCTACTAAATGGTCTAACCAGTTGTACATATCGGCAGAGAAAGCGTCCTGTGTGTGTACTTCGATTTCCGTAATGCTACTGAACAAAGCGTTTGGATTTGGAGGGTTAGTGATTGCAAACTCAGAAATTGCTGGACCCCCACCCGCACCTGAGTTCCACAGGGATGAGTTTCCATCAAGCCCCATAATTCCGGCAGGACCTTGAGCACCAGCTCCTGTGAACCCTTGTGCGCCTGAGGACCCTTGTGCGCCTGAGAACCCTTGTGCGCCTTGTGCGCCGGTGAATCCTTGTGCGCCTGAGAATCCTTGTGCGCCGGATAAACCGTCTGGACCGGTATCGCCCTGTGGACCACCAGGGAGACCTTGTGCACCCTGTGGGCCAACTGAGCCAGATGAGCCGTCTAGGCCTTGTGAACCAGTGAGTCCCTGTGGACCCGTTCCACCACCGCCTCCGGTAACTACTGAACAACTATTTTTCCCACAGCTCTTGAAAGTAAATGATGACGACATTGTGTTCTATATATACAGTGTCGTTTATTTTGCCAGACTATACGATCCCAATTGCACTTACCCTGATGGATAGCTTAATCTCGCTCAAGTCATAATCCCGTCCTAGCTTTGCGCGCGCTTGATAGACATTGTTTTTGTTAATGGTCAGAATCTGGTTCGCCGTGTTGGAACTTGAGGCGATGATTTTGTATACCGTAGGGCCGAATGTTAAATGTGCAAGGTCTCCTTTTTCTACCGATCTCGTATCGATATCAATGATATTGATAGAGTTGCTATCGTTTCCAGAGGCACCGGAGAGGTCAAGTACTATATAGTTACTTTGTCCGGTAGAGCCTGCACTGGCATCGATATGTGCCATAATTTCGACAATGGAATCTTCTGCTACGCTGCTAAACGTTATGTTGCCAGATGTGTCTATGAAATCATTAACACCCGACCAGAACGTAGTTCCAGTGTTATACTGCAGTGTGTACGTATTCCCTCCTTGTCCGCCTGACAGATCATCATAAAAGTATAGTGCCTGTGTTATATGACTTGCTCCACTTGGTCCCTGCGAACCCTGATGGCCTTGTGCACCCTGGAATCCGTTTTGTCCGGTGTCGCCTTTCGGTCCTTGGGATCCTTGAGGGCCTAGTAGTCCATACGGACCCTGTGCTCCTTGACTACCTTGTGGACCTTCAACTCTACAGACATTAACGCCACATTTATTGTACTGGCCATAGCTTGAATAGGTGTTTTGACCGGACATTATACTAATCCGTCCGATATTTTACTTGTCTAGAAACACCCATCTAAGTCAAAAACGGAGTCATCTCTTTCTTTGTTTGCTAATGCATACTCACCTACTCTCTTCTCGAAGAAGTTTGTCTTGCCTTCCATACTAATGAGTTCCATGAACTCAAAAGGATTACCAGAGTTGTAAACTTTATCACATCCAAGCTGGACAAGTAGCCTGTCTGCCACGAACTCTATGTACTGCTTCATCAATGCCGAGTTCATTCCTACAAGCCTGCAGGGTAACGCCTCACAAATGAACTCCGCTTCTATCTCTACGGCTTCCTGAACGATCTCGGTTACCCTCTTCTTAGAAGGTTTGCGCTGCAGCTTGTTGAAAAGGAGCACTGCGAACTCTGTATGGAGTGCCTCGTCGCGAGAAATAAGCTCGTTCGAAAATGTGAGTCCAGGCATCAAGCCACGCTTCTTGAGCCAATATACACTACAGAACGCACCGGAGAAGAATATTCCTTCTACGCAGGCGAAAGCAATCAATCTTGTAGCAAATGATGAACGTTTGTCTTTTATCCACTTCATCGCCCACTCACCTTTCTTTTTGATGCACGGGTAATTCTCAAGCGCGTTGAAAAGTTTACTTTTCTCGGCCCCATCTTTGATGTATGTGTCGATTAACAGACTATACATTTCCGAGTGTATGTTTTCCATCGCTATCTGGAAACCATAAAATGCTCGTGCTTCGCTAATCTGAACCTCTGACATAAACCTCATGCCGAGGTTCTCTAACACGATTCCGTCTGACGCAGCAAAGAAAGCAATTATGTGCTTGATAAAAAACTTCTCATCCTCATTTAGCGTTTTCCAACTGGTGAGGTCTTTCGATAAGTCAACTTCTTCTGCTCTCCAGAAACAATCGACTTGTTTTTTGTACATCGCCCATATATCGTCATAGTGCACCGGAAACATTACAAATCTTGAGTCATCTTCCGTAAGTAGTGGTTCAGTTACTGTTCTTGACATCCTGAGTAATAGTACATTAGAATATTTATATCACTTGTCGAAATTATCTGCGATCAGTTCTTCTTCGTTTTTTTACGCCTCACAGCATTCAACCTGCGAGTTCTCCGTTTTCTTTTCTTTGTAGCCCCATTACTTAACCTCTTAGCTGATCTTTTACATTTCTTTCCCCGGGCATTTCTAGACATCTTTCTCTTCATCCGTCTAGTGTGTTTTTTACCACCAACACGAGATCTTCTACTTTTAGTAGCTCTCATGCTATATCGAGGAGGCGTTTCTTCCGAAGCCGGTCTCTTCTTGGAAGTAGTGCTGTTTGGTACAAGTTTCTTGGTCATATATGTATATCCTCCTTTATTCTTAGCGAAAACTTTGAACCCCATGCTGCTGTAATATGAAATCAAGAAACTCGGGTCTCCGTGTTCGGGTTTGTCCTCGACCATCAGGTATATATATTTATGGCCTTTACTGCTAACATATGATTCAAGTGCTTCTATGACCACTATTACTGGACTCCGCCTGGTGAGTGGTCTCTCTGTATTCCCGCCACTTTCTTGAGAAGCGTGTTTGTGAGGGTTTTTGTATCTACACACCTCGTTGAGCCAATACGCTCGCACTCCTGGTTCATACTCCGCATATTGCAAAGTGGCCGATCCTGCATCCCTACCATCATCAGATACACACATCGCAACTATGGATGGATCTTCTGGATCTTTCAAAATGCTTTCTATTCTCTTCTTGTTAGTCACTACATCATCGTCTTTAAAGCAAAGAGTCTGCCATTCTGCTAACATACCTGAAAGTTGAGCAATATCGATCTCTTCCGGCAATATCCCTATTGACCCAATTTGGTCTGGTAACGCATCCCAGCTTCTGCTTTTGCCTTCACTTATATACGACACATAGACCGCCGAGCTATAATTCTGCATTGTTATATCATGATATTAAAGTCGGGAATATATAGTAAGGAATGGAAACAGCTAAACGGGACCAAAAACTTGACGCACTTAGGAAGGAACTCGATCTTAGGCGAGATCTAATGTTATCGAAGGCTAGGGAGTTAGAAAACGCACAAAAAGACAACAAGTATCTTGTCGGGATCGCAGATGATTATGCCAGATACTATCAGCGAGTCAAGGAAGATCGAATCAGACAGAAAGAAACTCTCCAAGCGTTATCATCGTACATTAGTAACTATAGTCAAGGGCTAGAAGAGACCGATGCTCTGCTGGCTGAAAGTAGGACACAGCAACAAGAGATTATGGATGAAATATCTCGTCTGCGTAGAGAGATAGACTCCATGATCTGAGCTTTTTCTCTCTATAGCTTATAGATATGAGTAATAGCAATGAACAACTACCAGTGCCTCCTGGACCTCCTGGAGGTCCTGTTACAATGCAACAGTTGCTCACCCTCGCTCAGAGCCTGGGAGACTATACATCGTTTAACAGTATACAAGAGGGTGTATCTGAACTGAAAAGTCAACAGGCCATCATGAAAACCAACATCGTGAGTGCGATCGAAGTACTCCGACGAATGAACCAGGCGCGTCCTGACTTCCGCGATTTGGAGAAGCTACTTAACGACGCCACTACAAGTAAGCAGGCTTTGCAAGAGGCTCTGGCCAATATACTTGAAACCGAAAACCCTACCAAACAAGAGATACAGCAGGCGATAACCCAGTTAAGACTTGTTGTAGCTAATATGCCCACAGAGACTCGGCCAGCCAATGATCAGCTAATGACAAGTTTTCCGGATCTACCATCTTCCCGTGGGGGTAGTTCTTTCACATATAAAAAGGGCGGATACGGCTGGAGAGGCGAGAGGGGTACCGAGGTTAGAACTTCGATCAGGAAAACCAGAAAGCGAAGCGACATTGCGGGTAAAGCGAAACAAAAGTCTAGCAGAAAAACTCGTTCTTCTCCTAAGGGTAAATCAAACAAGAAGAAAAAAAGAGCTGGACGCTCATAATTTTTTAGATGATGAATAGACTTAATTAGTATAAACATCAACAATAACTTACCTTATTTTGAATTGCGGCCATTCTAGGCCGGATGGCCATCTACCTGTCGTCTCCCTATGCTTTAGGTTCTTGATAGCTTTACGTTTTTCCATGACAACCTTGCGCTCCGCTAGAGTACGTCTCCATGATCTTTGGATCTTTTTGATGATTCCTGTCTTTAGTGCTGCAACACACTCACCGCCTTCTAGTTCTTTTGTCTCTACAAGCTGTAGAGACGAGTACTCAGGTGCACAGTGTACTTGTGCATAGTTTCTTACCAGAGCATGCGGCGGGATTTCTCTTGTGGCATAAGAGATTCTCATAAGCGCAGCGACCGCTTTCCACTCATTTCGGTAGAAGTCATCGGCATCGAAAGTATAGGAAGCCAGGTAGTGTCCATTTATATCGGGGGAACTCTCATCATCGAAACCATGGAGTGTTGGATGATGCAGCTCACAGAGAGCTAAAGTGAATCGGTTATTTGCAGTTTGAACCATGTTTAACGTTTAGTTGAAGATGATCTAGAGAGATAACAGCTTGTCTGCTTCAATTTTCTCAACTAATACTATAATGAAGTTTGACGTAAAATCGCTTTTGAAAGACAAGAACGTTCTTCGCATAGTAGCCATAATCTCGGTATTCAATTTGATCGGCTATCTCATGATCCGTGATTTGGACTCGGTTGCGTTCTTTGTGATAGTAGGGTTCCTAACCACCTACTTCAGCAAGAATATGATCATCGTATTGCTTGCATCTATGGTACTAACTAACTTCTTTGCATTGAGCAGACATAGCGCTTCTGTTGTCGAGGGATTCGGGAAAAACTCAAGGAAAACGACAGTTGACGTAAAGAAAGCAAAGGCCAATGCTAAAGCTAGAAAGGCTAAGCTTGGAGTACAAGGTGCAAGCTCCGAACTTGACCAAGAAGAGGGGACCGGCCGTGTAGGCAGTCTAGACCAGGCAGCAACAATAGAAGCAGCTCACGAGAATCTTGAGAGCTTTGTTTCACCAGCCGGTTTCGATGATATGACCAAGAAAACCGATGAACTAAAAGGTCTTATGGATTCTCAAAGTCAGCTTCTAGAGCGAATTGAGTCTATGGCTCCTATGATGGATAAGGCAATGGGTATGATGGAGTCTATGGGAGGGGCAGATAAGCTTGCAGGACTAGCAGAATCATTCGGACTTGGTAAGAAGTAAATAATTACCTATCCAATATATAATCATGGCTAAGAAATGTCCCCCTGGCGTGTTCTGCATCGAAAATGCTACAATTATGTTTTTGTTGGTTGTTGCTGCTGCGTCGTTCTTCCTCCTAAGGCCTAGTCCGGCCCAAAACGAGAATACAACAGTGGTTGTTGAAGAACGACCACGTATGTTTGGGATGTTTCCGCGTCCGTCTTTCTCTTTCTCGAACGTAGCAAGTGATGTCCTGCTCAACCCTTATGAAGCTCCATTGAGGGATGATAGAGTGTTCCGCACTGACTCTAGCGATCCAAGGGGCATCCCAATCAATATCGCTACCAGAGCGGTAGACGCCGAGTATAGACAGGTTGGTATCCTCACGAGAATTGGTTCACCTGAAATGATACTTCCTTTAATGGGAAGACCGTTATACGTCTCCAGAGACAAATGGAACTTCTACACAATGAGCAATGAAAATAGCATGGTAAAGCTGCCTATTACTTACAAAAACAAAAGCTGCACCAACGAGTATGGGTGCGACAATCTTTATAACGGTGATGTAGTTTATGTGGAGGGCTACAATGATACGTTCAAGGTTACCGTCTATGACAACCAAGTCATGAGATACATACCATACCTATAAGTGTATTTGACCATGTCATCAAGCTCAAATACAATGAATATCTAGAATGCCCACATAAAAGTATTCTTCCTTTACCATAAAACAAATATGATAAACATCCTAGTCGTTGGATTATGGTCTAAGAAGAATTGTTACTTACCCATGTTGAGACGCTTATGTCATCCCGACTCGGAATACGAGTTATCTCGCTGTGGGAGCCCAGTGTGTAGAACCACTCCTGGTCCCATCTCGCCTCTGCCCATGACACCAACGCTTCGGCGTCTTTGGCGAGCAGAGATATCTGGGCCGCATCCACATCGGTCTCGGCTACCATGTCCCACATTCCATCTGACCCAACAACTACCGCGATCTCTGCTCCCTTGGGCAACTCGACGTCCCCCTCCTCTATGAATCGCCCTGTTATTCCGTTATGGCCCAGTGAGTTGGATATGTTAATGCGATCTAAGTAGCCCGGCCATGTTATATATGACGATGATTGCATGGTCACCTGTGAACCGTTCAAAACTTGGATACTAAATCCGGGATGTCTGCTATACACTATCTTCTCATCCTCGTACCTCTCTTTCTCACTCTGCTTTTCCATCTTATGAGGTTTCGTCCTGTAGATCTCCTTTCCATCTGCGTACACCCTACATTCCGCATCGCCTTTCCACCAGGTGTTGACACGATACCTCCCTGGATCGATTCGCGCTAACACTATACATGCTCCTATGCCGCATGTGTTCATTACTGACCTTGTCATCTCTTGCACTTTATCTAAACAGCTTCCACCATACCGCTCTATCATATCTCCCCAGTCCAATTTAGTAAGCCAAGAAACATAATCATGCCCTGGTGCTACTCCTCCCAGTGTATGACTTCCATGCCCATCAATAGCTATAAGCCAAATACTCCCATCCTTCGCAGAATAATTACATGTATAATCTTGCTTCGCTCGACCCTGTTTCACCGCTGAACACGGTGTTATAATGCTTGGTACACTTGTAAATGCTGACATGATTATTGTTATCGTATGAGAAACCTTTTTCTGCAATTTTGCGCGCAAAACCATTTAGGGCCATAGTACCAACTAATTCATTCATGTCTACTGCGGTTATAATGATAGAGGATTACTGGAAACTCGAAAACAAATACAATCAAACAAAAAAAGCTCTTAGGGCTCTTGCCGACCTAGACCAAAATGAACGAATCAAACTAGGAATCAACAACGGGATACTTTACAAGAACTGGAGATTCGCTAGCGGCATACAACGGAGTATCTGGTACGATTCCAGAAAAAGCTTAGTTGAGTATCTATCCCTCCACTTCGCCAATGCAATCGAATGTTATAAGGTTTTCTTGTCACTGGCAAAAAACAAAACATTCATACATATGGTAGCCACCCAGCTAGCAGGTATTAGGAAAGACTTCAACTCCTGGACTACGGGACTCCAGTCACTACAGACTACATATTCCGATCACGATAGTACCGTTTCGTCATTGTCTGGGTTCGTCCACACACTTACTAGGGCTACCTCGTTATCAATAGACGATGTAAATTGATACTCTACTTACTTTCGTATAATATCAATCTATCTCTTACGGGTACCGCGTCCTTTGCGACCCTTTGCATTGCTTTTTGTCTTTCTCGCCTTTTTTTTGCCTCCTCCTCCCAGGGGGGTCCCTTGTGTATCAGTGACAAGGTTTGACATAGCTGTCGCATATCCTACACCCCCCGGCCCGCTCACGTCCAGCGACGCGTTTTTCGGAAGAGTTATCACTACCGTTACCTTTACGGTGCCGTCATTCTGTCGACGTGTACTAGTCGACGTCTGGACAACATCTGATGTTCCCATACCATTATCATTGCTCGCTACCATGGTTGCATTTACTGGCCCAGGAACGCCACTTACTGGAGTAGCCACTATGGGATATGCGTCAGATTGACTATTACTTGTGTCATCGCCCGTCTCTATGCTAGATTGACTATTACTTGTGTCATCGCCCGTCTCTATGCTAGGTTGACTAAGACGTCTAGGACCAACAGCATCATCCGTCGCCCCACGCAACCTCTCGCGCAGCGCTTCATCACTCTTTTCAAATTGCACCCTCATCGCATTTGTTGCTCTCCTATATACCTTTGCACTTCCGCGCGGGAAAACTATGTTCCAGTGTCCACCATAATATCCAGGTACGTCCGCGGTGGTTTGCTCATGGTTCAACATTAGAGGCTCAACAAAGTAATCTAGAGGAAGAACCCCCTCTGGAGGCTGGAAAGTCGACACTATGCTCCCCTGTGCATCATTAACTGGTGTGTTGTAGACCCATATGACGCCTCTGCCTTGACTAACAGGTATAGTCATCCCAATAACCTTCGCCACAACTCGTAGATCATCATCTGTTAGGTATTGGTCAGGCCTGCCAGTGGTGGGCGCCACAGAGGGAGCGGTCTGCATCCCACGGATGGTATCACGCAGCTGGGAAACATACTGTCCGTATACTCTATTCACAGATTCAAGTCCGTCTTGGAGAGCCTGGTCTGAAATATCATTCTGTAGGCTGTCAAGAATGGGTCCTAATAGAGGAGTTTGTATTTTCACTGCTCCGGCATATCCAGGGCTGGCTCTGACAATTAATGAGAGATACACTAAGATCGCCAACCAACCACAGTCACCGTTCTTAGGCATTTCAATGGTGTTGTATTGTGATCCATCGTAAGGACACAAGTCAATATATTTTTTTACGTCCCTTCGATCGTTCGAGACTACAATGCTATTTATTAACAGCTTACCGTCAGTGGTTTTTTCAGACACAACTTCTTTCCAGTCACCCAACTCTCCGCTACATTGTGGTGCTTCCATTCTAGCGTTCCGGGCAGTGCCCTGGGCAGTGTCCTCGCTAACGTCTGCTCCCATGCTAGTCATTTCGATTGTTCTACTACCCGCAGTGTCCTCGCTAACGTTCCGGGCAGTGTCCCCGCTAACGTCTGCTCCCATGCTAGTCATTTCGATGGTTCTACTACCCACAGTGTCCTGGCTAGCATTCTGGGCAGTGCCAACCTCTGCTCTCACAGGTTGAGTCACAAGCCCAGTCGGAACGTTCTGGGCAGTGTCCTGGCTAGCATTCTGGGCAGGGTCAACGCCTGCTCCCATGCTAGTCATTTCGATGGTTCTACTACCCGCAGTGTCCTGGCTAGCATTCTGGGCAGTGCCAACCTCTGCTCTCACAGGTGGAGTCACAGACTCAGTCGAAATGTTCTGGGCAGTGTCCTGGCTAGCATTCTGGGCAGTGCCAACCTCTGCTCTCACAGGTGGAGTCACAGACTCAGTCGAAATGTTCTGAGTATTTCCAGGTGAGATATTAACTATTCCGAGGTCGGTCAACTTCTTTCTTGCATAACTATTCCAGTTAGATTTCACTTTGAACGATTCATATTCAGGAAGTGCAGGATTTGATTCTGATCCAACTCTAGAAGATGTTATCGTTGGGAACCCAATATAAGGTCCGACATAATTGCCTATGCCATCTGTAATTTGCCGACTCAATGGAATAGAACTACCTTGAGTGAGAAGCAAATAAGCATTCCGTGCTTCCTCATTACGGAAGCCATTTAGAGCCTCATTCTGGATTTTAATCACTCCTCTGGCCAGATCGCCTACAAGCGAAATAAGATTATTGATTAGACTAGCCGTGTTGGCTAGTTTTCGCAACGAGTCACTGTACGCGTCAAATGCGATTTTAATTTGAGTCAATATATTCCCTCTACCTTGTGCTTTTAACTCGGCGGTTTGGAACACAGTCGTTTTGCCGTGATTGATTGCTTTATTGAGTGCTTCTTTTTTAGAGACGGCGTCTTTCAAAAGACTAGGGAAACCCTCTTCTAGGCTCTCTATCTTCAAGTCAATTGCCGCAACAAACCCGACACCAAGGTCGTACTTACTGAGGATTTCTCGGACATCGGTGTCTTCAGACAAGTTGATATACCGTTTGATAGCACGGACCTTGTTTTCAACAGGTCTGAAGTCTATATTTATAAGGCTCTTCTCTCGATTAACGAAATGGCTAGCATATGTGGACAGTTCAGGATTTTTGGAGAGTTTAGGGATAACTTCTTCTAGCTGGTTTATTGCTAAATTGATTTTAGCCTCTCTACCAGAAGGTTTGGATACGGGGGGCACAGCGTTTACGAACTGCTGAATAGCGTCCCTCCATGCCTTTACCGGTTTACTGGAAGATTTATCACCCTTGAAAAATCTGACTAGCGTATCACCACTAGATAGAAGTATCCCCTTCTCTTCATCTGCAGCGTGTGTAGTTGTTGAATCAGGATTATTGCTTCTAAGGAGAGCACCACCGCGGGCCTTAAGTGTCGATTTCCTAATATTTCCTCCTCTCTTCGACCTAGTCTTTATAGCCCTCCCTCTCTCCCCTTTCGCACTCTTCTTGGGTTTTTTTTGGGACTGACTACGACTGTTTAGGATACGATATATTCTTCTACGTGAGATCCTCATCGCTATATAGATGATCCATATTTTTTATTGCTATCCTATATTAATGAGTTGCTCATCTGCCACTTCTCCCATCAACATATCAAAGGCCGGTACAGGCGATTGTAGATTGAAATGTAATTATTCATTCAATTATAGCCCCACGTCGCTTCAGGCCACTAACCGAGGCGACTTCATCAGGGTAAGCATGGACAAGAGTCCACAACCCCCTGTTGTTTACAACACAGAGAGATACAACGTACAAGAGATGCGAATCTACCACCCATCACTTCATACATATGGGGGTAAACATGCCGCCGGAGAAATACTTATTATGCACAATGCAGTATCTGGTGGTTCAAACATGATAGTGTCCATACCGATTGTAGATAATGGAGGGTCGTCAAGCATGATGGATGAACTAATTACGCAGGTTGCAAGGTCTGCGAACACTAAAGGTGGTAAGATGAACATCAATCTACCTGTTTTCTCTCTCGAGAAGATCGTACCTAAGGCGCCATACTACAACTACTCTGGGACACTTCCATATGATCCTTGCAATGGTAGTTACGAGTACGTTGTATTTGATCTTTCTCATCCGGTAAGCCTTACAAAGGCTAGTCATAGCAGACTATTAAAGATCACCAAAGCAGCTTCGTATGGTATCAAGCAGCCGAAGGACGGTCTGTTTTACAACTCAAAGGGAGTGTCATCGCTAGTCAGCCAAGATGAGATATACATTGAATGCAATCCCACTGGATCCGACGGGTCTACAATGATCAAAGAGAAAAAAGCCATTACTAGTATGTCAGAAGCACCTGCATGGCTAGAGAACTTACTTGGTAGTGGTGTTCTTCCAATAATTCTTGCGGTGATAGTCTTCATCATCATAATGAAAGTATTCCATAAAGCGTATGAGATGTTTGCTGAATACCTGAGTAAACCAGCGGTCGCTTCCTCGAAGTAGATGATAAAGTAAGTCTATGATGTCTTTATCATTTAATCGTCCTTGACGTGGCACTTTTTGCCAACGGTCTTGGTTATCTTAGAGATCTCTCTTTGAGACAAATCTGTAGTGGTTGCACCAGCTAGTTCGACATACGCACCTTGAAGACCTTCCTTATCTTTCCAATCGGGATTTGCCTCTTGGAAAACGGTAGGCCACGATCTTTGGATTCCCCGCTGTGTTTCCTGGACTAAACGGCTACCGTTATCTTCTGACCAGTTGCTACCGTCTTTTATAAACCATGCTTTGTCCTCAGTGCAGTGAACAGGTCTCTCCGTGATCGCAAGAGGCTCCAGATTCTTCACCATTATGTTAGAGAAACCCTGTGCTCTGTTTTGTCTGCTCGCAGCTAAGTCTTCCATTGTTAGTGTTAGCTGTTTTGCAAAATCCTGTATCGACATAGCATCACGACACTGTTCGTTGAGAAAGACACTAATATTGAAGTTCTGGTTGGTCATCGTGTTATTGTCACCAGTAATCGCCTGCGTGCTGCCATTACCTTCGCTAATTTTCAGTTGTTGGAACTTACATATGCCTTTCAACTCTTCCTTAGAGAGAGAATCGAAGAATGTTCCGTCGGCAGACGTGTTTTTGTGACCGGAGTCAGCCTCTATGACCTGGTTTTGATCAGTAGGAGTATCTGACGTGGGAGCTGACCATTTGCATTTTTTTTTGTGACGATAATACCCGCTATCGTACTTATACTGCCTGCCACAGTGACAAATCCACTGTGGTCCTTTTTGCTCGTTTTTACTATCATTTACTACCATTTTACTATCATTGTGTTTCTTCGTCTTAAGATGTCTTTTCCAATGACCAATATGAGACGTAAAGAAGTCACACTTTTCGCAATGGAAAATCTCTGTCCCTTTTTCGTCCTTTTCTGTCCCTAAAATACTACCATTTACTACCATTATAAGGGTAGTAGAAAAAAGGACGAGAGTCTAAACGATGGAAAAATCGATGAGCATTATATGCCTCCATAACATCCCTACATGATTTTTTAGTGACTGAACAAGTTTTATCTACAAGCGTCATGATAAACAGCCTTTTTTGCACGCATTCTCATTCTCGATTTCTATGGAGGTTTTTTGACACTTTTTTAACTGATTTCAAAATTGAGAATGGAAAACAACTTCAAAACATTAGTTTATCATGACGCCTCTACATAGATGGTATATGTCACTTCCAGAAATACACCTACAACATAGTAAACAAACACATATCAAAGAGGCATATTGTAGGAGAGTTTCGGATGATTGTTTGTTAATCTCATTATAACATAAATGGAGTCATGGAGAGAAGGGATAATCGCGTTCGTTATTGTGTTCGCAACCACGAGCTACTTCAACTGGGGTGTGAAGAAGCATTCTCAGAAGATCATTGCTATATTCGGCAACACCTGTTTGCATATACATCACTGGCTCACCGCACTTGTCGTGATGGCGTTAATCGTCGCATACGACAACGCATCTAATAACTTTAAGGCAATAGTGTTAGGTGCCCTTGGAGGATACGCTCTCGAAGGATTAACTTTATTTGATGATGCTCTTAAGATAGCTACACCGTGCCGAAAGGCATTGAGACACAAATAATCATTAGTATATGTATAAGATGTTCGAAACCGTGTTTTCACCGATAGGACAGGAGTACTGTGTGATCTATTATTTTTTGATGGTCCTTACCTTCGTTCAGTTTGTACTGGTCGCATTAAGCATGGCTTACATTGCACTAACCGAGAAATCGTTCAAAGGAAAAGACTATCTACATACACTAGGTCTCGTATCGACTATGGCCGTTACATACATGATGTCAAGAATACAGTATAGTATTTGTGTGAAAGCACTATAGGAGTGAATCGTTTGTGGACAAAAATATTCTCACAAACGATGAATCGGATTAAATTACACCATCGTAATCAATTGGTGCAGCATCATTGATGCTATCGAGTACAGGCTTCACATTACTGTCATCAGCACTTCCTGATACCAACGGTGCCATCTGGCTTACCATGTCTTCCTCTAGAGTTCGTGGAAACGCGTTGTACTTGTCAAGTAGTTCTTTCTTGATGTACTCGGCGCGGTCCTCACCTTGAAGATACAAACTGCCTGTCTGTTCACTCGAGCGACGGATCAGTGTGTGACCAGCAATCAACGCAAGAATACCTGCGATTGGACCACCAGCCGCGAACATGGTGAGAGCAAGAACTGCCACTACGACGTTTCCGATCGTACTGTCTACCACCTTTGCCAGTGTTTTGGGTGTCTCGATATCGAAAACGATGTAAAGAACAAAGATTGCTTCTAAAACCCTCTTGTGAGCATGCTCTGCCTTGATCAGAGATTTCATAGCTTTCTGAAAATCCATTATAAGATAGTCTCAGATAATTTATTCAACTAACCATGAATAATCACAGTCCGCCTTCTGATATGTTGGTATAGGTTCCTTCGCTTTACCTGTAAAGCCAAGATCGACTAGCTGCTCGCGCACGGTAGTATCGTATTTGGTCTCGAACGTCTCGACATTCCTTGCTAATACATAGAGTGTAAGCCCTATATTGTCGGAAACTATAGCGTAATCATACAATTTGTCTTCATTGACCGGGCCAAGTGATGTTACCCAATAATCAGCATCTACTGGGGCACCTTCATCAAAATGGACCTTCAGCTTGCCTGGTTCGTCACTGTCAGGTACATACGCATATCCCGTGATACCCGCAATCGTTCCGTTAGTTGGCTGCACGAGTCTCGCCGTGTTCACTACTGAGACATCGGCTTTCTTAATGGAAGGGTCTGGTTTGCCATACTGTGCCGTTACACATACATTGTCACGCTCAAACGTGCTAGTGACGGGGAGATTGGAATACATTTGAAACCATGTTCCTGCATACATATTAATATCAAGTGCACCTACTGTGTCAAGTTTAACACTGGATGTAATGCCAACGAGTGAAAGCAGCGCGAGAATGATGATGTTGCTCATTATTGTTGTTATAGCGTTATTGTTTTTAATACATTATCGAATAACGTTATCGCAGGTGATTGGTTTTTGAAATCTACCTAAATGGTGGACAACAAAATATCACATCATGGAAGAGTCAACATATATCGGATCCAAAGGATACACAATCTATAAGGAATGCTTAGATCAGAACGAACAGAAGTCAATACGCGACTCTTTAACAGTCCAGCCGTACTTGCCAAAGTCCCCTGTACAACCAGCATCGTTTCCCGTCTATAGAGAGAGTGGAACTAGGTTATACATGCCGAAGTATTACGGTTTGGGAACTTACGGTGATCCAGATGGAATACATATTAGTGACGGAGAGAAGATCGACGTACCGTTCAATGGTCAGCTCCGTGACTATCAGGTTCCGATTGTGGAAGCTTATATGGATTCGACCAAAAGCGAATGGGGCGGTGGCGGCCTCCTCGATCTATATTGTGGTGCCGGCAAGACTTCTCTCTCTTTGAATATAATATCTCGTCTCAAACGAAAGACTCTAGTGATTGTACACAAGAGTTTCCTCTTGAATCAATGGGTAGAGAGGATCGAACAGTTCTTGCCTACAGCCAAAATCGGGAAGATACAAGGACAAACGCTCGACGTTGATGGAAAGGACATTGTTATAGGTATGCTTCAGTCCCTCTCCATGAAGGAATATCCATCCGACTTATTTAGTCAGTTTGGACTAACTATTGTTGATGAATGTCATCATATATCGTCAGAGGTGTTCAGTAGATCGCTCCTTCACGTAGTGACAAAGTATACTCTCGGACTAAGTGCCACAATGAACCGCAAGGATGGACTCACACCTGTCTTCAAGATGTTTCTTGGGGAGATACTTTATACTCTCAAGAGAGAAGACGAGAACAATGTTATGGTGAAGGCAATAGAGTATAAGTCAAATGATCCTGAGTTCGAAGAGGTCGTATATGACTACAGGGGGAATCCTCAGTACAGTACTATGATCACCAAGCTATGTGACTATGCAAGTCGTTCGGAGTTCATATTGAAAGTATTAGTAAGAGAGATGGAAGAAACGCCTGACCAACATGTGATGATTCTCGGGCAGAACAAGAGTATTCTTAAATACCTTCATGATGCTATAACGCATAGGAAGATTGCGACTGTCGGGTACTATGTTGGCGGAATGAAGGAGAGCGACTTAAAAGAAACGGAGAGCAAGCAGGTAGTAATCGCGACGTATGCTATGGCGGCAGAAGGACTAGATATTAAATCACTTACCACTTTATTCCTTGCGACACCTAGGACTGATATAACACAAGCAGTAGGTAGGATTTTACGCATGAAACACGAACGTCCGTTAGTAGTAGATTTCATAGATACACATGACTTGTTTCAGAACCAGTCCAAGAAACGCCTGACCTATTACAAAAAATGCAAATACTCTGTTAAACGAACTGATTCTGTTGGGTACATGCAGGGCAAATGGACAGATGTTAAGGCTGGTACTCGGAAGAAGAGTGTACCTAAAGCAGGGGCTTGTCTAATCAACATCTAATACGTGTTTACTTAGCGGTTCGTCTTGTGCCTTTATTTCTGCGCGAATGTTTTGACTTAGCCTTGAGCGTAGTTTTGATTGCTCTACGTTTCTTGCGCTTATCCTTTCTCTTTCGAGGCTTCATCCGTCGAGTTCTTTTCTTCGTGGTTTGTTTACGTGGCCCCCGCTTTTTCGTCGCGTTGCGCGCTCTTTGACGTCTAACACTCTTCTTTCTCTTCCCTCCATCATGTATGGGGATATCTTGAAGTACTAGACCATTGTCTTCTAACCATTTGATAACACGCCAATAATCGCTGCATCCCATCTGTTTATCTGCCTCAACATAAGCATTCTCCGCTTCCCTCTTTGTTACAGCAAACTCGCGAACTCTATGTAGCAGTCGACCCTTCGCCAAATGTTGATCCGCTTCCTCTTCGAGAGTGGGGTTAGGACCCAACGTAGGTATCTGCGATTTCAGTTCATCTAAGTCTACCGTATTCGCATGTTCCATCGCCTGCATTGTTCCACTTGTAATGTCATCGAAAACTTGTCTTTCTCCAGGATGAGAGCGATTATGTGGGCATAACTCTAGTTGTACAATGCTTCCGTCACTTGCGTTCAAATTGATGCGTGCGGTTCTCGGGTATATGGTGGCTGGAAACCTTCGTCTATTTCGTATGCCCTCATCTGGACTGTACGACACGACTGCCATATGCGCGATACTCGGTCCACCGGAAACATAATTCACACTCGAGAGCGTTATCATGCCTTCTGCATTATTGTCAAGAGAGAACTCACCTTCCCGCCATGTTCCTTGGTTGTCTTTAATTTCAGCAAAAAAGTTAATGACACTCATTGTATACATCTATATCGATAATAAATGATTACGATATAGATTTTGCTTACATGTCCTTTGCACACGTGTCTGTCGCTGCGATAGGAACAGGATTAGCAAGGGCTGACATATCAGGAGACAGACGCATAGCTGGTGCGCCGTAGGAGAATGAGAGGGGTTTGTTGATGAACGCGTCTGTTCCTCCCCTCATCTTTCTAGATTTCCTACTAGGACGCTTCATTCCGCGCTTCCCACTCTTCTTTCCTCTTGGTCTGCGTCCTCTTGATCTGCGTCCTCTAGACTTACGGGCACTAGGTTTTCTAGCTCTGGATTTGCTTTGTTTTTTTCCGCGCTTCACACGAGAAGCTTTGTTCATTTTGCGAGACTTACCAGCCTTGCGTGTGTGTCTAGGTTTCCTGGTACCTGATTTCTTAGCGTAGCGACGAGTAAGTTTTCCACCGGTCATATACTTTCTATTGACATAATTTCCTTCGGCGGCCTGTACATTGGATACTGTACCTCCAAACGCACCCTTCGGTGTGTTCATATACCCCGCTGCGAATAGATCGGCGGGCTGAGCGAAGTTAGTATTTGAATCAACTGCGGCTTGCGAGGCGCTGTAAGCCCCACCTGTGCCATTGCTATCAAACGGTGCTGCTGAGTTAGACATGTATATACTCACCTCATATTATTTCTTTCTATAGTCTCGACCTCCCTAGAGGTGGCTAGAGGACAAGAGTTGTTTACGACCTTGATGGGTCTCCACTTTCTGAAACGCGGCTCATATACACACTCCATATGAACGACTTTCTTGGTATCCACGAACTTATCGTCGCTGACGTTTTCGAACTCCTCTTCATCATCGCTTTCTTCAAGTAGGTCTAAGTTGTCGTTCTCTTTGATACAACGAAATAGTTTGTTCATCATCACACTGGACGAGTAGTCTTGTACAAATGCGATCCTGGGAATAGTACCTCTTTTATGATCAGAGCAATACAGCCCATATACGTCATCAAGGAGCTGTGCCTTAACTTTCAGCACGGCAACAGATATCTGTCTACCGGTGTATTTGACGTAACCAAAGTGTCTTGTTTTTCTACCTTCAGTAAGACGAATACCGTGTAGAGAGTATGGGAGCGTTCTAGCTACCTCGATAGCATCACCAAACGAATCCGTCATGTAGGGAAGTCCCGGGACTAGCCATCCTCTACCATAAGCTGGTGGACAGAGCTCGTGTGTGAATGTGTGCTGGAGTATACTAAGCTTAGTGTCACACTTCTCTTTCCATACGGGTTGGCTCTTATAGATGACCGGATCGAGAAAAGTGAACATATCCGAGTTTCCGTGCTTAAAAAGTATCCCGGCGAATATTGACCCGTCACCGATACATAGATCATCACCAAACGACATCGTCTTGACGTTTGCTGACTCGATGTTTCCCCTTTTGTCCAATGTCAGTAATATAGGAACGTTGTCGCTTCCTACAGTCGTAAACCATAACAAGCATCTAGAACCTTGAGGTAGAAGGCTAAACATATGAGCCCGAACTTTCTTATGCAGGAGTTTGTCATAAGAAAGTTCTACTGATGGAAATCGTTCAATAGCTTGTTTGATGTTCATGTTCTACATCAACTAGAGACGAATCTTTAACTAGTTTAGTATGAGCTGTAAGCTCCGACATCGTTTGCTGCTGTCGGGAATTGAGACGTTTTCTCCTTCTTAATGTTACTAAGGAAGTCCCGTAGCTCAGACTGCATTTCAGACTGGTCAGGTACGGCGTTCAAGGTTTCACCAGCACCAGGCCTAGCTGTCTTGTTAATATCGGTGATGATCGTATTATACCGTTCAGTGGGGTTGTGTATTAGATCCCTCACCTTTGGAACAGTCAACGTATCGATGAAAAATGAGTAGAGGTAATGGACAAGAATAATAAGTATAAGTGATATCAATGACCATTGAACTGTCCAGGCAATCATGCTTATACTCTACGAACAAAACTTAAGCTCTGAAAGGAACGTAAGGATTGTTTCGGTAACCTCGGGAGTGAAAATAGGGATTGTCGTCTCGAAGTAAACATCTACGGGACACTTCCCTTCGAGCTCGACAACCAATCGCGTTTCGGCGTGCTGAAGAATCCGGTAGGAAACCTCCTCAATCTTCTGGATAGTATGGCCAATCGGGAGTTGTGATCTTTTATGATTCGGGGTCATTTTTGATGTGTCGGCGAATAACACAATGTCTGTTTTGTCGTTTGTCAGCTGATGTCTAGTCACGACACCGTCGTCTATATCAACTCTGTGTAGGATTCCGTTCATGATACGGAATAGACCCTTATCAGAGAAGAAGTTAGAATACTGCCTTCTATGTGTTTCTCTTGTAATGAGTAAAGTAGTGTCAATGTTTCTGGGGATTAGATCCTCTACGTAGATTCTGTACACATCTTGACTTGGCATCTTGAATAATCTAGGTGAAACCATTTAAACCCATTCTGGTAAGACACATTATCATGACAAGGCTAGTTTTAGTTGACAAAGGCGGCTCGAGAAAAGACCTTAACAGTAAGGATGTTACCCGTGATAATCTGTACAAAAAGAGTGGTCTTCGAAAATCGGATGGATTTAAGAAGTTATGCACCTGGCCCGTTTCGTCCCCCGACCTACGAGCGGTAGAGGTGTGGGGCAAGACAGACGGAAGGGCCGGTACGGAAAACAAGTATGAACTACCACCTCCTATCGCAGAAGTGTTGTGCTTTGGTACTCTTGTAGTAGTAGGTGTCGACCAAGACGGCGAGTTGTGCGACCTCACTTGCGAGAAGTGGAAGGTGTTTTACGATAAACTTTTTGGTGGATTCGAAGACCTCGGTGAGGATGAGGAAGAGAGTGATGATGAACTCGACGATGTTTCCGATGCGGAAAAAACCAAAGTGGGTGGCTATCTAAAAGACGGTTTTGTCGTAGATGCTGATGATTCATCTGATTGCGATGATGAGGTCGAGGTAGACGACGACGCTGAAAGTGGTAGCGAAGACGAGGGCGATGACGAAGATTACGAGTCAGATGAACCGGATTGTTCAGCAGAGGATGAGCCAACGGGGTTAGGTTCTGAGTTGGAAGAGGAATCCTATTACTACAGCGACGACGAATAGATATAACGAGAAAATCGAAAGCGATCTAAATAGGATCGTTGTATCTACTAATAATGCAACACATCAGTGACCCCGAATCATTCAGATCTAAAGTCAGAGACAGTCTAGCTGAAATCGTTGGAAGCCAGCGTAATGCGTTAAATATCGAGAAGGGCATGTTGAATTATGCAATTCGCACAGCGGGACAAAAGAATGTGGTAAAGAAATGGGAAAACCAACATTTCGTTCAGCTATACACTGATAGATTCAGAACTGTTTGGGTGAATCTACAGAACAGCGATCTGCTTCACCGCATCAAGATGAAGGAGATAAAGCCACATGAGGTTGGACTAATGACCCATCAAGAGATGGCACCGGATAAATGGGAGGCTCTATTGAAACGTAAGCAAGATCGCGACATGGATCTTTATGCACCTAAGCTTGAAGCTAACACCGACAACTACACGTGCAGGAAGTGCGGATCGAACAAATGTTCATATTATCAGCTACAGACTAGATCAGCTGATGAGCCAATGACCACTTATGTTACATGCATCGATTGTGGTCAAAGGTGGAAATGTTAGTCGGAACATCGAGTCATATACATACTTCTTTTTTTGTGGGCGTGTAGTCTCGAATACTTACATATGTAATCTTATATCCAGTTACTTTAATGAACAAACTTCTAGTGATGTTTCTAATCATAGTAGCCATAATAGCGGTGTCTTGGATAGTCTTCAGAAAAGACCCCGAACCCTCGCTGACTAAGCCAAAAAAGATGGAGCGTACGCGGGCGTTCAACAGATTAGACATATGGAAAAAATGCCTAGAGAGATATGGTGAAACCGAGACACTTAAGGTGTTTCCAAAGAGCTACAAATGGCCGGAAGACGCAGCTAAGTTTAAGGCAGAATACTCACCTTACAAAGAGTATATTGCGAAGGAATATAACTCTGGGGAGAGAAAAGGAGTGTTCCTCGTTAATAGGACAAATATGGAAGTTCTGAACAACAAAAAAATTGTACAGGTGCAAGAATATCTTGAGAATCCGTTACTTGTAAACGGTTTCAAGTTTGGGATGCGTTACTTCATGGTAGTTGATTGCGACAAAGGAATGTATCTCTATAGAACAGGTTACAACGTGTTTGCCGATAAGCGTTTCGAATACAATGGACTAGACCGTGGCATGAAGATAAACCAGTCTATGGGAGGAGACAAGCATTACGATACATACGATCTACCAAGATTGACAACCCAGCTAGCTACATGCGGGGTAGACAGCGATTTGCTTGCGGAAGAGGTCGGAGAGAAACTAAGGATGATCATCGAATCGTGCGGATCTCCTTGTGGGGAAGGCGATGCTGGCAAATCGAAAATATTCGGTGTAGATGTAGAGTTACTAGACGATAGATCTAGTAGAATAATCGAGATTAATAGCAGTCCTACAACTACCTTCGATATAGAGTGGAAAAACGGCCTCACAGATCTTATTAAGCGATCAATGAAAGAGAAAAAATACGTAGCTACTGACTGGATAAGCCTTAGCAATTAAATAGGAAAATTGATTGTTTTTGATGTGTGAATAACTGCATCAACAACAATGGGGATTATTAAGAATTGGATCGATAGAACTATCTGGGCATACCTGGCACTTTTGGTAGGTAGCCGATTATTCACGGAAGAAAATGATGTAGAAGTGATAGTTTCTAAATCACTGATGTCTGCGATAGCAGCGGTATATTTATCAACAGTCTTCTACCTGGTACCTTGCTTGCTTGTTGATGCGATATCATACTTTCTAAGGTAAATCTAGATCTGACACTTTCCAATACTCGCATGCACCGTTTGGTAGCGGACGTCGGATCACAAAAGGAATCTTTTTATGTTGCAGCTCCATAAGAGCGATAGTATAGCCATCTATTACGTTTGGTGCTACCTTAACAAGAGGCATTGCGCCAGCGTCTAGTTGTTTCGCCCTTACACCTAAGATTTTCGTTTTCTCATACTTGGTAAGGACAGGAATCGTCTGATGCAGTTCGTCCACCACTGCTCCGGTGTTGTCCCTAACGACGGCTGACAGCGCCCTAACTTCGTCGAAGTTATGTATCTTCGACTCTGGATGCATTTCGCCAATATAATCGTCAACTACGTCTCGGTCGAGCTTTTGAAGATAGTCTTCGTCGTCAGAGCGACCATCGTCGCTGGAGTCATCGCTGGAGTCATCACCTGTTTCTAGGTTCTCAAGGTCGATGAGTCCTTGTTGGACATCTGGTAACACTCGTTGTGCGTCGGGAGGGTCAACTTCATCCTCTTCTTCGTCGTCTTCCTCGTCGTTGATGTTTTCAGGGTCCATCTCCATATCATCTTCTTCTTCGTCACTAGAATCTCCTCCCAATTCGCCGTCTTCGACTAAAGGGCCAATTTTGATCCTCGGTTTGAAAGTAGGTTCTTGTTCCGGGTCGAGGGACTCTTCTCCATCGCTGAAATCAGAGTCTTCCTCACCAAACTGTGTTTTCTCATAATCCTCGCTTTCACTTTGGTAGCTTTCGTTTTCTGAATCGCTCATGGTCTATATTGTCAAGAGAAAATGTTTAAGTTGTATCAATTTTCCGAGTTATTTCTGCTCGTTGGTCTTCCAGACTGTATCACAATGCGCGCACATATAGACGTACTTCATGTTCGCGTCGTCATATCGGATATAGAGAACCTCGTTTCCTTTGTCGCCCTCGTTTGCGGGACACTCTTGGTTAGGACAACGCATCGTATTTATCCTAGGCACCGTAGGATCGTCTTTTGTGTACTCGTTGATGACTCTGGCATATTTCTCCGCACCGCGGTTGACGGAGGTTTTAAGAACACAAACGTCTGAGTCAGTCAACTCATCAGCTTCATGACCACAATGACGGCAATAGTATATGAGTTGATCTGTATCTTCACCTTTCAACTTAAGATAGTACATGAAATCGCATTTAACGCAGAAGTGCATCCTTGTGTATATATGTGAGACATATCTTTTTATCTGCCTCCTGCAATTTTTCATTAAACTTCTACTAAGTTGAAGCCGTTAGAAGCTTCTGACGCATAGAAGCGAGATCCCTAACAAGCACGTCATAATCAATACGAACCTGGGGTATATTGTAAATGCTCCTTGTAGACAAAGTGTCCGGCGGAGCAAGACGTCTGGTCGTCTTGAAATTATCGAAACCTTCCCTAGCGTCCTCGAGTGCCTTCATCTTTTTATCGTAATCGTCGATGAAGTTTTGCTTAGCAGTTTGGAGTAGACTCGAGAAATGCCGATCGATATACGCAGAGGATAGTATGTCTATAGTGGCTAACCGAATATTGTAGAACGCGACAAGCTGTGTATACGAGAAGAAGTCTGGATGGGATTCTCCGAGACCAGGTTCGTGAGTCAAAGGATCCTTCGTTAGGATATGACGAATAGTGAGCAATATTGATGAAATAGTTTGGCACCCATCCCATTGATCACCATGCCATGTGTTCAAGACGGATAGGCAGACGTTACCACTTTTGTAGAGGTTAGGATGCATACGCATACTTCCATTGTTAGTATGAAAAATAGCTTTGGGCGGCGAATGTGGATAATTTGAAGGAAATGCGAACTTGAAGAAATAGTATCCTCCTGAATAAGGAGTATCTTCTGGACCGATTATCATTGCATATCCTTTGAGCAAATCGCTCTCATCATGCTCATAATATATTCCTTCGCTGTGCAGAGGATGTTTGTAAATATCCCTGACATCGGATGCTAATCTCATAGTTGTTTCTCTCGTTATGACACATTGTTGGCGCGAATCACTCATGATTATCTCTGTATTCTCTCTGGGGATCTATTTATATTCAAAGTGCGTAGGATTACTGCTCCCTGATTCTTTCTGGAAGATCAACGGAAAATTGAGTTAAAATAATATCCACCACTTATACCAATCAAAAATGACAACCAAGACTACAAGGTTTGATACATTCATTCGGTCTTGCACCGCTGGGAAGGGGGAATCATTCACACATACGCGCATTCCTGATAAAGCTTTGGAAGTATATGGAGGTGCTTATGTGGTCCCCAATGGATCAGAAGAAGAACTGTTAGAAACTTATTATGAAAAAGTATTTGTGAAGGGAGAACTCGAATATATGACTGAGAAACAACTCATAGAGGACGGGCCGATGCTCATTGACGTTGATTTACGCTATAACACAACTGTTACCGAAAGATTGCACACAGATGACCATACATTGGATCTCGTCATGCTGCATATGGATAAACTGGTACAGTTTGTAGACATCGCCGACGAACAAGATGTCGACGTTTTCGTTCTACAGAAGAAGAGTGTAAACATCCTTGACACCAAGACAAAAGATGGGATCCATATTATCGTTGGTCTCAAGGTTCACAAGGGAATCCAAGCCATGGTGAGAGAAGCAGCACTAAGTGAGCTTGGTGAGCTATGGTCAGACCTTCCAGTAGAGAACACTTGGGACGAAGTCTTGGACGAAGGTGTCGCCAAAGGTCAGGTCAATTGGCAAATGTATGGGTCTCGTAAGCCAGGACATGAGGCTTACCTAATCCATAAGACATATAAGCTCAAGCATTCTAGATCGTCATGGGACATCGTGTCAGCATCTGGACCAGAATCGTTTGATACAAAGAAGACATTCTCAAGGCTGTGTGCTAGGCACAGGAACCACCCAGACTCCACTGTCAAAGAAAGTGTGAAAGAAGACTTTGACGAAGCAAGTAAGTGTCTTGGTAAGCAGGGACGAAGAAAGCAGACAGGACCGCCGGCCAGCAGCTTCCGTCCAAGGAAAGGTGGTTTGATCAGATATGACCTTATAGATTCAGAAGCAACACTAGACTCACTTATCGACGACATGTTCGACTCGATAAATCCATGTGACTATAAAATCAAAGAGACACATCAGTTCACCATGGCCCTTCCAAACAAATACTATGGTCCAGGAAGTTATAACAACTGGATCAGAGTAGGATGGGCTCTTGCGAACACCAGTCCTAAAATGTTCCTTACATGGCTGAAGATGAGTTGCCAATCAAACTGTAGACACAGTCTAAGAGGAGCTGATGGAAAGTTCGACTGGACATGTGTGTCCGAATTGTTCGAGACGTGGCGAGGATTCGACTTCCAGAACCCTGACGGATTATCAAATAGATCGATCATGTACTGGGCAAAGAACGACGCCCCAGAGGGGTTCGAGAAGATTCGGACAGAAACGATCGACTTCTTCATCGAACAGACTGTAAGTGATGCAACTGAGTTCGACCTTGCGACGGTCCTCTACAACATCTTCAAAGATAGATTCGTTTGCGTAAGCATTAGAACAAATAGCTGGTATGAGTACAAGAATCATAGATGGTTTGAAATCGACTCAGGTAGCACATTGAGATTGTGCATATCCAAAGACATGCATCATGAGTATCTCAGCAGAATCCATGACTATACGACACGTATGCAAACAATGGAACAGACTGATCAGTCATACGAGGCAATGAGGAAAAGAACCAGCAAGTTAGCTGAGATTGCGGTGTATCTCAAGAAAACACAATGGAAGAATAACATCATGCGGGAAGCTCGGGAGCTATTCTATGACCAGGACTTCTTAGAGAAGCTAGACCAGAACCCATACCTTCTGTGCTTCAATAACTACGTGGTTGACTTCAAGAGCAAGGTTCATAGACGTGGTCAGCCTGACGATTACATCTCTAAATGCACAAACATCGACTATGTACCCCTTGATAAGAAGAAACATTCTTCAACTATGGACAAGCTCGAGGTCTTCATGGAGCAACTCTTCCCAATCGATTCCCTTCGCGCTTACATGTGGGAACATCTGGCCTCAGTGCTGATAGGAACTACGGAGAACCAGACATTCAATATATATACCGGCTCAGGTAGAAATGGAAAGTCTTGTCTGGTGGACTTGATGAGCAAAGGATTAGGTGATTACAAAGGAACGGTCCCAATCACGCTGATCACACAGAAGAGAAACAGTATTGGTAGTACATCTTCAGAGATTGTGCAGTTGATGGGAACTAGATACGCTGTGATGCAAGAACCTAGTAAAGGCGACAAGATCAATGAGGGTATCATGAAAGAGATCACTGGTGGCGACCCAATCCAGGGTAGGGCTCTTTGGAAGGACACAGTCACGTTCATGCCTCAATTCAAGCTCGTCGTATGTACGAATACACTCTTCGATATCAAGTCGAATGATGATGGTACATGGCGCCGTATTCGCGTATGTGATTTCAAGTCGAAGTTCTTGGATAAGCCATATGAGGACGATCTTCAGTTTCCGAAAGAAGAGTTCCCTTACCAGTTTCAGTTGGATAAGAAACTAGATGCTAACTTTGACGAGTGGGCACCAGTATTCATGTCTATGCTGGTTGAAAAAGCCTACAAGAAACAAGGCAATGTCAACGATTGTGAGATAGTAATGTCCAGCAGCAACGAGTATAGGGAAGGCCAGGACTACTTGGCAGAGTTCTCTAAAGACAAGATTCGCCGAAAAGAAGGTGGTGTTATCAAGAAGACCGAAGTCCTTAATGCTTTCAAGGAGTGGTACCAAGGAAATTATGGCCGAGGTGTGCCCAAGGGACGAGAGTTGTATGAGTTCATGGAGAAACGATTCGGTCGCTACAGAAACGGATGGAAAAACGTAGAAATGATATATGAGGGAGACAACGACGACTACGACATTGTTGATGACCTATAGATATTAATAACGCTTCGTGCTACAGCACATTTTTCTTACCCACTTCAAAAAACCTTCTTCTTCGTAAGCGACAGGCTCAACATAGACTCCTTTTTCATCACTCCAGACCGAAACGCTGAAGAGGGTTGTTACATTTCCGCTCTGATCATAGACTTTTGCGTCGGTGCCTCGCCTCATAAGGTCTTCACCTCTGCTTAGTGATCTTAGTTTCACCATTCCTATGTAGAATAGATATATAGATTATATGGTTTCTTGAGCCAAATAATCTATTTCGTCAGGTCGCGAAAGACGTTTTTTCTGTAAGGCGTCATATCAACGATATCTTCTGCAACATCTCTAACAACATACAAACGTCTCAATATCCAGGTAACCAACCATGGTGTAAGCACTGCGAGGGTTAGCAATGCCGCATTCTTGATAAGCCTATACATCTCAAGATATTTGCCGATAGATTCTCCTCTCATTATGCTAATGATAGGACTGTAGAGAAAGTAGAACGCGATTATCACGAAGTAAACACCGACCAGCAAAGATCTTACTTTGTTGAGCCAGTCTTTAGCCCAATCTTCGTATACTACTCGACGATCGTTAGTTTCTACATCCGCGACATCACTATCTATTGCTAGTTTCAGCTCTTTATTCTCGTTTAATCTAATGCGTAACAGTTCCCTTATGCGAGCGAGGGATTGTGTCTCGGCATTGTAGTCCGAAACTAACGCATCCAGCTCTTTCATTAGTGTCTCGTGGTTACCCTCTGCTTTGTCTCCTCGCTTGTTGGCAACTTTCGTATACCTGTCAACTAACATTTGCTTGTATCCAACTTCTCCCTTGGAGAAGACATAAAAGTTCCTTTCAGCATCTTCTACGTTTCCTGGGGCCTCTTTCTCGGTTTTCTTTGCTTGTGTCCACTTCCTTCGAAGTTCGTCGGTTCGCTTTCTTCGCTGACAATCTGTGTCACACATGATCATCGACTGCAAGTTATTCAGTATGCCATTCATCTTGTTCTGTGGCATACCCATAGAGGCAACCATATTGGCTATTTGAGTATTTCCACCGAACGACTTAGGATCGAAATTAGTGATCATATCCTTCAGTCTGGCATCGACGGCTTTGTTAATGTCTTCTTTAGAGCAGGACATGGGGCTTACTATAAAGCCAGATTATATTCGGACGTAGTCTTCCTGTGTTTTACTAAATGGTACAACAACCGATTTTCTCTCCTTCCATGGACACGTGACACTAGGATCTTCTACGTAAGATACTGATTTTCTATTGGAACTAAACCCTTCGACACACCGCTTGCTGTCATTATCGAATGTTGTCCCTTCAGCACAGCAGTTAGATCCTACACAACCTAAACCTAGTGAATCGGCGAAACTGTTAGCCTCGTCTTCCAAGGAGGTTGTCACTCCCTGAAGTTGCTCCTGGTCATACTCATACACCGTCGGATCATTCGCATCACGGTCCCATGCCCAGTTGAACTCGTCGAAGTTCATGTTGCTTCTCGAGCTGATATTAATGATGGTTCTGATCACGAGAAACCCGCCTACGACTCCCACAAGGCCCATTATTCCATTGATGATATTGCCCGGAATCCAACCCTGTTTCGCCACCACAGCAAGTACAAACATAATAAGCGAAACGATAATGATGAGTTTCATCAGCGACGTTTGTGCCCTATACTGTTGGCTATAGTAGGTATTGATCTCGACCATGCGCATCTTGTTCGCCTTGTCGGCCTGAAGCGCATTTAATTCTCTTTTGGCATTGTTTAATTCGTTCTCTACTACACCAGTTACTACCATTTGATCTACCAGGTCAATTCGAGACTGTGCAACTCTTCCCTGAACGCCTTGATACATGGAGTCTAGTTCGGAAAACATAGTCATTCTGATCTGTGAAAGCTCGTTGATCTTCTGAATGATCTGTTCCTGAGACTCCGGCCCACTACCATTCGCAGAAGAAGCCTCAAGCTTAGTATAAAGTTCTTTTTCCATCTCTTGAAGCTGCTGGATGTTTTTGAGAGTAGCGGTTTGTCTCTCTTTGCTCTCCTTCATAGTGGATTCTGAAATTGTTGCTTGCGAGCTCATTGTATATATATACCTCGTAGATAAATATACACAGCTACTATCACCTTGAAGCCTTAATGCCGCCGATAATCAACGCACAAGCCAACATCGTCCATACAATGAAGTGATAGTTATCACTAATCATACCTAGTTCTGAAGATTCCTTCATTGCTCCAACGTTCACTAGGGAACTGGACTTCTCTTGATAAACTTCTCTGACACGCTCATACTTACCAGCGTCTTTAAGCAAAGTATTGATCTGGCTCAGCATCTCCTGATTCATCTTGCCCTCTTCTTGAGACAGACTAGTCACACCAGTCTTGATCTTAGTAACCGCTCTCTGTAGCTCCTCCCCTGCAACTTGTAATGCTTTCTGTTGTTTAGCTGTAGCTAGAGCTAGTCCGCATTTTCTCACGCCAGAGTCAGTGTCTTTCGTCTCAAGTTTGCTGAGAGTCTCCGCATAAGCCTGAGACACAGTTGTCGGACAAGATGGGTCTCCGTTCACCGACATATTTCTGACCAGCAATTGCGATGTCTCATTCGGAACGCGGAGTCCTTTCGGGAACACATTTCTGTCCTTGAGAAAGCAATCATTGCCAGTTGTGTGGACCAGCCCATAGCAGTCGTCTAATGATGTGCATAACTGCTTGCATGCCGTTAGATCAGTATCTTTATGATGAGACAAATCATTTCCTGGAGAGTCGTATCTGTCGAGTGTGAAGTAACTACTGCCTAAGCCAATATTATTTCTGTCGACTGTTGATACACTCATATTCGCATCTACATATGCTACATCTCCGCTCTTGAACCTGAAGTTAGATTGATCGATATTACCGTCCTTCATCTTATAGACTGCTTGTGACGATCCTTCTTTCCCAACAGTCCCTTTACTGCCGAGCGCACTATCGTTGTTATTCGAGCAACCAAGTACCGAATATCCGATGCAAAGTGCAGGTGGTCCACTAATGTCGAGATATATAAAACAATTGCCGCTCGGTGATCCGATAATGTCCCCTTGCCCGATAGACTCTCCTGACTCAATATAATTCCTCTTGAACGTTGAGTTGGCTGCATTCCTAGCGGTTACCGCTAGACCAGTATTGTATGTCGCGCTCTGCCATAGCAAACTTCCGTCCCCACTCGTAAGGGTAACGTTCCCGTTGTCGCCGATGCTGAGTCTACCACCACATTTCTTTCTTGCCGCAGAACAATCATATCTTGCTACCTTACCAATCGCTGGTGAGTCGATCGTGACACCGTTATCTTCTTCTCCTACGTTACAATTATATGTTGACGTGAAGTTCCCGTTACATCCTAGCATCGGGATAGTTAACAGATTCATTCCTGATGCGACACGGTATGCACCTGTTGTCTTCCCACTGACGTGGGATTTAACTGTATCTATCACGTTATCTGTTTCTACGTCAGGAGAGAAGCTCCACTTCTTTGTCTGCCCCATACAATTACCACCGTATGTCGCACTAGTGACGTTAATCATAGGTGGGTCGGATGTACTACATCCATCTACGCCAGGTATAGACCATGTGGTGAGGTCCGGCGCATTCGATATGTCGTCGCCTAAGTCTCCCGACGCAGTCGTTATCGCGATCTGGCTATTCCAGAGGATTCCTGCACGCGCGCTACTAGAAATGGTATCCAGTGCAAAAATCGTACTTGTCTTAACTATCTCAGTCTTTACAGGCATCGATGCGGCATCCAGGTCGTATCCACTCTTGGCAGTGAAGCATCTTAACGAACCTTCAGAGTTCTTGTCAATATAGAATCCGCTACGCCCCAAGTCGGCAGCCGCGGTAGAGCAGTTCCTAATTGCAAGATCCGGGTCGGTTGTCTGGGTTCCACTCGTAAGTTCGAAATTGCTTTCTTGCCCACTTGTGCATCGCATGAAAGAAGCTGTGTTTGTGTCAGGATCTGACACTCCCATGACCTGTACGTTAGTACCTGCATTCATACAAGACTGTCCTTGTTGCATAGGCGTACCCACCACTAGTGATGGGTCAGTTCCTAACATAGAACCAGGTTTGTTGTACCCCCTAGGGTTTCCAGATATTGGTTCTATCTCTGATGGGCATCCGTTCTTTCCTTGGAGAGAAGAGAGTATAGCTGCATCAGGAATAAACTTGTATGTACCTTGCGTAGTGACATAGCCCGTTGCACCATTCGGTAACTTAACAAGCTTGTTGCCTTGACTCGTAGATTTGTTTCTCTCATCGAGATATCTCTGTGTTGCCTTCATAAGATCATCTTGCTTTGCAGAATAATTGTTTATGGCGGCCTGGAACATAGACCGTAAGTCGCTGAGTATTTTCTCTTGTGCCGCGTTTTTGGCTTGTGATAAGGGTGTCGGGACTGTGCCACCAGTGAACCCTTCCACGCATCCTTGTCCTCCTGGTTTACAATTATCACTATCGACTTTGCGAAGGGATACTCTTTGGGTTTTCTCTACGTTTTGGTCTATAAGAGAAGCGCCTTGAAGCAAAGCCATACTATCTGTCATTATACTATGGCTTGAAAATTATTTGTCTTCTAAACTGTGGGTACGAAGAAGAGGTAAAGTCCGGCTGCCGTTGCGCCGATAGCTATGGCGATTTCCAAACTATTAGAAGAGTTAGAGCTCAATGCATTGACTAACAAAATGATCATGATAACAGCCACTATTAGAGTGACTATGTAATGGAAATGGTTCATGTCTTCAAACTGCTCGGATGTCTCTAGGTCACCGTCTAAATCTGATGCTCGTGCCCTTGCGCTTTTTACACTGGCCACTTGTTTGTTTAGTTCTTGAGTACTAGCTGTTAGAATGCTCCTGCTCTCTGTAACAACCATTTGGTCTACTTCTCCTTCTAACACTGCTTTGTTTAGTGCCTCACTACCAGCAGCTATCAGAGTTGTAAGTGCATCATTTGCTTCATCCATTGCTTTCATTGAGGCTGCAGCTGCAACACGATCCCCTTGTCTAATGTGCTGGTCATAAGAGGCAGATGCGTTCCGATAGCTTTTGATGTACATATCGATCTCCAAATCAATAAGTTTTAGATTCATTATTGGTGATTCTTGATCTGCCATACTATTATTATATGGTGTGAAAATCTCTCTTCGGATAAAGTTGAATCTAGTCAAGTTATCGTTGCATGTACCTGACAAGGGTAATAAGAAGGAAGATAGATGCTACAACAGCAAGTATACTATTTGTGCGCGTGGCAGGGCCTGATGCTGCCTTGAGGGCTAGCGAGACAACAAGGACTGTTACTACCATATACACGAGCAGAATGAGCCAATTCGAGTTGGCATTTAGTTCCGCGTCTTCTTTCTCTCCTTGAACGGTAACATAGTTCTGGTTAAATGAGTTTAGGTTGGTCTGCTCTGAGTCTAAACTGGCGACATATGTAGCTAGCTTGATTTTCTCTTCATTGAGCGATTTCTGCATTCTAACATCCTGTGCAACGACACCGCTTAGTTGAGCGGACATCTGTTTGGCAAGATCGATAAGTTTCTGATTCAACTCAACGAGTTTGTTCCACACTGATGGGTCAACGTTAGATTGCTCACAGCTGGAAGCTGCTGTCATCGGTCCACCACTAGGTATAGCGCTATATTCAGAGTCACTAATGGGGGTGGAAGGAACGTCACAGAGCTCACTTTTCTTATCCCAAGTATCTCCGCTGTAAACGTGCTTATACCCTTTAATGTCTACCCAAGCATGTTCGTTCGTTTCTTCGTTCGTAACGTTTTTGCCGGCCACACCGCATGGCTGCGACTCACCCATCGGGGCACCAACATTGAACTTGCTAATCTCGTCTTTAGAAAGCTGCACTGGGTCTTTCGGACAATTCTCAGCGTTTGATGTCCAGGCGTCGGTTGAATACTTTTGAGTAAACCCATAATCATTGACGTAATCATAGTTGCCATCACCAGAGGTGATGACCTGGCCAAAATACTGCTGGATCTCTTTGTCTGCCTCTACATTCCGGATAACGCCTTCTGCGAAATCCTTGTATGTGGAGTTGTATTCGACCAGTGTTCGATTAAACTCGTCTTCTAAATCGGAGACCTTATTGTTTTTTACACTCGCACTGCCGGTCCCATTCTCCTGCATAGCTTCTACTATGCTTGAGACACCAGGGATGCCGGTTGTTTGCAAGCTTTGTATATCGTCTGCCTCACGCCCGTACATACGATAAAAGTCCATAAATTGCTGTCCTTGATTCAATGAAGGCAACCCCTCGGCCTTTGTACCTTTGTTTGGGATAATTCCTAGGTCATTGAGAAAGCTAATGAAGTTCATTTTCTATACAATACTGATAGAAAATGTATTAGATGCTGCTGGTGTCTCCTTTCACCATTTTATATGCAAGTGCCCCTGAACCAATAATCAATCCAAAGTGAATCCAATTACGTACAAGATTGAAATTATAGATCTCCTGTTGATCATCATACATGCCTATAGCACCTTCTCGTTGATTCTCCAAACCCTGCAACTCAATCATAAGTTTGCCGTTCTCTTTTTCCACCTTCTTTATTCGGTTTATTACGACGGCTACTTCATCAGCCACGGCTCCAATATCCTGTTCCACAGAGTCGCGAAACAGAAATAAATCGCCTCGTAGAGCATTTAACGATGATTCGTCTTTCTGAAATGTGGAGGTATATTTGTCCAACTCGGGATAGGCCTTTGCATATGGAAATGATTTCACCATCTCCCGCAAACTAACTTCGTACCTCGCGTTAAGTTCCCGAAGTTGATCTTTATATTCTTGGGGGGTTCGTCGTTGGTGGGAAGTCATGTCTATATACTATTGAGAACATATTCTATAAAACTTACTTGTAGTTGCTGTCTTACTGGGACGTGTTATCTCACAAAGCTCACCTGGACGTATACCGAGAACCATAGAGACCGGTCCAAACCGCGAAAGGTCAGGCACTTGTGAACCATCTCGGATATTGTACCTGGCGAACACTTTCTCGGCACTTGCGCTATCGAGGACTTCGTGGCGTGGTACCAAACTATGCTCTAATACGTTGAATTGTAGTGACTCCATACCGATCACTGTAACGAAGTACTTATCATCAGCCCATATCTGTCTGAGTGCCTTTATCATAGAGTCGTTCGCAGATGCACGACCGATGACTATCAAGTCGTCACTCTTCTTCAACGTGCTGTCAAGCGTGAACAAGTCTTCAATGTATTCGTAAATAGCCGGCGCGCGCAATGTCTTACCGAGACTATACTTGACATATACCTTCTTCCCGGTTGCCTCCTCTTCTACCAGCATATCTAGTTGGTCGTTTTGATACATTGTATGTACTTCACTTAACGCTGCGTTAGCGTACTTCGAAACGTCGAACCCTCTTGATAGTAGGATATCTAAAATGTTGTTTCTGCTTTTAGCAATCTGAACGATGAAACCGCTTTGTGCCATGATGCTCGTATATACTCAACTGATGTTATTTTTAAGTGGTCGTCGATTTTCTGTCAAATAATCAGGATTTGATTGTTACTTTCTTTTTCTCACCACCTCCTTCATCTGCACCTGATGTATCCTGATGTTCTTTCGTTTCGCTAGACATAAGAATCGACGGAGGAACCCCTTCATCGCTCTTGCTACTAGTTACCGTATTGAATATTGACTCTGCGGGAGTAGCGGTTTCTTTCTCATCTGATTCACCACCTCCATTACTAGCCGTATTGATGTTTATTACCACAGGTGGTTGCGAAGAGCCTCCACCCTGTCTGCCCGGTGGAGGGTAGTCAGGCGATGGTGGCCGATAATCGTCACTATTGGCGTCGGTCGGCGCATAGGGTGGACTGTATGGATCGTATGTCGGTGAGGTAGGTACGTAAGACGGGCTGGTCGGGTTATATGCCGGGGATGTGGGCGCATAGGGTGGACTATTTGGGTTATATGTTGGAGAGGTAGGATAGTACTGATTTGTTCCATCGTCGTTCGGACTGCTCACTGGACGATACACAGGACTTTCTGGAGCATACGGCGGAGACACTGGCATTGAATTAGGGAACTTAAGTTTGCGGACCACCCTTGCCCAGTTGCCTGGTTGTTGATCTGCTATCAGTCCGGAAATCACAAGATCATTAGGTATTACCGTTCCTTCAGGAGTGATCAGATCGGCTGCATTCCAGCCTGCAGGGTTCCTATTCGGGTCTCTATAGTCATTATCATCTACGTACCAGACACTTGAGTATGAACCGTCATCATTTATGATCAAAGAGTCCCATATGTCACCCGTTTCATAGCTGTAGCTCCTGAACTTCCATCCTAACTGAACCGGGTCCATCTTACTCATCTCAAGATTCGGAGGAGGGATATCAGGTGTTGTCGGTTGAGCGAGCCTCATCTCAAGGGTATCATCATCAGCGGCTTCGGGTCCGTAATCTGCAGGTGTTCCTGTCAAGGCAGCCGGTTGCTTCTCGTATGCTCTACGCGCTCTCTGGAGGATGGCTTGAGGTTTGGCATCTTTTCCTTTTCCTACAAGTTTTATCATGTTGTCTGAAAAGGCCATCGACGAAAGTTGGTCGATATTATCTTCAGTGATAAGACGCATCTGGACACCCATCACCTCCAGCTCCTGTTTGAGAAGCTTAAATGCGTACGGGATTCTGATGACACTGAAAGAACGCCCATATTTCGAGACGTTCTGAATATTCAAACCATCTTCTAGTGTTCCTGTGAACTTAATTGGGCCGTCTGCAATAGGACTCAGGAATAGATTATAGCTTTCGTTGTAGACTGCAGTCATACCAGTTTTATTACATACGGCCATGTAGTACTCGTCACCTCTTACCATGAGGGACTCGTTGAGAAAATGGTTCGCGCCATGGGCAGCAATCCCATCACGTTCCATCTCTCCGACTCTCAGACCACCGTCGTTTGCTCTTCCTTGTACAGTCTGTCTTGTGAGAAGTGTTCTTGGTCCCTTGGCACGGTGATTAATCTTGTCCTTCACCATATGCTTTAGTCTCATGTAGTACGTAGGTCCCATAAACACCTCAGCAAACATCTGTTCGCCAGACTGGCCATTGTACAATATCTGATTGCCCGAGGAACTATAACCGACCTCTGTAAGCATCTTCCCGAACTTTGTTGCTTTCTGCCCTTTGTTCATAAAGGCAGTACAGTCACCGAACCCGCCATACATGGCGCACGCCTTTCCCATAAGGGTCTCTACCAGTTGACCAATTGTCATACGCGAGGGAATAGCATGAGGGTTAATAATGACGTCAGGTCGCACTCCTTCCTTGGTGAAGGGCATGTCTTGCTCGGGGATAACTAGACCGATTGTACCTTTTTGGCCACACCTAGAACAGAACTTGTCACCGATATTGGGTATCCTCTGGTCTCTCACTCTAACCTTGGCGATTCTGAACCCTTCCTCTCCTTCTGTGATGAAGGTCTTGTCAACAAACCCTAATTGACCCTTCTTAGGGGCTACAGATGCATCACTTGATGGAAGGTTTGAACCTGGGTCGTTTGTTGTCTTCCCGATAAGAATTGTCTTCTCGTTCAAGCGGGTGTTCTCTTTTATCACGCCGAAATCATCTAACTCTGAATAGTCATATCCTGGTTTCTTACCAATCACGTTTGATTTCTCTATATTGGCAAAAACAGTGTCAACACTTGCGTTACCCACCCTTGAACTCTCTTCACGTGTTTCATAAGAGTTGTAGTAGGTTGTACCAAACAAGCCACGTTTTATCGATCCTTCATTAAACAGAATTGAGTCTTCTACGTTGTAGCCTCCGTAGCACATGATAGCAGCGACCACGTTCTCTCCATAAGGGTGCTGCTCTTTACAGATTTTATCTAAGTATCTGCTCTTGATTAATGGTGTCTGTCCATAGTTGAGTACAACACCCATCTTGTCGATTCTTGTCTGGAAGTTTGAATGATAAAGTGATACTGCCTGTCTCATTTGACCACATGCAAATAGATCTCTCGGAAGCTGATTATTCTCCGGGAACACAACCTGGTTGCCCATCACACCTAGGATCAATGACGGATGAATCTCTAGGTGTGTGTATGGTTTCGATTTGAGATCGTCTCCGTCAAACGCGATTAGAGCTCCTTCCTCCTCAGCGGTATCAATATATTCGATTACTGCCTCAGTGCCAACCAGAGCCGCGGCATCAGGAGCATCATATAGGTCGGTGACATCGTTGTATATCTTGCATGCTGAAGGAGAGAAATTAGGATCTTTCTTCTTGGCGAATCCCGTTGTCATCTCAAGCCACGAGAACTTGCCTGCCTTTATCTTCTCGAACTTGCCTTCTGCTTGATAGCTCGGTGTACCATCTTCCCTCATGTAAAACACTGGACGGCACATTCGCCCGGCGTCAGTAGAGATAATAATCGCTTGAGCGACAATATTCCATTGCACGGAAGTGAATATAGGAATCATGCCTAGTCTCCTTGCCGTTTTAATCATCAGAACCAGTTTCTTTGGATAGGCCACTACACCTATCCAACTGCCATTCACGATGATCTTCGTCATCGCCGCATTGAATGAAGGTGTTCCTTCTTCTACAAGTCGCATACCGTGCCGTCTTAACCAGTCAGTGATAGGGACTCCAGAGCAGTTTGTCGTCACCGCCGCAGCAATTGCCATATGCTTATGGAGCCCGACGTTACCACCATCTGGAGTGTCTACTGGGTCAATTATTCCCCACTGTGATGAATGGAGCAATCTTGGACCGATTACCTTTGCACTAGCATCAAGAGGCAGATTGATCTTTCTTAGGTGTGAGATAGCAGCGTTATAACTGAGTCTGTTTAATCCCTGCACTACACCTAGTCTCTTGGTGTGAGCTTCCGACCCCCAGTTGCCTTTGAATGCCTTCCTGAAACCTTCTTCAACAATACGTGCTTTCTTGGATGACATAAACTCGTTGTAATTAGACTCTATCAGCTGTATAAACCTACCACGATGGATACTTTCCTTCAATGTATACTCTTTGTCGAACGATTGGTAAATGTACTTCTGTTGAAGTGAATAGTACTCTTTGAACAAATCATAGATGAGAGACCCTGGTAGTTCAACTCTCTTGAACCGAAAACTGTCTCGGTCTGTCGGCTTGGAATCCTTAGCAAATACCATCAGCATCTCTTTCACCATGTAACCTATGAAGTAAGCCTTAACACGGAAGTTCATCTCACCGACATGAGGGAGCAAGTAGTCTGCCAATATCTCCATAGCATGGTTCACTGTCTTCCCTTTGGTCAGCAGCCCTATGTATTTGAGCGCGGACGACTGATCAAAAATCATGCCTGCGTCATGAATACTCGGCGTGAAAAAATCGATGTAGTTCCCGAATCTATCCATATCAAGCAGGCAATGCTCTATAATACTTTTGTCAGACTGCACCCCAAGTGCACGCATTAAGATAAATAGTGGTACTGGTTTACGGACATTTGGTACGTTGACCACAATTTGCCCTCCCTCCAGTGATGGTGAGTCTGCTACCATCCTAACGGACAACGTTCTTATAGGTTTCGAAGCATCCTCTGATACTGAACGGATGTCGGCCGCATGTGTATACATGTCATTCACTTTGTCACGCACGTACAACATATTGTCTGCGAACTTCTCTTGGGAGACTATCACCTTCTCCTTGCCATCTATGATGAAATACCCGCCATAGTCGTTTCTACACTCTCCTAACTCGAATCTAACATCAGGAGCCATATCTTTCAGGATACATAGGTCTGAAAAAAGCATAATGGGAAACCTTCCCAGGAAAAGCTTGTTGAGTGTTGTTGTGTATGTAGGCTCTTGCGGAATAGGACCATCACCTTCTCTAATGAAAAACTCGACATCCACGTCGTAGTGAATTGTTATTCCGTACGTCATGTTTCTTAAACGAGCCTCGTTGGGATACATGAAATGCTCTCGATCCTCGTCGAATATAACCGGTTTGCCGTAGTACAGCTTATCACCGTTTTTGCCTCCCATGTAGAGGTTGCATCTAAGACCAAACTCCTTAGTGTTCTTGTCTTGTTCCTTCATAATTTGAATAGGATTCTTCTCATGAAACACGCGCTTGATTCCTTTCGAGAAAAACTCGTTGTAGGATTCTAGATGATGGTTGACCAGAAGGTTTGGATTGTCCTCGAATAATTTGTCGATGACTCGTTGTGCAAGCTGATCGCTCATTGTATAGTATAATCTCCGATATATTTTTAGATCGTTCTAATCTAGATGTTGGTTACAACGCTCTCGTTGGTATCTATTACTTACCGTGAATATCGTCGTCGCGCTGAGTAGTCTTATCATTGTTTGCGGGTTCTGTTTTCGGAGTATTATTCAACAGTCCTCTTTTTTCTTCACTAAGGTCTAGTGGTTTTGAATCCGTATTGTTATAGGTTTGTTCTGCAGCGACGTAGTCTCCGGCCGTGTCTCCTTCTTCTTCTTCTTCTTCTTTTTGTTTTCGTAGTTCTTCTCGTTGCTGTTTGCGTGTTGGTATGAACATGAAATCATTTATTTTACCACCTTTTAGAAAGTTAACACTCGTATTCTTCTCGTTCGAGCGTGCTGGTTTTCCGCCTTTCCTTATTTCTTCGCTGTAAAATCGATTTACATCTTTAATCTTAGGTTTTGATTCTTCTTTCTTAGCTTCCTTGTTATACAATGCAACAAGCCGGAATTGGCGACTGCCAGGAATACCAAGTGTATCCTTTCGGTCACCAGATGTTATAATTCTCCATGCTGTATTCGGGTTCGTCGTGTCCGCCGCCATCTTATCAAGTTTGTCTTGGGAGGCACTTTTTGGGGCTTTCTCCTGCTGCTTTTTAATCTCGAGTAGCTTTCTACCACGTTCCGTCCGTGACAGCCGTCGTTCTTCTTCCTCTGTTTCGTTCTGGAACCCTTTGCCAGTGAGAAAGTTAACTAGCTTTTCGAAAAAACTTTGGAAGAACCCAATAGGTTTATAACCCTCGTCGTCTTTATCGAAACCATCAAGACGTGTCACATCTGTATATAAAATGTTATATGTGCCGTCATCGTTCACTTCCGTAATGATGCCAGGATAGTATTTTTTGTTGTCTTTGTGCTGAACTTCGACAACGTCACCCTGTCTAGGTTTAGGATTGTCTCCCGTTTTTATCCTGTTCTTATCCACGCCAAGCTCGTTCTGGATTCTTGTTTCAACATAATCATATCGGAGCGACTGCCTGCGGAGTCTCTCTTGAACTCTCTCTTGATAACTCTTATGTATCTCATACATAGGCTGTTTTTCCTCGTTAGCAAGCGTGTTAGCGTCAACTTCCTCCTGCGTATCAACCAGAAAATTAGTGTCAGGATCAGCATCAGGATCAGGCACAGGACTAATCCCTTCCCTAATGCCTCCTGACATCAAAACTAAACCTACCAAGACTGCACCTAGAATCATGGGAAACAAAACCAAGAACCAGCTTACTGATTTATATCCTGCTTTGCATACGGCATCCAAGATGAATGTCCAGAAAGCCACATAGATGGCTTTCCCTAAAAAGATCCCCGCAGTATTGTTGCAGGGACACTGGTACATGCCTACCTTGTACGTTCCCGAAGCTCCTGCGTTCTGCACCATCATGATGATAATAGTAATTGCGGAGAGAACAAGGTAAACATATGATGGTTTACAAAGCTTGTTTATCTGTTTCAACATTATATATCATGTGGGATAAATGATGTTACTGTTGCGCAGGCTGATCGCTCATTATGTAGGATAATCTAGATGTTGGTTATAACGCTCTCGTTGGTATCTATTACTTACCGTGATCATCGACGTCTTCGTGCGTAGTAGCAGTACGCTCTTCAGGTTTGCTTTCTGACTGGTCCTGGGTATTATTCAACCGTTCTCTTTCTTGAACGTTTTCTGGTGTTGAATCCGTATTGTTATAGGTTTGTTCTGCAGCGACCGGTTCTCCTCCTTCTTCTTCTTTTCGCTGTTCTAATAGTTCTTCTTCTTGCTGTCTGCGTGTTGGTATGAACTCGAAACTATTCATTTCATCATCTTTTGGAAAGCTAATCTTCTTGTCGTTCGAGGGTTTTGTTTCTCCCTTTTCGCTGTTCTTTTTTGCCTCCTTCACAAGCTTATTTGCCTCTTCGCCCATAGCTTTAGCTACTAGCTCTTTATATTCCTTGAGCGATTCTGAGCGGAGGGCGGTAAGATTACCGTCAATGTCTGTCGTCATCTCCTTACTCGGGTCTGCCACAAACCTATCAAGTTCGTCGTGGTAGGTATTTTTTGGGGATTCGGCCTGCTGCTTTTTAATTTCGAGTAGCTTTCTACCACGTTCCGTCTGTGTCGCCCGTCGTTCTGCTTCCTCTGTTTCGTTCTGGAACCCTTTGCCAGTGAGAAAGTTAACTAGCTTTTCGAAAAACCTTTGGAAGAACATAATAAGCTTATTACCCTCGGGTTCATCGCTAAGGTTTCTGTCTTCCATTGTACTAATATATGCTGCCCGGAGCTTATCCCTCGCTTCGGCTCTGTCATTGACAGTCCCGCGAATGTTAGCTCCAACATTTTTATTTTTTTCTGTGTTTAATCCAGCTTGGAATAGTGTCCCCTCTAGTGCAGCATAAGCAGCGATCCCATTCCACGCTTTTCGGTAGTCATAAGCATCGCCAGCCACAGGATCAGCAGCATCGCCAGCCACAGGATCAGCAGCATCATCAACACCACCAGGCACGGCAGCAGCTTCATCAATCCCTTCCCTAATGCCTCCTGACATCAAAACTAAACCTACTAAGACTGCGCCTAGAATCATGGGAAACAAAACCAAGAACCAGCTTACTGATTTATATCCTGCTTTGCATACGGCATCCAAGATGAATGTCCAGAAAGCCACATAGATGGCTTTTCCTAAAAAGATCCCAGCGGTATTGTTGCAGGGACACTGGTACATGCCTACCTTGTACGTTCCCGAAGCTCCTGCGTTCTGCACCATCATGAGGATGATGGTAATTGCGGAGAGAACGAGGTAAACATATGATGGTTTACAAAGCTTGTGTATCTGTTTCAACATTATATACTACGTGGGATAAATAATGTTACTGTTGCGTAGGCTGATCGCTCATTATGTAGGATAATCTAGATGTTGGTTATAACGCTCTCGTTGGTATCTATTACTCAGGGTGAAAAAATGGGCGATAGGTCTTTACATCTACAGGCTTGTTTACACCTTCAGTCTTGGATTTTGCTGGTGTTTCTCCATGAACACCGCTAAGAGAAGCGTTGTAGGAGACATTACTCGGCCTAGACTCAGACTCCGAATAAGTGCCTATCTCATTCGTTACCTCTGCGTACCGTTGAGGTATGGTTGTGCCCCCCACGGCTTTAATTCCGGTTATAATGCCCGTCCGATCAGTATCCGAGGTGCCAGGAAAGTATTTTACGAAGGTATCGTTTAGGTCACTTGCTCCATCATCTGTTAACGGAGTGATCTTCGTTGGATCAACACTTCTTAAACCATGGGCACTGAACCATTTTTGTCTATGGTATTCATAGCCACCGTCCATGCCCCGAGCAGCTGTAACAGCGTATGTATGTGCCTTATAATCGTTGTATCTATCGTACAAATCTTTGGCTTTTTCGCGCTTCTCCTTGTTTAACGACAACGTAGAGTCAAACTGTAATTTCTTATAACCTCTCCAGTCTCGTGAAGATTCTGCCCAAGGGTGGCGCACCAAGTTGTATGCACGTCGGATGACTTGCAAGATATACGTGAAGAATCTTTCAATGGAACTATACGCCCGAGTAGATAGAGGCGGTACAGAGTCAGGTGATTGGTTGGAGACATCATTTTCGTCTTCCACAGTACTAATCCCTTCCCTAATGCCTCCTGACATCAAAACTAAACCTACTAAGACTGCACCTAGAATCATGGGAAACAAAACCAAGAACCAGCTTACTGATTTATATCCTGCTTTGCACACGGCATCCAAGATGAAAGTCCAGAAAGCCACATAGATGGCTTTTCCTAAAAAGATCCCTGCGGTATTGTTGCAGGGGCACTGGTACATACCTACCTTGTACGTTCCTGAAGCTCCTGCGTTCTGCACCATCATGAGGATGATAGTAATTGCGGAGAGAACGAGGTAAACATATGCTGGTTTACAAAGCTTGCGTATCTGCTTCAACATTATATATTACGTGGGATAAATAATGTTACTGTTGCGTAAGGAGGGTTACTCGACATGAGTGGTGGGATGTACGAGCGTTGTATGTGTGTTTGTTGTATGTTCGTTTGTTGTATATTTGTTTGTTGTTGCTTTTTGAGCATCATCGTAACCAGAAGGTTGGCGTTGGTCACTCGACCTATAATCCGGATACAAGAATGTATTACTGCCAAAGCTGCGAGGCCCTAAAGCATAATCAGCTGTGAACCTTGGTCCTTGGTCTTGGCCAGACCCTACATCCGACCCTTTCACTATGTCTTCGTACGCATTTTTTGGGGCATTTTCCTGCTGCTTTTTAATTTCGAGTAGCTGTCTACTACGTTCCGTCTGGAACCCTTTACCAGTGAGAAAGTTACCTAGCTTTTCGAAAAAACTTTGGAAGAATCTAGTAAGTGCATTACCTCGTTCATTGAAATCATTTTCGTCTTCCACAGTACTAATCCCTTCCCTAATGCCTCCTGACATCAAAACTAAACCTACTAAGACTGCACCTAGAATCATGGGAAACAAAACCAAGAACCAGCTTATTGATTTATATCCTGCTTTGCACACGGCATCCAAGATGAATGTCCAGAAAGCCACATAGATGGCTTTTCCTAAAAAGATTCCCGCGGTATTGTTGCAGGGGCACTGGTACATGCCTACCTTGTACGTTCCTGAAGCTCCTGCGTTCTGCACCATCATGAGGATGATAGTAATTGCGGAGAGAACAAGGTAAACATATGCTGGTTTACAAAGCTTGCGTATCTGTTTCAACATTATATATCATGTGGATAAATAATGTTACTGTTGCGTAGGAGGTAGCTATCCCCCCAACACCATCGCCGCGCCGCCAGCCATACCCATCGTCATTGACGTATCCTGCATCCACTTTGACGAGAACGCCTTGTTCAACCCGGCGGTAGGGTTCTCCCAGAATGCTCTCTGAATATTTCCTTCTTTTTCCATATCATGCTTGAACTTACCCCACTTGCTTCTGTGCCTGACCGGGGCGTAATTATCGTGCGATTCACCAGCGTTACCGACATGATGGGTTGTGTTACCGGATCGTCCGTGTCCGCCACCGCCACCGCCACTGTGGTGTCCCCCACTATTCCTGTCCTTCATACCCTCTCTTCTACCAGATACCACATATAACACCATGGCCAATGCCATCATGAAGCCTGGAAACAACATAATCAACCAACTAATTTTGGTGTATCCTGATTTACACAATGCGTTCAGTGCGAACGTCCAGAATACTGTGTAGAATGCTTTCACTACAAAGATGTGTGCTTTCATGTCACATGGACATTTCATCCCAGCAAGATGGTAGTAGCCATCATCGCTAGAGTTCTCGAGCAACATAATAAAGATCGCGATTGCCGACATAGCAAGGTACACCGACGCAGGCGAACATAACTTATTGAGTTCCTTAAACATTATATAGTACATGCAGAAAAAAGACATCTATATGTCGATGAACAGCTCAAATCTTTCCGTGCCTTCTGGATTTAGCTCTCCAACCAAGTCTTGCGAGAACACTCTTCTTTGCGTTGACGAATCGCCAGGGTACATAGTCGCCAGGTAACAGGCCTTAGTGAACGCGGCTTCTAGTGTAAGATCTAATCCACCCACCACCCCCATCGTGCTGAGAAAGCTGCCGGTTGCATAGTCGCCCTGCTCTACTCTTCCTTGACAGCACTGCGATATATTGAACACTGGTATATCTTTCTCTCTGCATGTCCTTAGAAACTTTTGAAATCCTTTATTCCCGTCAGGACCGTTGCCGATTCCGAACGTGAGCAAAACAATGGAATCGACCCTAGTGGTGGTAACAAGATCGGTATACATATCGAACTGTATACCTGGCGTCAGGAAGATAATAGGAACATTGACGTTTTCTCTATAGTTTACTGGGTCGATGAACTTGCTTTGGTAGTCCCAGTACTTTTGATACTTAGTTGAAGGACTCGAGCCCCTAGAATCAACGACAACATTATACTCGAAACCTATACCGAACTTGCCTAGTGGGGGAAAGTTAGGAGACCCGAACGCACTGTTCTTGTTAGGAGAAAGTTTCTTGGTCCTGTTTCCTCGGAAGACCTCATTATTAAATATAAGTACGACTTCAGACAAAGGTTTTTGTGACGACGCATAGATGAGCGAGCATATAAGGTTATTTATGCCGTCGTTACGGAGTTTTGCAAGAGGTTCTTGTGCTCCTGTAACAATGACCGGTTTATCCAAACCTCGTAGTCCGAAAGAGAGAGCACTGGCAGTGTAAGCCATCGTATCAGTGCCATGCATGATAACGAATGCATCGTAACTGGTATAGTTGGAATAAATGGTTCCAATCATTTTGTTCCAGTCTGCAGGGGCCATATTAGAGCTGTCGATTAGAGGATCATAGCTGATTATTTCGTATGTTCCGATTTTCTCTCTAGCGTCGGGGTAAAGAGCGAGGTATTTGTCGAGCTGTTCTGTTCCTCTGTTAGGGATGTTTTTTAGTCCTGAGCTAGTCTCTACCATACCAATCGTTCCACCAGTGTAGATGATCAATATGCGCGCATCGGCCTTTTTATTCGCGGTATTAGGCTCTACAATCGTTCCAATGCTTGCACCAATTACCAGAGCAGAGAGGATAGTTATAAGGAGAAAAAACATAGCCTGATAGGTCTTGTTCATATTATTACTAAACAGTGACATAATAAAATGGACATACTTAGATCGATGCAGCTGCTTGATCGGCGGAGGCTCCTATTTCGTTCATGTTGATGAACTCATGTGTCAGCGGACCAGTGCCGTTTAGAGGCTGTGATGTGGAGTTAGGATCAAGAGAGTATGGGGTGGGTCTGCCCTGCCAATTGTTGACCAATTCGCTCCCTCCAAACGCGACGTTCCTAAAAAGGTTCCTGAAAGGCTGAAGCACAGAGTCTCTATTACCTCCCTTTTGTCTTTTCCTGTCTTTTCTGGTCTTGCCACGACTCTTTGGTTTTCTAGATTTGCCTCTACGCGCAGATTTGCCTCTGCGCAGTGATTTGCCTTTCGGTTTCTTACCCTTCCTGGACTTTTTGCCAATTGCTTTTTTCCTGCGTGCGCTTTTTGAGCGCTTCTTACCTGCAGCCTGCACAATGTTATCTGTAGATTCGGGTGTAGGAACGACGTCGGTGTTATACTTGTAATGATTACCAAAGTCTCTACAATCACCCATTACGCATGGTAGCTGTTGGGGTGCGCTTCCCCAGGGCTCACCTTGCGGGAAAGAAGCAGGAGAAAAATTGGCACCGCCTCTAAACTTTTTGGTGCCTTTCTTATTGCTACTACTCATTCGCGTCATGTATATTTTAACGCAAGATTTTATTCGATATCAACGTGTGTGAGCACGTGCCTTCTACAACACGGTCTAGCTAGCTTTAGTTCATCCATAACCTCGCCTTCAGGTGTTTTCTGGACATACTCGCTTGTTAGGTATACTACTTCGTCTAAGTCCATACCAGCCTGACTCTTTCGCCTTCTTACTTCACGCACATAGTATCGGTACTTGTCCCCAAGGACTTTTCCGCAGGTAAAACACTTCACAGGGATAATCATCTTGTATACACTGTCAACCGAGAAATATTTTCAAGTCGATTTTCTGAGAAATCAATTATCGCACTTACCGACACAATCACCTTTGTGAGTGTAGTAGTCATAATCTACATCAGCTCCATCAGAGGTTAAATAAGTGGGACCTCTGTGGTTTCCCCCAACACATCTGTTTCCGCTTAACAGAACGCAATAGCTGGCATTAGAACAAGCTTTTGTACTGAGCCCCTTACATACGTTGTGCAAAATGAGAGGATCGTTGTCATTAGCACTGGCAACAGCCTCTTTATCTGGACTTGATTCAAAACTCTCGATTGTCACGATCTTTTCAACATGCTTGTCTTCTACTGGGCTAAAACTAACCCCAGTCATCCGGAATAATGTGATAAGTGTAAGAAAGGTTATCACGACAGTCAATATGCTTGGCCAGTACGTTACTAAGAAATTAGACTGATTAGGCATCTATTAAATTATGGTGCGATTTTATTGCAGTATGCGAGATCAGTTTATTCGTTCATAGTATCTCTCCATTTGCTTCTACCTTGTATCCATTAGAAGTTTTGACCACTTTTGTTGGTAGTGTGCCTCCATCAACATGGATCTTGTCATGACATCCTTCGCATAAGTTCATGAGGTTCGCAGTGTTGTTTTTATGCATTCCGCCGATGAAACCGTTTTTGTCTGCGTTCTGCTGTGGATTTCTATGGTGAACCTCGATCCCTACATCGCCACATATTTCGCAATTCCCTTTCAGTTTCTTAGCGTTGTATCTAGTTTTCTTTTTCGATAAAACCCCGGCCGACTGCTGATCGTACCTAACACGAATCTCATGTGCTCTTTCTAAGAACTTGTCAGGTAAAGATAGCGCCTTACAAACCTCCAGACCATACATGCTATCACCTGGTCCCTCTTTCAGCTTGCGGTCATAGACAAGTAGTTTCTTGGAGACATCATACCTTACCTCCATGTGGCAAATCGACAACTTGTCCAAGTTCTTTATTTCTTCGAATGCTATAACTTCGTGGAAATGTGTCGCAAACAAGAATGTTGACTCTAGATTGTGCAACCATTCGACACCACTTGAGAATATACTAGTAGCAGAGTTACTCTCAGTTCCAGAGCACAGTTCGTCTCCTAGGACTAGGCTATGTGCATCAGCTTGGTTCAATATCGTTCGTAGTTCGGACATCTCTACCGCGAATGTAGAGAGCCCCTTGAAGAGGTTGTCGTTACCCAGGATGCGGGTGAATAGCTTCTTGTAAGGCGTGAATGTGAAGCTCGAGCAGGGAACAAACATGCCTGCCTGGGCCATAACTACTGCGATTCCCGCAGCGCGGATAAGACTCGTCTTGCCTACTGCGTTGACACCATATAAAAGCATCCCATTGTTCCCGCTTCCCAACTCAACGTCATTCGGGACATATGACTCGCGTAACTGAAGCTTTTCGATCAGTGGGTGACGGAGTGCTAGAGCGTTGAATGATGACTTTTCACCAGAAATGACTTTCGGTCTTGCGTAATTGTATTTTACGGCGGAATAGCATCTGTTTTGTACGTTGTCGACCCATGACGCGAATCTAGATATCTTCTCAATATCTTTTGACTTATTAGCTAGCGATTCCACAAACGATACGAAGAATGTTCCAAGCTTCTCAATGAGCAGATCACGTGATGCCTGGACATCATTTGCGAGTGCCGTGATCTGTGTCGAGACCACCATAACATCGTTTTTCGAGTTTCCATGACGAACTGTAGAAAGAGATTCTGCATCGAGAAAAAAGCAATCTGGGTCATCTTCTTCTCCAAGTTTAACCTGACCTCCGCTCTTGATCACATCCTTGATACCGCTCATAAGAAGTGCTCCCCTGCGCTGTGTGGTCAGAAGGCACGGATCAGACTTTGGTGTTTCGTGAACCTTCACCATGGCATTAGAATGACGTGACGATCTTTCTTTCGTGCTCACTAGAGAAGATAAGTATGCTGATATAAGTTGAAGTCGTCGGTTAGATTGAGAACTTTTCATAAGAAGCGTGTCGATTTCTGGACAGACACCTGGTCTAACAAAGCATGCGTCTTTTGGTGCCAGGACACCCAACCGACCAGGCGAGATGTCGTCGATCTTTTCCGCTACCTCTTCGATAAAGGTGTCTTTGATCATTCCTATCACGTCTTGACATTCTTGGCTGCATCCTAAGTTGTTCTCCTGGATACATCGAGATAAGAAACGTTCCGATTCTACTAGGGACAATGCGGACTTTATCGTCTCGAATGACCGCGCAATCGAAACTAAGTCATCTGGGTTTGTCTTAGATAGCACGATACGGCGAAGAGCTTTCTCCGTGTCCCTAACAGGTTTCAGGCAAACCCTGATCTTGTTCCATATATCAGAATCAATACATTGCTGGGTTATTTCGTAGATATCCTCGAGCTTAGCGGCATCAGTGATTGGCGCAGTGATG